TAGTCCATTGGTGAAATATCTATAAACATAGTTTTACTAAATAGTCCATTGGTGAAATATCTATAAACATAGTTTTACTAAATAGTCCATTGGTGAAATTAGCATTTTCACCACCAATAATATATTCCCCAATTAAATTTTCGTTAGAATTAATACCTAAATCAGTTATGGTGGTATTATAAAATAAACCAATTTTAAGAAATGTATTATAATAAGTTGATGTTAAATAATTAAAAGCGAGAGAAAGTTGATAATATCCGTTAGAATTTTTTGCTCTAAATGACAGTGATATATCATGAATTATTTCATATGTAGTATCTGCAATTACTTAGTCGGGGCTATTTAGTGCATGAATATCGTTGGTAATAAATTGTAAAATTTTAAAAGTAGAACCGGATGTATCTCCAATAGATATTAGATTATCAAGAGATAAACATTCAGTTGATAATCGACCACCTACTCTTATATCATGAAAAAGGGCATTTCTATTTTGTAAAACTTATTTTTTTTATAAATTAGAAATTACTCATTATTTCCATTTTTTCAATCGTTTTTTGGATATTGGATTTTTTAGGTTTAAAAGGATTATCTGGGTCATCTGCTGGCGTTTCCTCATTTTTCTTTATATCACGATAAACATTATCTATTTTTTCAACTATCACTTTAATTTTATCTTTGTTGGTCTCATTAATTAGGGCTATATCAAAATTAATATTATCAGTTAAAATTGAAAATGCGTAATAAATAATATATTTTCTTTTAGTTCTACAAGTTGATTTATATTTAATTATGAATACCGAGTATAATGATTTTATAATTTTATTTATAAGTGGTAAGTTGGTAGTGTTTTTTGAAACTGAATTTTCGGGGTCAGCATAATGAAATAATATATCCCAAATAATCCATATGATATCGTTATAACTCCCTTCAGGGGCATAAGAGCGTGCTTGACAAATACATTGTTTTTTCTTTTTTTTACATATATTTTCATATTCAATTATCCACTCATACCAATAACACGCATCTATTATATTACCAGTTGTAATACTATAGATTAATTCATTAACGGGTATTAACAATTCGGTTGGGTCATCATCTTTAAATACTATATTAACGAAAGAAACGTTAGGTGCTTTGAACTTGGAACTTAGATTAATTAAATCAAACTCTTCCAATTTATTCAATTTAATCTGTTGATAAGTTTGCTTTTTATTTGAATAGCATAAAATACAAATTATTTCAGAAAATAGATTACGGATTTTACTATTGTTTCGCAAAATAAGCATATCGTTGGTATAACCGGTGTTGATGATGCTACTAAAATTATCAAATCGCATATTCAAATATATAGGCAACTTGGGATTACCAGAATGAATATACCTTGTAGCATATAAAATAATTATCTCCCACAAGTCGAGATAATGACCGGCACATATAAATTCAGCAGTCCAATAATTAGCATTTTCAATCTTATTATCATATATACATTTGATTAATTCTTGTTTTGCTTTGGATTTTTGAAATTTAGAAAATGTAATATTTTTAAATTCTGTTCTAATATCATCTATTTCTGTTATTTCATCATCTGCATCATCAGAGTCCATTTAATGGGATTTATACAAATAAAATAAAATAAATTTAATATTAATACATATTAATACATAATAATGGTATTTAACCAATTTTTAAACAAAACATACACCAATATTAATAAGGCTGCTACATCCCTCAATAAGAGTAGTTCCATCACTAAATTGTTTGTTCTATTCTTAATATTGCTATCTATGTGCTGTTTATTCAATAGTTTCAATACTTCTAATTTTTCGCTGGTGGAAAGTTTTGATAATAAAAATAAGAAAAAATATGTAAAAAAACTGGATGCTGATATATATGATGAATTTTACAGTAAATATTATGACCCTATTCATTTAAATAAAGCCAGACATGAATTTGAATTTGATAAAATCTCAAGTTTATCAAAAAAAACAAATGATACCAAAATATTAGATGTTGGGTGTGGGACAGGTTATACCGTGAAAGTATTTGATGATAAAAAATATAACATCGTTGGATTAGATAAATCTGATGATATGATTTCGTATGCCCAAAAAACTTATCCTAAATGCGAATTCATAACAAATGATATATTGGAAGCCAGTAGTCTGGACCTCAATTCATATAGCCATATTTTATGTTTAGGAAAAACCATATACGAAATCAAAGATAAAGCGGCGTTCTTTGAAAGTTGTTTTAGTTTGCTCTCAACTGATGGTTATTTGATTATTAACTTAGCAGACAGAGAGAAGTTCAACCCATACGTCCAGACTAAAAGTAAGGATACATTATATGATCCTGTGAAGTATGGGAAAAAGGTAAGTGAATTAATAGTTAAATTTGATAAAGATAATGAATATATGTCAAAGTATAAAGTTTTAAATACCGATAATGATAATACCGTTGATAGTGATGCGACCCCATATGCGGTGTATAACGATAAGTTTTCTAATTATAAATCGCATACGGTTAGAGAGAATGAATTAAATTTATATATGCCTATAACTACCAAAATTTTGAATCTTGCTAAATCAAAAGACTTCAAATTATATAAGAAATTTGATTTAAAAGAGATTGGCTACACCAACGAATACATCTATGTATTCAAAAAACTGGAATAAGTGCTATTTATTTTATTTATCTGATAATAATAAAATAAATTTACCTAATGTATTTGCTCGCCCTCGCAAATGAATCTAATACAAAAATTATGAATATCCCTAAAAACAGATATAATATTAATTCCTCGGTTATATGATTTGTCTTTTCATCATGCTGCTCCTCCAATAAATGAATTACATAATCAAGTTTAGTCAGTAATTGGGTATTGTTATATGAGGCATTTGGACCCGAATTATTTTCACTATGTGTTTGGTATTGACTATTCAAATAATCCAAGTTTCCTTTGTAACTGTCGCTAAAGTTAGAATATTTAGAATTAACATTAGTATTCATAACCGTTGCTGCGTTTGTATTATTTTCAGTATTAGCGTTTAATTTTTGTAGTTCTGAATTAATAATATCATTATTAGTAGTGTTATTAACCATCTCGGTGATTTTATCATACTGGTGTTTGAAATTATCATCTTCCTCCTCTTCTTCATCATTATCGTGTAATTTAGACAATAAGTTGTTGATATTAGTCAACTTACTTTTGTTACTCTCTAAATTTTCGTCGGGTGGAAAATTTACCGCCTTCCTATTTTTATAGGTTCTATTAGAGGGTTCTTTAGTATTTTTTTTCGGTAAACCCATTTCTTTAGTTGTTTCTAATTGCGCTGGATTTAATTGATACATACTCTTAATAAAAAAGGAGATAATAATATTTCACAAAACAACAAAAAATCAAAAATATATTTTATCTAAATATATTAATGAGCTACAGTAAAACATTTTTCGATTCAGCAGGTATTAAAAATGTTAAAGGATTAAATGTTCGCGAATTCTTTAATAATATTAATGGTAATAAACTATTTTTAGGCTTGATGATGATTTTTATGAATCTCGGGTCCAGATATATTGAAATTAAATTGACTAAAGGACAGGAAATGATGTTGAAAAATATTGCTCGCGAAGTGTTGATTTTTACCATAGCATTTATGGGTTCCCGTGATATATTTATTGCTTTAATTATCACAGCAGTATTTATAATTTTAAGCAGTTTTGTTTTTAACGAGCATAGTAAATTTTGTGTTTTGCCAGAAAAATACAAGAAGTTAGCAAATGTTATAGACACAGATGGCGACGGTGAAGTATCCAGAGAGGAATTGGAGAAGGCTTACGATATTTTAAGACGGGCAAAAGAACAGGAACAACATACTAACAAAATACAAATGCTCTCTAATATCGCCGAATAAGTTTGTTCTGTTAATTATAATATTTACCTATAATAATATTATAATTATGAGTGATGAAGATTATCAATTAAAACCTGTAGAATTCCAGGCACGATTAAAATATAAAGTAGGTAATACTTACAAATATTTAACCATAGATGAATTTGATTTTGATAAAATTAGAAATATGAATATGTATGATAGAGAGAAAGAGAAGTTTATCCAGGAAAAACAGAAAATCAAACCACTCCATATATGGAAAGATGACACTGATTTCAAAGAATTCAAAGCCCATCTGAATAAGTCGGACACAAATGAAACCAAATTTAAAATACCTTACTCTTCTTATTATTTTACATATAATAATTTGAATGCTGTAATTAAGGAGAAGCAAACAGAATTAGGGAATAAATTCTCTCAATACAACAATAATGATTATTCTAATTTTTTTATTCTAAATAAAGGCAATTCAGATGAACATATAAAAGAGTACTTTCAAGAACTTAAAAAAAATTTGGATGAAAATATCCGTGAAGCCAATAAAACGACTGTTACTAATTCAATGAATCAAGTACAAACAAATGATTGGAATAATGATAATATGCGCAAAGATATAGTTAATGAATACAGTAAATATATATTGAGCAATGAAGAAATTGCCGAAACTGACGCTAATAAACTATACGATAGGTTGAAATCCAACGATACAAAGATGAAAAATATAATTACTTACCATAACATATTCAAAATATTAGATAGATTTTATTTAAATCCTGGTTGTATTTTGAAACAGACCATATATGAAGAGAAAAAAGGCGATATATTAGAAACAAAAGAACCTATTTATATTAAAATTAAAAACATTACTCCTGTAAAATTAACCGACGAGGAGATACAAACTTCTTTTGGTGCTGGTATATTAAAACCTGTATATGAAATTGAATTTGAGAAAGTACACCATTTTTCAAAAATACAATTCAATATTAGTTTGACGGACCAATACAACCCTGATACATCAGGTAGAAAAAAGGATGTTGGATACGAATTAGTTGAAAACAACTTATTTTATGATACCGATGCCGAAAAAAGAAGCGACAAAGATATCTATATAAATACCGAGTTAGATTATAATAAATTATTATCCGAATATAGCGGTGATGAATTAGTTAATATCAAAGATGTATTTATGAATTTTAATAAATTCAAGAAGATAAGTAGTGATAGATATAAACTAAAAAAAGAAGAACAATTAAATCCGAATGATATAATTAAAGATTATTATGTAGAACAGTTTTTCTTTAAGAAAGGACAAAAATTAAACCATAACAACAAATTCGCCAAAATCAAAAAAGCGACTATTAATATTAAAAAATTAGACACTAATACAGAACAATCAAACTATTTTACTCTAAAACCGTCACCATACATTAGATTAGCTATCGATGATTTACAGAGTATTTATTCTGTCTATATAGACCTGGAAGTCACATACAGAGATAAGTTAGATGAAAAAATTCCAATCAAGATGCAATATAAGCGGACATTTGGTTGTATTCAACGAGCAAATACAATAGATGGTATATTACATGATATTATAGGCAATAATTACGCCAAGCACTTATTGGAAGAAAAAATGAGGAATAGAAGTTCCACCATAGAAAAACCAGAACCATCATTAAAACAAAACAGTTATCAAAGTGGTGGTGTAAAAGCAAAACGCAATAAAACACGAGCAAGAAGGGGTAATAAAAATCGTAGAACAACATTAAAAAAAATTATACAATATTATGCTTAAATACATACGACACATTTAAAGATTATCAATTTCAACTTTATATGTTTCCATAAAGCATTCTACTAACTCTGTAGGTATTTGAGTAAAGCAAACAAGCGTCTTATTTCTATCATAGTTCTCTTGTGCGTTTTCTTTAATAATTGCCTTATCAAATAGGTCTTTGTCCAAATAGTATTTTTCGGCAGTTTTAGGACCACACTTGCTAAAAACTGGGGGGATACAATCAGATTTATCACCAAGAACAATCTTATAAAACAGGTTCTTATCGGCTTCAGCAAAGACCTTTTTGTTTTCCATAAGGTTTTTGAATTGTAGATTAATTATATGTGTGTTTTCATCGTGTAGTTGTAAATAATCGTGGTCGTTTGTAATTATATAAATATTTGCGTCTGGATATTTGGCTCTAATAAAGTTTTTGGTAATCGCTGCCACATCGTCACCTTCCAGGTTATTACATCTAAATATATGGTCTGCTCCTGCTTTTTTAAGCAATTCATCATTATTAGCATATACCATTTTGAAGAAATCGGCAATAGTAGTTGCGTCCTCTTCTTTTGCAGCTCCGTCATCAACATATCGGTTTTCTTTGTATCGGGGATAAATAGAATTCCTCCAGATGTCTTTACGGGAACAATCCACACCCGCAATTACAGTACATTCTTTTTTGTGTAATTTCAGTTGTTTTTTAATTTTTAGAATTGATTCCGAAAATAATTTAATGAATTTTGTAACGAATTCTTCGCAATCAAGCAAATTTGCGGGTAGTTCGGTTTCGTGTGAATGTTTCCACCACCGAATTAATGCGTGATATCTATAGAATATCATATAACTTGTGTCTATCAGTATATAGTTCATTACTTATTATTATGTGTAATCTATAATACATAATAATAATAATACATCAATTTTTTTTTATTTTATATCTATTTATTAATTTTCTTGATTACGTAACAATAAGCTTTCCGTTCATATCACCATGGAATTGGCAGACATAATAATACGTGCCTGCCGTCGGTGGTGTCCAAGATACTGTTGAGCTCTGTGTTCCGTTATTAGTTAATGAACCTCCGGAAACTGGATTAGATGTTCCGATTCCAACTACAGTTTTAATCCAGAATGGATGCGACGCAGCATTTACATTAAAGTTTATTGTATCGCCGAGAGCTATATTTACGTCTGGGTTATTTCCACTTACAGAACCCTGACAGTCTGTTCCACTTAATGCGTATGCTAATGAATCTGGTGCGGTTACACCTACGGTGTAGCTTTGTGCTGCTCCCGCAATATTCTGCGTCCAATTGAATTCGGTGGCCGCAGTATTACTATTACCGGCTGCATCCACATATAAACCGCCAGCAACATTTATAGTTATTGCACCGGAATAGCCAGATGTTGGAGTAAAGTTAGCAGTAAATATTGTGCTACTGGTTGTTGCGAACGAGTTTAGTACACCATTTGTTACGACAATATCAGATTCAGTGAATGTGGTAGTTGGTTTACTAGAAGTAAACGTTAAACCAACAACGGCGCTGCTGTTGGTAGTACCGCCATTAGAAATAGTACCACTTCCGATGACCATAGTTGGTTGAGTAGTATCATAAGTGTAAATGAATGGAATGCTTGCTGTATTAGGATTGCTGTCAGTTGAACCAGTGAATACTCCAGCAGCGATGGTTACGCCTGTTGATCCTTGTCCAGTTGGTGTTAATGTGGCTGTATATGTTGTGGCTGATACTGGAGTGAAGCCGGTTAATGTACCATTTGTAAGTGTAATATCACTTTCCACAAAATCAATTGTTCCCAGAGTAGAAATGAAAGTTAAATCAATCGTTGCGTCATTATTTGCTGCCCCATTATCAAGCGCAGAACTTGTAATAGCTATATTAGGTATTGTATTTTCATACGACCAATTGAATTCATCTGCAGCACTATTACCATTACCATAAGAATCAGTGAATGCCGCAGCACCGATATTTATAGTTGTCGTAATAACACCCACACCAGATGTTGGTGTAAATTTAGCGGTATATATTGTATCTGAACCATCAAAATCGGTTAATGAACCATTTGTAACTGTAATGTCACCCGCTCCGAAATCTGTTGTTATCGACGAAGAAGTAAACACTAAATTGAGAAAAGGGTCACTGGTGGTGCTTCCGTCAGTTACTATACCGGCATTAATATCTATAGTAGGCTGTGTTCCGAAATAGGTCCAGTTGAACTCACTTGATATAAGATTATCATTACCGACATCATCAGTAAATGCTCCGGGAAGAACCTTTATTGTAGTAGCTCCACTCGTAGCAGGTGTAAATGTCGCTGTGTAAAAAGTGGAACTTGTAGCGACAAAGTTACTTATTTGTCCATTAGTAAGAGTAATGTCGCCAGGGATTAAACTTGTAGTTGCTACGCTGGTTTGAAAAGTTAAACTAATCGAACTATCATTTGTTGTTGAACCGTCCGTAACACCCGCCGTGAGAGTTCCAATAATAATCGTGGGAGAAGTTATAGCAACGCTTGAGCATGTAGGGTGATATCTTAAAAGATTTTCCCCTCCCATATAACCGTGCGAATAACAATATAGACTGACCGACGTAAAATCACCATAAACATATACTCTCACATCTCCGTGATAAAAATCATATGCAGCATCATCGGTAGTTCCTGATACAGTTTTGGGTAATTTTTTACCTGGGTCTCCTATATATTTTATAAGATTTGTTTTAGAAGCATTGAGTATAGCAATTGGGTGGGTGACAGGTATATTATTTAATTCATAATAACCATTATTTAAATTATATCTTACATATGGATCATAAAAGGCTCCGTTATTTAATACATATTTATTTCCATTTGACGCTTTTACATTTACATTGGAACTAACACTCGTACATACATTATATATACCAAGTGGAATGGTAGCGGTATAAGTAATATATTGTGTTTTTTGTAGTGTTACTACGACTGTTCCAACCGATATAGTATCTAAATATGTTTGTATAACAGTTTCAGTCGAAGTTTTTACACCTGCGTTTCCAATAAAATAATCAGTCAGAATTTTTAAATTAGGAGTTTCTGGTTTCAAAGTCACGTATATAACTAAAGCACCCGAATCCTGCGTTAAATCAATTACGACCAAGTTTCTATTAATATGTAGAATGTCTGCATATTCATTTTTTAATAGGTTGGTTAATGTTTGCCTTTGTGCCACACTTAAATCGGTCAAATTGATATTTGTTACGGCATAAGTTATTCGGAATGAAATTTTAGAATCATTATCATTAGCATTAGCATTACAACACAATCCCTGCGAATTATTACTAGAATGTCTTTTTAGCGCACTTCTAACAAACCTACTTTGACTACCAATATTAGAACCAACTACATAACTATTCTCGCTTTTTCCTACTTTGTTAATTAAAAGTAATCGTCGCATATTTATATATTAATTGAATAATTAAAATTTCTCAATTAATATTTAATTTCTTTTGATATACGTTTTGCCTCATTTTTATTATATATCAATTAATGAATTGATTTGATTAAACGACTGCATTATTTCATTCTGCGTTTTTTCGGCGTCTATTATTAGGTTCAGCGCCATATTTGAAGACACAGCCAACGATAAAGTTATTTGATTAAATTCTTTTGTATATGAAAAGCCATAATTGTTAATGCATTTCGCCATATTCATAAATACTACTCGTTGATGGTCTTTTTGTGATGTAGTTTCACCCAACATAATATCTTCTAACTCTTTTAATAGTTGTGTTTTTTTTGATAATTCTAAATTTTGAAACTTAATTTTTTCGTTTATTATACCTTCTATGCTTTCTTTTATTTTAGACCTATCTTTATCCATTTGAATATTTTTGAAGTAATTATAATAAATGTTCTGGTTCTCTCTGTTTGGGTATGCTACTATACCGAAATCTATAATCCCCAGTTGATATTTTGGCTTATCATCATCACAATCATCGTTTATATGAAAGAATATGTTCCCACTATGTAAATCACAATGAATAGCACTAATGAATAATACACAAATTAGACCTAATTTACCAATTAATTTCCCAAATTCGTTTTTTACTATTTCATCATAATTTTTTATATCATTATATACCAGATTTTTTATGTTTTCCATTACAATCACATTATTATAAGCCATAGTTATATCTTTGTAGCAATATGGAATTATATATTCGCTATGATTTTCAAATTTGGATTTGAACGTTTCTATATTATTGGCTTCTCTTATGAAGTTTGTTTGTTCCATCAGTATCTCTTTATTATCAAGCAAGCATTTTTTCAAGTTTAGTTTTCTAATAATTGGAATTACGTAAGCCATATTTAAGATAAATCCCATATCTTCAAAAGCAATACTAAGTCGATGGTTTATATTATTTTTAAGAACCTTGATTACCACTTTTTCATTATTATAAATACCAGTATAAACTACACTAATTACGCCCGAGTTTAATGGTGTATAACTATCTAATTTGATGTTGTAGTTAGTTTCAAGTGTATCAAGTATAGCATAATCAATATCACTTTCCATATACGGAACTCTATCGGTGTATTTTGTTAAGAAATCTTTTTCATCTTCATTTAATAATTTATCGTCTAAACATAATGATTGAAATATTTTTACATACACAATATTCATCTCTTCTATCTTTGTGGTTATGCTTTTTATTAACTCTAATCTTGGATTAGATTGTATCTTATATATGTATTGGTTTGATGCGTTGGTAATATAAAAACCCATATACGAAGTCGTAAATATGTAAAATATGTGAGACATTCGCATACATAATTTAATGCGGTCGTATAAATATGATATGCTATTAATAGATGAATCCAAAGAATAATACATTTTTTAATTATACTAATTTATTATTTTATAACTTTAAATAATAATTTAACATTCAAACTATAAGTAGAATTACATAAACAACGGCGAGGGTGACCGCGGACCCGCAGAGCAACCCCAAGCCACCCAGACGGACTACCAGATTCTTTTCCGCCAGATTCTTTTCCACCAGAATAGGAGTCATAGGAGGCGGAGGAGGTGGTCGAGGACGAATAAAAATGGAGATAATAACACACGCCCATGCGAGATAATCAAATGTGTTTCTAAAAGGACTGAGACCTTCATCAATTATCATTATCGGGGTTCTACTCCTCTTAACAATCGGTTTTACACGAGAGTGAACAGGTGCGGCGTATGCAACCAGATTTCCATAAACGTTCGGATTACTTTTTTGCCAATTGTATTTATTATTAATGTTTGGTGGTGTATTAACAAAAGAACTGTTAATTTTATCAATTGTCGTTATAGGTTGATTGTATTTAAATTTAGGTGATATCATAAATGCTGCTGAACCGAAAGCTAAAAGAGCGAACATTATAATTGTAATTTATATACTAATTTATAGTATTATGTTTTTAAATATATTTATCTATACTAATTTATCTATAAAATTTTTTAAATTATAGAATAGTTTTTTTATCATTAATCCAATTAAGTTTTCCATATATATTGGTAATTGGTCCTTCATAGTCAGTTGGAAATGCGTTTCAAAATTCGCATCTATAAGTTTATTTGTATTGCCGCCACCCATTAAATCACTTATGTTATTATTGGCTATTGTGATTTCAATGCCGCCGAAATTATATATTAGTGCCTCGCACTTATTTGTATTTATATTAGCCATACCCATATAGTGTATTGCTAATTGTTCGTCCATTAATCCAATATCTTTATTAACAAATAATACTTTGTTATTTGGGTAGTCTATCGTTCTATGTGAGTTGAAGAGAATATATTTTTGCTTTATACCCACCTCTTTTGCGATATGTTTCAATACAATTAAAACATCAGCCGAATCATCGTTGTAAATTTTCAAAAGTTTGATTTTTTCAATCAAATCAGGGTTAATTTTATCCAATAACTCATATATATTGTGGCTTAACAGATTTTGCAGATTGATTTTCAAACTGTTAATCTTGTTTAATGAAAAAGATAATTTGTATGATTTTTTGTTGTCTAATAAGTAGGAAGACAGTATCATATTCCCCTTATCACATACCACCGTATTATTGATATCCATTAGATATCAATAATTTTTTTTTAATTTACTTTTAACTTAATCTACGCTTTAGTTTTTTAAATAGTATTAATCCTAAAAGATAATTTTTATTTTAAGATTTTAATATGTGATTTAGATATCAAGTGATACAATATTCTTATCCGATTTTTGTTTCCTCTTTGGCTTTGGGATTTTGGCGTTTGTTAGGTCCTTTAAATCGTCAATACTAATAATAGACGCCTCCTTATCATTCATACTTACATTTTTCGTTTTTAAACCACTCAGTAGAGAATTGATTTCAGCCTGCTTGGCGGTTGGACCTCTCATCTCGGGTCTGGAAATCCTCTCTTCCATATCCACTCCTCCTTCACGCTGACCCATAGAAACTCCACGAGCAGACATTAAATCGGGTCTATTTGGGATATTTTGTGACCGCTGGCTTCTATCTGGTAATTTTGTCTCGATGCTGGATGGTGGAGGTCCCTCATTTACATTTGGGGGCATAGACTGACCGAAACCAAGACCCGAGTCATTTTGGGACGATTGTTCGCCACCACTAAACACATTATTCATAAATCCAGCAAATCCCGGGTTACCGTTATTACCCATAGTATTTACTGCCGCCGATGTGAATTGCTTCATTAATTCTGGATTCTGCCTCATAATATCGTCCATACCAGGCATCGCAGATTTGAATAGCGTATTAGACATATGAACCATTACAGCCGAACCACCAAGCTGGAATAGCAGTTTTAATTCGGGAGACATTTGTGCCTTTGATTTATACTTCTCATGTAGTTCTCCAAAAATATCATCATAATCTTCTACATTTTCGTTTAATTGTTCCGCCCACCCATCAAGTTTAATATCAAATGGGTCAAACTTGTTATTTAAAAACTCAATACCTGTTACACACGCCATTAGCATCTTACCCTGGAATTTCATAGCATTTGTCTTTTCTTTTTCCGCTACAATAGTCTCATATTCCCCAATCATTTCCTTTAGATCGGACTCCATATTGTAACGCTTACTTATCGTCACACCCTTTTTATCTAAATCCTCTAACTTGCGGAGATACTTGAACTTCTCCTTTAATTCCTCCTCCTTTGTTAGTTCTGGCTTTGCGTCATAATCATCTAAATTTACGGGAACATTACTAAATTTACCGAATCCGTCCCATGTTTTGTTCTCATTCATATTAGATGTTGATTTTCCTAAACCAGAATCCTCCTCATCGTTTAGTTTTACAGGCTTTACTCCCGCCCCATCCGAAGAGCTTTCTGGGAATAATCCAGCAAACATAGTCTTTTTTGTTGTTGTGGGTTGAGATACTCTTTTGCTTCCAAAATCCCTATCATCGGATAAATCATTTAATTCGTCCTCTAATTGTGAAATGTCGTCAATATTAACATTTGAACCTGCGCCCGATGGCTTGTTTTTTTTGGAACTATCATTATTCATTAATAGTTCAATACCACTACCGAAATTTACTGATGGTCTCGACCTATCCTCTGGTTCGTCCAGATCTAACTTAAAATCGCTGTCGTTTATGTCGCCTATTTCAATTATATCGGGGTTTAATTCAAAGCTATCCATTTATAATCTATTATGTTTTAAATAGATGTTTAATTTTTAAGTAATACGAATATATAAATATATTAATTTTAATTAACAACATATTTATTTATATTCTTTAATTATAATATCATTTTCAGATATAAATTTTCTACATAGTCTAAGTTTAATATTATTATTGAGAGAGAAACATTTAATATTATTTTTCATTGAATTATGCAATATTACATCTTCGGCGTTCCAAAGATTTTTGATTAATTCATTGAATGATATATCATCTTTTATATAATATATTTTTTTAAAAATATTAAAACACGATATAGAGAACCAATCACACGAAGCCTTTGCACTATAATAACGAGGACAGAAATAAAATACATTTTTAGAAAATGAATTTAATATAAGGTTCATTTCTTGTATATTATATTCAATAAAGTATAAATCAGGTCTTATTCTTAAAACAATATCATTATCAGAAATATTAATATTATGAGTAAAAATATTATCAACAATTTTTCTAAATCCATAAAACATTTTATAAATATTAATACTCCAGTTATCAATTTTACCATTAAATACAATTTGTTGCTTAAATTTATTGGTGATATTACTATATATATATTCATCAGTAGGTTCCGGTTCAAAAAAAACATAATCAAAATTAAGAATAGAAGCCTTATCAATATTTAGATTATCCCAAGTTAATAGATACAATTTAATATTGAAGGCAGAAAATAACAATTTAATTTTGGATGATAAAAAATTTAAATATTCAACATTTGGACGAATAATACCACTGATAAAAAAATGTATAGTTTTAGAATTATTAATAATAGTACTCATATTATTAGTACATACATAAGGATAAGGATGCGTGTTATGTGTTATATTTTTTTTTAGATGGGTAAGTGTAAATTGATTCATTTATATAATTACTATATTTATTATTTATTCTTTTGCCTGATTGTCTTTACATATACTCTTAATTATCTTATCTTCCACTCCCGTAATAGGTTTTCCCATAGCCGACATAGACTTCGCATAAAACAGTTGTTTATCATCTTGCTTCATAAAAGCAGGGTTCTCTTTCGTCCATTCTGTTAATGCTGTATAATTTTTGTTTGATGTTTTGTTTATTGCTTTCTTCAATTTCTCTTTATTTGTATCTTTCTCCCAGATGTCGTTCTCCTTTATATAAATTGTTTCCCGTTTCAAATCGCTACAATGTAAAGGTCGCTCATATTTGCTTAATTTATTCATATTATCCATAATAACTTTTGTTATTCCTTTTTCTAACCCATTATTAGTTGTATATTGAAGTTGGTCTAATGATACTTGTATAGATTTTACAAAATCACTCATATTAATAGCGTCCTTACACTCTTCATTTAAAAACATATTGATATTGAACTGATTTGTATTATTACTATTATTATTATTACCCATATTAGGGATCATATCTTTAATAGTAGTTGTTAATAGTTCTATTTGTTTATTACTTTGCTCCGCCTGTTGCTTACTTTGTTCCGTCTGTTGCTTGCTTTGCTCCGCTTGCTGCTTATTTTGTTCCGTCAAGAGTTTATTCTGTTCCATTAGAAGAGCAACTACATCTCCAGATGCCTCTGTTGTTTTTTGAATTTCTACACATACGGTTTCTTCATATTTACAGATTTTTTTATGTCTATGTAATCCCTGATTGAATTTGTATTCTTTACCACATTCACAATTAAATTTATTAACGACTTTTACGACTTTTACGACTTTTTCATCATCATTTTTTAGCAAATCATCACCATTCATAGATATTTCCATTTTTTTGTGTTTTTGCGTTGATATATGTTTATCATAATCATATTTTCTACTACATTTATAATCACAACATATACAATTAAATTTATTAACGACATTTACGACTTTTACGACTTTTTCTATAACCATTTATAACCTTATATAACCATATATATTAAAATCTCTAAATTGTTTTTTTTAGAAATTATTATTTATGGTCTTGTAAAATATTGGATAATTATATCTTATATCACTACATAATGGTTTAATTTCTTGAAAATAGGCATAATTCACTCGATTTACAAACTTTATATGAGATATGTAAACTGGACATTTATTATTTGTCCAATTCCCAAAAAATTTTAACTTTATGAAATTCAAAAAAAACACACTTTTAAACAATATTATTTTTATTATGATTTATGGTGTAATAACAAAAATAGAGGTTTTTCAAGTATTTATGGTGTATTTTGAACTATTTAGTTGTGTGCTTTACTAAGCATATCCTCTAATGATTTATTTGTTTCTTGTAATTCTATATATTTTTCAAATAGATTATTATATTGTGTAGATTGCGTTTTATTATTATAGGTTATTTCATCGTCTATTTCTACGATTTTATCTTTTAAAAGTTTATTTTTTGTATCCACCGCCATGAATAACTCCGCCATTTCTTTAATCGTATTGGTTGATAATTCCAGAAGATTACTTTGATCCACTTGCTGCTTATAGTTATTGTTAATTTGTTCCATCAAGAGTTTATTCTGTTCTATTAGTATAGCAACTAGTTCTTCTGGTGTATGTGTTGTTTTTTGAATTTCTACACATACGGGCTGCTTGTAATCACAGGTTTGTTTATGTCTAACCAGACCATATTTATGCTTATACTGTTTTCCACAACCACAGTGAAATAATTCCTTTATGGGTTTTTCAACAATTTCCACCCCATTCGCAATCATTTCTATATTTTTGTGTTTTTGTGTTGATAAATGTTTTAAATAATTTTGTTTTTTGCTACATTTATAATCACAACATTTACAATAAAAATCAAGTGATACTTTTGATACTTTTGATACTTTTTGCTCCTCCATTTTATATATATTACTCATATATATATAAAAATCTCTAAACAGTTTTTCTATTTAATTCTTTCTCCTTTTGGTTTTGTTTTTACCTCCCATTTTACCGCTTCTTTTGGTTTTCTTTTTATCTACCTTTTTAACTACCTTTTTACCGCCTTTCTGGGTTTTTTTGCCGCCACCCTTCTTCCTCATCTTGCCTGTACCATAAGGAGCCCTTCTAGCAGTACTTTGACGCAATGCTAGGGTGTTATCGGGCTTGGGTGGGCTGGGATTATCTTGTGCAGCTATTAGTTCAATATTTTTCTTTAAATCAGAGACAGATACGGCGGCAGTTTCGGTTTCTATGGCTGCCTTATCTTCCTTACTTTTTTCGTCTGCTTTCCTTTGCGCGGACTTCTGTCTCAAAGTTTTCTGTAATTTGGTCGCTGCTGCGTTCTTGTCTGTTTTTAATTTCTGTGTTTTATTTCGTGATGAGTTCCCTCTTAAACCTGCCTGAAATTTAATAATGGTGTCTTCCGCTGCTTTCTCTGCTGCCTCTGTCGCTGCTGCCGTTGCTGCTTCTGCTGCTTCTGTCGTTGCTGCTGCTGCTGTTTCTTTTGCTGCTTTTGCTGCTTCGTCACTTGCTAATTTTAGTTTTCTTTTTGCTTCTGCTGCTGCTGGGTTTGCTGCTCTCGCCCGATTGACTGCCGCCTCATTACGAGTTTTGCCGGGCGTGTCCATAGGATCAGTCGGAACACCTAACTCTAACTCATCTACTGATAAATCTATTTCACCACGTGTTCCTAACGCATCATCAATTGGTGGTAAGGGTGTTTCTATCGGCTTATTTTCTAATTGAAGGTGTTCAGTAGGCGTTTCGGTTGGTACAATTGGTGTTATATCATTAACAACAACTTCTGGATTGGTGGGTATAATTATTGGTTCTTCTACTAGTGGTTCTGCTGCTGGTGCTGAATTATCTTCTGATTCAGCGCGTTTATCACACATTTTGTTATATTCAACAAATTTATCTTTGGCTTCATCTTCGCATTTCGTGTTTTTGTCAGGGTGCAGCGACAAACTCGCTGTTCTGCGGGCTTTTTTATCGCAATCTAATTTTGTTATATCCAGAGCCGCACTTGGACAGTCTGGTGTTGCGAGTTTGGTTACGGCTTCTGCTTGTGTAGTTGTTTCTTTTTCAACATCAACATTTTGAGGATCGGGCATTTCTTTTAGTACAATTGATGTGTCTCCTTCTGTTGGTGGTGGTGGTGGTGGTGGTGGTGGTGGTGGTGGTGGTGGTGGTTTTTCTTCTGCTGGTGAAAAAATACCATCAATTAGTGTCCCAGGATTACTATTAGGTGTATTATTTATCAGGTTACCTAATTCAGTAATCGTGTTTTTTAATTGTTCTTTATTAGTATCTCCATTCTCCATTAAATGAAAAATTAAATTTAAATATGGTCCAAGTGCAGTGTATGATGTTGTCTTTGCTTCGGCTTTTATTTTTTCTGCGAGATTGTTTGTAGTCTCCTCTAGCAGTTTCATTGTATCTTTGTCCTTTACAATTTTTTCTTTTTTTATTTTGCTTTCAAATTCTGTTTTAATTTGAGCCGCTAATGCATCAAATTTGTCTGTAACTACCTTATTACTTAAATTTTCTGTATCGCCTTTTTGCGTTATTGTAAAAGATGGATTATCACAATTCTTACTCATATTTATATTATAGTTATACTAAAATTTTGCTAAAAATATCGAGTTTATTAAAAGTCGTTAAAAAATAAATGCCCTGTAATAGACAATCTGCTAAATCGTCCTTTTTATTGTTTTTGTTAAAATAGTCCAGGTCATTTTCCATCATCTTTCGGGTGAGTAATTCTTGTGTATATTGAATACTTAATTGTTTTCTCTCTTTGTAGTCTGTTTTTTTATCAGAAAAAGGTTTTAATTTATTAGCAGCGGACATAAATTTGATATTGTGATTACCATAGTCAATAAAATATTGAGTTACCATACCCTGTATCGTTTTCATTCTATTTGCGATTGGACTAATTTGATTTTCTAATAATATCATATCAATACTACCAAGGTCTATAGTAGTAAAGAGTTTGTTTAATTCTATTTTCAAATTTACACCTAAATCAATTAACGACATATCATTAGCACTAATAATATTTATAGCGTCAAAACAAGTATTATCAATATGTTCTTCTATCAATTTAACTAAATCCACCTTTGTAATTTTTTTATCAAATTCAATATTATTTTCGCTTGCTATAGACATTACATATTTTAAACTTTTGTTAGATAATCCTTTTGTAACTATGGTGGGTAATTTATACTTCTGATTGCGTGTGTGAATTTTACAAAAATTATCACCGTCTTTTGTAAATTTTGCGGGTTTCTTACAGAGAGAACAGGTAGGTATTTGCTGACATAGATTAATAATATCCCATTTGCTTATGATAAATTTATGCGTATCTTCATCTTGTTCTAAAATAGCGAAGGCGAGATTTTTAATACCAATATCAATACTTAGCAATTTCATTTATAATAATAAATAATTAGTGTTTATTTATTATTATTAGTATAATATTATATTAATCTACAGAATTTTATCGCACATGGAGTACATAATCCTGTATAGGTAGTATGTGAAGAACATCGTCAGGGAGTTTAAGATTAAATATATGCCGACGGGTCTGGTTTTCTTATCGAAGCACTGAATAACACCACCTACTACCGCAGTTACGGCAAAAAATAGAGCAATCAGGGCAAATATGTAATACACGCCGCAGTGTTCTTTGCCTAAAGGCGACATTAAGCCATCTAATACAGACATATTCATAGTTTATAATATACCAGTAGATAATATTTCTTTTTAATTTTTTATAATTAAAAAGAAAATTTAGTTTTTTTCATTAGTGGGTATTTTGAATCTTGGCGTGTGTAGCTGTGCCTGAAGCATTTGCCTTGAAATAAATACGTTTTTTAAATCACTTGTTTCATATCCAAATGGCTGATTGTTTGATAAAATAGAATCAAAAATATACGGTTTTGTTGTAGCGGCGCCCTGTGTATTACTGGAATAAAACGGAGTATCACAGCACTCATTACACGCACTCAATTGATTGTTTTTAATTATTGAATCGGCGTTAGACTGTAGATATTTTCTGTAATCAGTATTGTTTGTGATATTAGCGTCCTCTTTCAATTTATTGTCTAAACTCGCACCAGGTTCGTAATTGGAATAGTTTCTACCATCGTCCATAATTGCTGGAAAATTAAAATGAATATTATCAGAACCATTATAAGCAGTACCCCAGCTCATTTTATATATATTTTAATAATATTTTTAATATTAAGAATTTATTGTAATAGTTTTAGTAAATCAATCTTTTTCATGTTCAGTGCGGATTCATTATCAATTAAATTTTTAGAAACCACTAAAGCCCGTAGGTCATCTACCTTCTGCCTTGTGTAATTTTTTTTTTCATTTGTCTCCGATACAGGAGCATCTACTGGATCGGGTAATTTTGGTGCTAAATGCTCTAAATCTAACTCCTGTAAATCTACAGGTAAGTTATTTGTAAATGGGTCGTTAATATCAACCGCAGATGGCTCGTCAAGCATTTTAATACAGTCAAATAAAGCCTCTTTAATTTCAACATTTTCAATAACATTTAGAATTTTAGTTTTTACGTCATCACTTACACCATCGGGAACAAGTTCAACAATAGCGTCCTCATCATCCTCGCTCTCGCTGCCGCCATCACTCTCATCGTCGCTCTCACCATCACTCTCATCATCACTCTCATCATCACTCTCATCGTCGTCCGATACACTTATTTTCTCTTCCTCGTTGTAGGTCGCCACCTCACCGACATCACCATCAGGCATTTGACGATTATCAAAACCACCATATTGATTTTGCTGCGACATAAAAACCTGGTTGTTGTAATTCATAATAAAATTTTGTAAAATTTTACCGTGCTCAATTACACTGTTCTCCAGCATGTTTAATCGTCTGTAGCAGTATAACATTACCGCGCCCGATATTAATAATAATAGTCCTAAAGTAATAATAAATCCTGTATCGATAAAATTTAATAACGAAATCATTAAATTTTATTTACATTTTTTTTAAGAATGTTTAACGAATATAATTTTAATATTTTATTACTATAGTATGAAATATATATTTTTGGCTGGTTTCAGTGCGTTGTTTTTTGTAATTATTGAATTACTTTACAAATTCTCTAATTGTTCTAAAATGGAAACAGATTTGTTTGTTACTATTTGGTTTATTATCTGTGGATTAGTTGCTCTACCTTATTATTTCGTCAAAGGATTTAGTAAAGAAACCATTAAATTTAACACGATAATGGTTATAGTTTTAATGTCTATTTTTACTTTTATAGGTAATTTATTTTACTGGGATGCTTGTAGATATCTAAGCAATCCTGGTATAGCAAGAACAGTATATTCAGGTGTATTAATTATGTTATTATCGTTAATTTCCGCCGTCACTTTTAAAAACTATCTATCTCTCAAGCAAACTGGTTCTATATTATTGATTATGGTGGGTATATGTACCTTGTTAATGTCTGATTAAGCAGCGTCTTCTATATTTTTGATAATTTCGTCGGGATATTCTAAATCTTTTAATACTTTTAGACCACCCTTTATTTTACTGACGCCCTTTTTAATTTTGTAAGTGCATTTGAAGTCTCCTGTGTCTTCGTCCCTGTTAATTTCCATATGATAATTTTTTGCTACACTCTTATCCAGTTTTTTACATAATTTATAATAGTGAGTTGTTAAAATGTAATTCACATTATTTTTTTTATTAATATGGTTTAATAATGCTGAAGCACTTAAAATTGCTTCCTCTGGGTTGGTTCCGCTATATAGTTCGTCAAATACACAGAAATGGTTCTTATCGCTATTATCTTCTATGATAGTTAGAATATCCTTACACCTTCTTGCCTCTGCCTGGAATAAACTATCGCGGCTGGACGTGTCGGGAATATTAATGTAGCAATGTATGAAATCATATATTTTTACATCTGCTTTATCAAAGAAACCAGCACCTAATTGCTGACAAAGTAAAATATTGAATATAGACGATTTTAGTAATGTAGTTTTGCCCGCTGCGTTAGGTCCAGTTAAAACTAAATTGTTGCTTAATTTGTATGTATTTTTTACAATCTTGCTACTTGACGAAGTCAATAGTTCGCCGTAATAAGCATTTTTGAAAGTTGTCTTTTCATTATTACCCACATAATTACAAAAGTTAATACAGTTATTTTTGATATGTTTTTGGAGTGTTGATATATTCTGGATATAACCATTACATCCAAAGGAAAAATATAAAGAATCAATAATGCTTTGGTCGTTATGTAATTTGTAGAAACATTTCATTAGATGTCCCAGTTCAAATATTTTCTTAAAGCTTATTTGATATACATTAATCTTATTCAACATCGCCAAATAATTATTTAAGATAACTAAATTGTTATTCAGTTGCGTATTAAAGTTTTTGTATGTTACCAGGTTTGATGTATGTTTTAATAAATTGTTGAAGTTATAGATGGATTTACTAATATAATCTCTTATACTGAAAATTTTATCGTGTATATATTTGATATTTTTATAGAAATTACCACAACTGATTACGTTGTTATACATTTGAAATCCGTAGAAAATAATACTTACTAACAGGTATATTTTGGTTGAGACTGGTGCCTCGTGAAAATCATTAAAGAATTGACCTAAAATATGGCTACTAAATACTTGCTTTAGATGTTCGAAATACGTTTCTAATGTAACATCATGTCCCTGTAATTTTATAATAAAAAAAGGTAATAATAATAGTATGACGGGTGCTAACAGACTTAATACTGGATTAGCCAGATTGAATATTGAGAGCATTTGCATACACATTTCATCGTTGTTATATTTTTTAAGAAAGGGCAGGTCTATATATTGATATTTCTCCATAAACCCATTATCTTTTGTAATGTCCTGACAAGAATTATAGCAATTTTCGCATAATTCACTATCATTTTCAAAAGACACGGTATTTTTATAATTTGTCAATAAGTTTTGCGTTTCATTCAAAAAACCCTTGTCGTTAGTATAAAAGTTGCTCCATTTATTGGTTATACATTGTTCTATTTGATTTTTAGGTTGAAATATAGAATTATACAAATTCTCCTTGTAAGTATTCCCAGATAAATCTGAAGGATTTTTAAATTCCATTAATTCTAAATCTGTTTGTATGCTATCCTGTATTTCTATTTTTTCATCTATCGTTTCAATCGGCAATTTAAATTGTTCCTCTATTAAGTTGTTTTGCTGTGTGGTATTTTCGTCGGCACTTAATAATTGTAGTATTTTTTCCATTATAATATAATATATAATTTTTAGATATAGCAAACGAAATATACAATTAATTGAAATATATAAAAAATACAATATAAGAGTTCATTACCTATTAATATAATATGAGTCCATTAACATATGACATTAATTTTATAATGGAATTGTCTAAAAATATTCCAGAAAAACATTTGAATAATGATGTTGAAAATTATTTGAATAACATTTTGATTGATATCAAGAAACCAAATAATACCGCTCCTGTTTTTAAAAATAATTCGTATCATAAAAATCACAAAAATGTGAGACATTTTAAAAATAATAATAATAATAGGCGGCAACCAACATACAATAAGGACGCAAATGCGACCGATAAAACCATAGTTAGTAAAACATCGCCAGATAAAGAGGTTGTTAGTAAGGATAGTATTGAAAAAAACTTATCTGATAATTTGATTATTGATAAACCCATCGCTCAAAATTATAGAATTAATAGAATGTGCTATATTAATAACAAATCGGATTATGATATGATTATTACTAATATTAGAAAAATTCTAAACAAAATTACAGAACAAACATACCAAAAACTAAAAAATGAATTTTTATGCTATTATAAATCAATTTATAAGGATATTAGTAGTGATGACCTAAATAAGATTAACATGTATATATTTGATTCTCTTGTTTATAATAACATTCCCTTTAATAATCTATATTCAGATTTGTTAAATGATTTAATTGTTATTGACCCAAAATTTACTGATATACTTAATGATAATCTGAAAATTTTCTACGATGTCTATAAATATGTTAAACTTCCCGAATCAATTGATTATGATGAGATAAGCAAAACCAATAAACATAACGATAGATATAAATGCTTGTGTGGATTTTATATTTTTTGTAGTAAAATTAAGTTAGTTCCTGAAAACCATGCTTTAGATTCCATCGCAAATTTACAGAAAGAATTAATGGTTAATATTAAATTAGAAGGCAAAAAAGACTATAATGAGCTACTTTCGCAATTTATTTTTTTTATAGTTTCGAATATAACGCTTACGAACAAAGAACACGAAATCGTTAAAAATATTGAATATTTAGCAGGTTTAACAACTAAATCTTACCCGAGTATCAGTAATAAAATAATCTTCAAGCATAAGGATATGGTTGAAAGAAATATCAAATATAATTAAATATGTTTTAAAATTGATTAATTAAAAATAAAAATTTATAATTAATCATAAACTATTAAATGACGGTTGATTGGTCTAACACAGTTTTATATAAATTATGTTCTAACAACCCACTTATTGAAGACGAATATGTAGGTAAGTCAGGAGATTTTCATATACGGAAAATAGCACATAAGAGCGTTTGTAATAATGTAAAGAGTGAAGGGTATAATTACGAGGTTTATAAATTCATTAGAGAGAACGGCGGATATGATAATTGGGATTTTGAAATATTAGAAACGGCAAATTTAGAAAATGAAAAAGAAGCATCAAATCTGGAGAGATATTGGATTGAAAAACTTAAGCCATCACTAAATGAAAGATTACCAGCACAAACACCCGAAGAAAGAGCCGAATATCATAGAGAATATAACCGTATCAGGTATAAAAAAAATATGGAAGACCCAGAATTTAGAAAGAAAAAATATGAGACTAATAAAAAACGGAGTGAAGACCCAGAAGTTAAAAAGAAAGAGGCTGCGACGAAGAAAGAACAAATAACTTGTATTTGTGGTGCTATTCATACCAGGGGTGGTAAAAGCCAGCATCTTAAAAGTGAAAAACACAACGAATTTGTAAAAAATAATCCACAATAAACATAAGAAATAATATTAATTATATTTCTAATTCTCAAACCCAAGAAGATCTTATTTCCCAAAATACAAAAAAACAAAATTCTTTGAATAGTTTAGACGCATTTTATAATGAGTTTCAATTACCTCTACTAGTTTCTGTTTTATATTTCCTATTTCAATTACCTATTTTTAGAAAAACTCTAAAAAAAACATTGCCTGTTTTATTTGGTAATGATGCTAATCCTAACTTATATGGTTACTTATTTAATAGTATATTATTTGCTACAACTTTTTATATATTAATTAAACTGGTAAATCAAATTACAGTTAATATATCTTAATATTTAATTTTTACTATATATAAATTATAAACTATACAATTTACCAAAAATGTAAATAAATTTGATTTTTAACTAACTTCATTGGTTTCAACCAAATTTGTCATAAGACTTGACGGATAAATAATTACATCTGGTGGAATTTCTAGATTAAATATTTTTTCTTTATCATTATAATTATTGGTAATTCGCCATTCACCATTAATTCTTTTTCCAAAAATTTCTATATTACTGGATTCTGGTGTCAATACTATTCTTTTTACACTGCGATAACCAGGTTGTTTAAATGTATATCCAAGATTATTTCCTGGTGTAGTTTGATAATATGCTTGGTCGGGATTAGAATGAAAATAAATAGTAGCATTAAAGAAATTGCTACCTAATATGCAATGTTTATTAAAATACCGGGTATGTAAATTATAACAAGTTTCAATTTTATAAGCAATATCACGTGGATAAAAATTAATCGCACTATGTACTGGATCAAGAGAAAGCCAAACATATGATTCGTTCTGCATAATTATTTGTTTATCTAATTAATTCTACATATATGTTTGTATAAATTCAATTCAATTTTTTTTACCACAATACAATTTATTATTTTCAATTATGGTTTTTAAAGTGGTGTCTTTGTTAATATTTTAAATAATTAAATAATTATTATTTAATTATTTAAAAATATTTTCATTTATTAATTCAATATGAATTTTCAATTATATAAATTTGCTTTTTTAATATCCGGTTCACCCAGAACATTTGTTATTGATGAAATGATTAAATATTATAAAAATTTAATTCAAACTTATAAATCTTTAAATATTTCTATAGACTTTTATATCATTCTTAAAATTGACGAAATTATTGATTCCGAAAAAACACCATATGATAGATTTTATAAACAATACAATTTACCAAAAATTAATTTTTTTAATACAAAAAAAGGTTTAAATAATTTTGAAATAATGTTAGATTTATTAAAACCAAAACATATTATAGTATTTAATAAACTTGATAAGTCTAATAAAATGCAATATTCACAATTTAAATCAATAGATATTATATTAAACAAAGCCATAGAATATTCAAAAAATAATAACTTTGAATATAATTATTATATTAGAAGTAGACCCGATTTAATGATTCTTAATTTACCAAATTTATATAATTTAAATGATTCTATTCTTTATTCATCTGTTAAATGCGATTCTAAAGTTAATGATGGATTTTTTATAATATCTAAAAAACTATTGAATACATGGAATAATGATATTATAAAAAAAATTGAATATGACCCCCATTCCAATAATAATTTTCCAGAAGGAACTCTTTTTAATAATTTTAAAACAAATCAAATATGTAGATCAATATTGATTAGAAACTACAATTTAGTTCATGAATGGTTTCCTACGCCAGAAATACATATTCATAATTTTTTTAATATTAATAATGATCCACACAAAATATATATAGATACTGCTCTCAACAATAATGACTTTATTATTCAATTAAATAATATACTTAATCATTACAATGTTAAATATCAAGAAATTTATACTATATAAATAATAACTATTACATATTATATAATACTATATTTAATTATAATTACATAAAATTTTCTTATTTTTATAAGATATATAGATGGTTCTATCAAGAATCGATGCAAACATCAATTATACCGAGACTAATAGCCTCGCTAAAAACGATGAAGGTGGTGAAAGCTACGCATATAAAGCTAAAATTTATAACAAAAACGTGAAATTTGTTTTAGGTAATCCCTGTTTTGAATATAGCGATACTAACAACATCGTATATTATAATATTTACCTGGTAGAAAATACCAGCGTATCTGCTAAAATCGGTGTTTTTGAAACTAAAAATGATTCTTATCTTAAATTATTAGATAATACAGAAAATATCAAGTTAGATAAATTAGATAAGCCCTTGCTATTTACATACACTAAAAACTACATTAATACCAAATACAATAATGATGATATTGCGTTTGCCGAACCCAACAAATCTGGCGATGATACTGATGATGAGAGCGATGATAATAGTGATGACGAGAGCGACATAAGTGATATTAGTGATGGAAGCGAACCCGATAATGATGAAGACGAAGCACCAATATTTGATAAACCGGTGATTGCCGAACCTATGGTATTAAAAGAACAAACAAAGGAAGAGAGTGATGATGAAATCAATAGTTATAAGCCGATGCCTACCGATGAATGGGTTAATAAATTTTTCAAAAGTCATAAATATTTCTTTCAGGAGAATGAAGGAAGTGGAGATTGTTTTTTCGCCACGTTGAGAGACGGGTTAAAATCTACAGGTCAGGACAAATATAAAAATATCAGCGTTACTAATATAAGGGCTAAATTAGCCGAAAGTCTTGACGAAGACCAGTTCCAGGCATACTATACTATGTATAATACTATAACTGGGGGGCAAAAAAATACACAAGGGTCCATCAACCAATTGAAATTACGCCATAGAAACCTGAAGACTATGATAGGCGGAACAAGCAATACAACCGAAAAAACTGGTATGTTGAGAGAGGCACAGCAAAATTTAGAGCTAATGGTTGGTGGTGCTAAAATCAGTGCCGAGCAAAAAGAATTACGCCGTCATTTCGCATTTATGGAAAATATCAATACTATTGACGAGATGAGAGAAGTTATTAAAACCAGTAAATACTGGGCTGATGACTATGCTATTACAACATTAGAGCGATTATACAATGTTAAATTCATTATTTTATCGCAAAATAATTTTGAGGAAGACGATACAAAAGATTCGGAGGTGGTTCAAATACATAATAAGGTTGTGAAATGTGGTGATGCCGATAAAAAAATACAGAGACTAGGTATTTTTGACCCAGACCAGTATATTATTGCTAATTATACTGATGGTATTCATTACAAATTAATTACATATGATAAAAATGTTGGTAAGGGTGCTTTTACTTTCGCCGAACTACCATACAAAGTTAAAGAGGAAGTAGTAAATGCGTGTATGAAAGAAAACGATGCGGGTTCATTCTCTTATATTAAGCAGTTTAAAGATTTCGCCACGACAATCAATTTACCAATTGGTCCAGCGAAAAAAGTGTCTTTAATTGACGACAGCAAATCCAACTTATATGACGATACATCGGTGATACAAATTTATTCCAAATCCCAGCATAAAAAATTAGGCGAGGGAACGGGCGAAACAATTACCATAGAACATAAAACCAATCTTGGTGTCCTCAAATTAAAAGATATGCCTGATTGGAGAAAAAAAATAGACAATTCCTGGGTATTATCCAATAAAGATGGTGATAAATTAGAGATTGATGCGAAATTGTGGCCCAGCGTCCAGCATTATCTATATGCGGCACGATTTTCCAATATCCCTGAAGTGTTTGCGAAATTTACAGAGAGCAACGATGAAACCGCTACTGCTGCTCTTGCTAAAACATTTTACGATAAAAAAATCAAAGAATACAAATCCAGTATTGTCTCGGAAACTGAATACATTAAGGCTAATCCTAAATTTTTGACGGACGCATTAAAAGCCAAATTTACCAATAATACTTACAAAAACATATTGCTACTGACTGGTAAATCTAAAATAATGATTTATAAGCCAGCGTCAGGTCCATATGTTGCGACCGAGTTAATGACCCTCAGAGAAGAATTAGCAAAATAGACAAATTTAGCATTTATAAAATAATATTAAATTAAACAATTATAATTTAATATTATCCCGCTTATATATAGAAATAATGGTAAGAACGAGGAGTAATTTATCAATAAAAAAAAAGAACGGCAGCCGAAAAATAAAAAAAGGTGGAGCAAAATCAACCGAAGAAAAACGACTACAGGCAGCGATAGGACAAAAAGGGAAATCAATCCCGACCGAGAACATATTGGCAAGTGGTGCTGCTGGTGCTGTGGGACTTGCTATCGTCAAGGGCGCATCAAAGGGGATAGCATCTACTACATTAGGACTTGCTGGTGTAGGACAAGGAGCTGTATCGGCAGGTTCTTGGCTTGGTAGTGGTGCTCTTATCGGTGTAGGTGGTAGTGTTCTTGGACCAATCTTTACCGCAGTTGCTGCGTCTGTGGCTATCGCATACGCTACCTTTTCGGTCAAGAGAAAAAAAAAACTTCAGTCCAGAATTAAACATTTTATCAAACGGCAAATGTTAGCAACTTTAGATGAAATGGTCGAAAAATCCAAGAAGTTCCCCAAACGATACCCTGAACTTCAAGGTTATGCGGGTAACGAGAAGAGTGTTAAAAAGTTTTTTGTAGATTACGGTATTTTTTCCAAACTGGCTGATATATTTTTGAGTTTTCAAAGTAATATGCTGCATTTTTATCCATCAGAACGATTGATGTATCCTATCCAATTCGACGATATTAAAAACGAGGAGACAGGAATGGTAGGTAAAATACCATGGAAGGAGGATCAACATAACCTCGGAGAAAATTTTTTATGTTTTTATGATTATCTTACTTCTGACGAGCACTTATATTTTACAAGTGACGCATTAAATGACGGTACTACCACAAGTTACCTGCGACTTAAATTAAAGACCGAAACCTGGTACAAAAATACACCAGCACAAATTATTGAAGATTTACAGTCGAAATTAAATAAAGGAAATTTAAAGGTAAAGGATGCAAACGAAAACAAACCTGTGTCCGAAGAAGAGCCAACAACAGTAGTAGGAGAGCCAGTAACAGCAGTAGGACAGCCAGTAACAGCAGTAGGACAGCCAGTAACAGCAGCAGGAGAGAAAGCAGGAAAAGACCCTCGTGCTCCTGCTGATTCTAAAAAAAGGAGGATAGACGCAGGCGCCGCAGCCAAAGCCGCGGCTCTGGGGGCCTCCTTGTTGGTGCCGGCGGCGACCCTGAGCATGCTCGGTGGTGCGCCTCAAGTCGGGGGAGAGTTTGAACGCGGTCCTGTGCTGGCTGGTGCGGTCCCGATAGGAGGATTGGCTGAAGATATGGTGAGAATGGGAAATCAGAGAGATGATGGCTTGAGAACGGCTAGCCGCTTCTCGCGCCAAACTAGAGCCAAACCACCACCACCACCACCACCACCACCACCACCACCACCACCACCACCACCACCACCACCAGTAGGTAGTATTAATATAATCGTTCCTCCAATACTACCAAAATTAAATATTGGAGACATAAAAACCCGCAAAGAAGAATCCGGTCCCAAACAAACATCCGACCAAACTCATGATATGAAAGATTTAGGTAAGGCCGCAGCAAGTGGCGCTGGTGCCCTTGGTAATGCCGTTGCAAGTGGCGCTGGTGCCCTTGGTAATGCCGCAGCAAGTGGCGCTGGTGCCCTTGGTAATGCCGCAGCAAGTGGCGCTGGTGCCCTTGGTAATGCCGCAGCAAGTTGGGTTATAAAGATTGGAAAGGAACAAGTAGCCAAAATGCAAACAGTGAAAATAATTGATTACATGCAAGTTAATAATACAGATAATACAAAAGCAAGTGTTGATATTGAGGTTGATAAATTATCAGAAGTTCAATTAGAGTTCGCTATGAGTGTTTTGTCGCTATTACAAAATCCTGAGTTCGTCACCGTTATATCTAAAAAAATTAAAAATTTCACCTCGACATACGAAGATGATTTTACAGAAGAAGCCGACGAAGAATATATAGGAAAACAAGCACAAAAAGCACAAGCTGGTGGTGGTGAATTAATTACTACCGACGAGGGTCAAACTGGTGGGAGAATATTCGCGCGTTCTATGAGTTCAACAAGCAGTGTTATTAAGGGGTCAAAAACTAAGGTGGGACAATCATTCAGGACAAGAAAATTTAGCGAAAATGATAAACATTCCTTTATTGAATTTTTATATTATTCAACTTACAGTTTTTACAGTGTTTTCTCCGACATATTACAGGTTCGTGAAGTTGAACTGGAAAAATTCTTCAACAATTATGTAGATGACCTTATGAAAATGTTACAGAAGGGTTTCTCGGATGTGGTAAATGGTTCTAGTATTTATATAGCGATAGCAAGAGCATTAGCTATTACATTCGAACAAAAATTAGGAACCGCTTTCAATAAGGATGTTAAAACACAAGCATCAATTGATTTTAATAGTAAATCAACTTTGAATGAGACTGCGGAAATTGAGTCGCGTTTAAAAAAAGCAGAACTGTTTTCAAGCGATTCATTTTTCAATCTTAAAAATAAGAAAATTAGGGATTATATTTTTAATACATATGCCGACATTAGTAAGCTTGAGAGTGCGATGAATAAAGCGGACCTAGGCAGTCGTCAGCAAGGTGTGGCTTCACATTTAGACAGTCGCTTTACACGAGAAATCCTCGGTAGAGACCCAGTAAAACAAGAGTTCATCGAGAGCCAACAAGTTAGAACTGCTCTCGCAGAGATTTTTGGGGGCAAATTTGGTATGTTTAAAAATATATTAGCGAATATAGATACTGCGATTGATGATTTTGATGGTGTTGCTACTCAAGAATTTCAAAAAAATTTACAAGCACAATTACCAAAATTAGCACAAATTGGAAAGGAAGGTATGACCTTTCAATTTCCAGATGGACTGATACAAGTTGATGGAGATGGCGGTAGTCTGGTTCAAATGCAAATAGCACAGAAAAAGGAAGAATTGAAAAAACTTGAGGAAAAACAGCAGGCAATAACCAACATAGCCGCTCAAAAATGATAAAAAATAAATATTTTACTGACCATATAATAAAATATTTACATATATTAATCGGGCAATATGCTTAATCTATCTGCTGAAAGCACCTTTTTGATTGATTATTATGATAAAAAAATGAAATTATCTATTCCCAATAAGAAATCGCCTGAATTAGAAGACTTACATGAACATATATACGATAAACTGGATAGAATATATGATGTTATAAACACTGATTTATGTAATATTAAAAATTTTAGAAAAATATATGATAAGGATGCGATAGAATATACTGAATTACTAAAAAACGCATACAAATCTCATTTTACAGATAATCCATATATAGATGCGGATATGAAGAACTTTATCAATAATAAGTCTGGAATATTAATCGTTTATAGCCTACCATACAAAAATAAAATGGTTTCTATTAATTTTATTGAATATAATAAAATCTCTCCGTCTTATCTATCTAATCTTGATAAAATTGTTAAAAATATGTTGGCTCAAATATATTTAGTGTCTCAACTATCTACAAATATTTCGTGTTCTAATGATGGTATTAGTGTTATAATATTTATGACGCCATACAGGAGAGAATTAGAGGAAAAACAAGGTGATGTATTAGGTTCAAGAAATGCTAATGGTGGCTTCTGTTATGGTTGTAAGGGTCACGGTGAAATTGTAGTATATAGAAAAGAAGAGTATTTCAAGGTCTTCTCTCACGAATTGATACATAATTTTGGTGTAGATACTCATATGTGGAAATTTATGACTGCGGCAAAGATAGATAATTCAAAAGAACAAAAACTATACAATAAATTTTTAGATAATTATAGTTTGAGTGGAGAGAATGGTCTTGTTCCACAGGAAGCGTTGGTAGAATTCTGGGGTTTATTTTTAAACAACACTATATATTCATATGTATATAGTAATAATTGTAATCTCTCTACCTCTAATCAAAAACTAAAAATTTTTAAAGAAATGTTTAAAAAAATTATGGAATTTGAAATCAAACACTCTCTTTTACAAACCGTGAAAATATTAAATCACTACAACCTTACATATACTGATATATTATCAAGTGATACAGAGGTTGATTATAGAGAGAAAACTCATATTTTTAGTTATTATGTATTGAAATTAATGTTATTATACAATTATAGTGCGTTCATAGAAACTAAGATAACAACCTCAAAGGGTAAAGCCATATATTTTCATAATTCTCTCCCGAATATAGGTCGTTTCTTCAATTATATCAACATCGTTTCAAATAGCAAATCATTAATATCTAATTTGAAAGCCGTGGAGAAAGACCTTGTATTTTTAAAATCACAAAAGAAAAGTAGAGAGATTTCGTATTTAATAAGCAACCTGCGAATGTCTATGCTTGAATACGATTAAAAATATTATAAACCAGATAAAGATTATTTCATATATATATTATCCGTATATATATATATGAATTTACTTGAAGAAGCATTCAGTGCCGTCGGCATGAATATGGATGGTGAATTATTTACCGTCATAGCAGCGAAAAAAAAACAAACATTTATTGAGTATTTTTTGAATAAAGAATTACCGAATAAAAAGACAAAGACAAAACAAACAGATAAAGAATTTACTGTGCCTCATTTGTGCGATTATTCAAATATTCTGGTAATAAATTACACCATACAACAACTGAAAAAAATATGTAAAGAGTATAAAATAAAAGTATCTGGTAAAAAAGATGAATTAAAACAGCGAGCATATAACCATATGAGGTGTGCTTACTATAGCACATTTATTCAAAAAATAACCAGAAAAATACTGGTAAAAAATTACATCACATTACATGGTCCAGGGTTTTATAACAGACCAAGATGTACTAACGATTGTGATTTTGCGACGTTAGACGATATATCATGCATACCATACACGCAATTTTTTAGTATTGAAGATGATGATAAATTCATTTATGTATTTGATATATTATCAATTTACAACCTGTATATGAAAAATAAAAAACAACCAACTAATCCATTTTCAACTAAAATGATGAACGCATCAGTTTATACTAATATGATGGATTTTGTGAAGTATAGTAAAATGTTAAATATTGAAATAAACATTGATTATGATACGCTGGAAGAAATGAGCGACCTAAAAAGGTTAGACATGAGAATTCTAAATTTATTTCAAAATATAGATTCTTTAGGAAATTATACAGATATGACTTGGTATACTGATTTAAATAGACATCGCCTGATAAAATTAGCGAGAGAATTACACGATATTTGGCATTTTAGAGCAAGTTTATCCGAACAAGCAAAAAGAGAAATATGTCCTCCGTTCGGGAATCCATTTAGATCGGTTGATATTCGCTATATACATAATTTAAATTTTTTACTAATCAAAAAACTGGTAGTGACTATAATGGAAGAATTTGTAAATAAAGGCATCGATAATGAATCTAAAACTTTAGGATGTTATTATGTTCTTTCTTGTTTAACATTAGTTCATCCATCGGCAGCAGAAGCGTTGCCATGGTTATATGAATCTGTAAATTATTAAATTCGTTTATAACTATAAATTTATAAAATAGAGAGATTAACAATTATTATAAATATATATTAGCAAACAAGGGTTTAAAAAAAATTAATTTAATTAATTAATATAAAGTATCCATAAAAGAACTTAAAAAGATACGCCCATATATAATTATAAAATAAGATGCCCTCCAAATCCGCCCAGAAGAAAGTAGTTGAGCCCGTAGTTGCTGTTGCCGATGTAGTTGCTCCCGAGCCAAAGAAGACCAAGGCTAAGGTCGCCCCCGCTGCCGTTGTTGATGCCCCCGTTGTCGCCAAGAAGGAGACCAAGCCCCGTGCGAAGAAGGAGGCTGCCCCCATTGTTGTTGTTGCTCCCGTTGTAGATGCGGAGAATGTTGTTGTCGCCGAGTCGTCGGTTGATACATCCATCGCTGATGGTTTCACCGAGTTCATCGTCAAGTTCGGTGGTATGGTTTCGCAGTTCGGTGCCCTCAAGGCCGAGCTCAAGCAGCTGGAGCGCAAGGTCGCCAAGCAGCTCAAGGTTGTTGAGAAGATCCAGAACAAGAAGAAGCGCAAGGGTACCCGTGCCCCCAGCGGTTTCGTAAAGCCCTCGCCCATCAGCGACGAGCTGGCGACCTTCCTCGGTAAGGCTCCCGGCACCGAGATGGCTCGCACCGACGTAACCCGTGAGATTAACAAGTACATTCGTGGTAACGAGCTACAGGACAAGGACAACGGTCGCATTATCAAGGCTGATGCTGCCCTCAGGGCGCTCCTCAAGCTTGAGGATGCTGACCCATCGGTCGTGCTGACTTACTTCAACCTCCAGAAGTACATGTCGCCCCACTTCCCCAAGCAGCCACCCGCTGCCCCCGTTGTCGCTTAAATTATTAATGCGATAAATAAAAAAATAACCAAAACAATATAAAATGTGAAAATTAAAAAATTATATAATTTCAATTTTAATTTATATTAAAAATTGAAATTTACAGAATCACAACTATATACATATTACTAGCTATTTACCAATTGAATGGATTAAATAATAACCTCATAAGTATTATATTATATACTATTTATGAAGTCAAACAATTTTTTTTAAAAATAATATCAGCAACATATATGGTTTGAATTAAATCTCAGTAGAAATAAAATGAAATTAAATAAAATAATATTAATTAAAAAAAAATTGATTTAAACATTTGAAAAGTATATTAGTATTATCAAATAAAACAATATGGCGAACATTATCTCGGGCCCCACTTTCAACGTTGATGCGGACATTAACTTCGCGGCAGTAAAGGTTACGGCGAACGGTCGTAAGACAATTGGTGTTAATAACAAGAAGAGCAAGTCGTCTAAGATTACTTATATCAGCACTCCTCTTATGCTTACCTGGGGTATTAACAAGTTCGTTGATGAGGCAACTGGTAACGAGTCATTTGATATGGCTCTACAGTTCCCTCAGGCGGAATATATGACTCCCGAGGCTCAGGCATTCCTTAAGAATATGCAGCAGTTTGAGGAGACAGTTAAGAAGACCGCACTTGAGAATAGCAAGGATTGGCTTGGTAAGCCCCTTAAGAGTATGGAGGCTATTGATGCTCTCTGGACGCCTATGCTGCGTTATCCCAAGGACAAGGAGTCTGGCGAGCCTGATTATTCCCGCTCGCCTACTATGAAGATTAAGCTTCCTCGCTGGGAGGGTGAGTTCAAGAATATTGAGCTTTACAGCGAGGAGCAGAAGCAACTGTTTCCTAATGACGATGGAATCCAGCCGATTGACTTTGTAACCAAGGGTTCTCACGTGGCGACCATCATTTCGTGCGGTGGTATCTGGGTTGCTGGTGCGAAGTTCGGTGTTACTTGGCGTCTGTTTCAGGCAGTTGTTAAGCCACCTGCTACTCTTGCTGGTAAGTGCCACATTAGCCTATCGGTTAAGGATAAGGAGACGCTTATTAGTTCGGCAGAGAAGGCAGAGGCCGAGGCAGAGACCGATACACCAGCACAGAACGCACCAGTTGATACGGTAGTAGAGGATTCTGATGATGATGATGATGATGATGTAGTAGCCACACCAGCACCAGAGCCAGAGCCAGTTGCCGAGGTCAAGGAAGTTGTAACAGAGGATGCCCCTAAGAAGAAAAAGATTATCAAGAAGAAGGCTCCCCCTTAAATACTAATACTAATACTAAAAAACACAATAACTAAATAATAAAAAATCATAAAATTTATAATTTTTTTTTATAAATTTTATTCTAAACGAATATGAACTACTACATTCGCCTTTGACTTATTGTCAAATATATCATGAGAGTTTATTACTGGTATTCCCTCATTCTTCAAAGTATAGGTTTGGTTCTTTTTTAAACTTAATTTATGTATATCAAGTTTATACCTATACACATCTATGGTCTCTATATCTTGCTTTATTAATTTTAATACGGTTTCAAATTTATCAGAGTATTCTATGTGTATATCGTTATTTTCATCTATGGTGATGCCATCAGTTAAAACAGGTTGTATTTTTATAATATTCTTTTCATACATCATTTCTTGATGCCAGAGCGGAACATATATTGTATCATCTCCAATTTCTAATTTGAAAATTTCACTGTTTAAAATATTATCGAGAGAAGGTGTTAGTATATAAATATTATACAACCTTAACTTATCATCTATTATATTTTTTATTATATCAATTGTTTCTACTGGAAAATTCATAGTATTATTATTTATGAACCTATATATATCCTCCAATACATCAATATTTACCGTATCAAATAACTGGTCGAATATTTTATTACTGAACTCAATACATTTCTTTTGAAAATTATGAACACTATCATTACCCGGGTTCTTTAACATCATCGTTAATAAGTTAATTATCAACTCTGTATATGGTGCGTCAAATATTTCTTCTTCTGTAGAATTATCAGGGACATTAGTATCCGTGTTAATAATATTGGATAAAAACGAATACGCAGCCAAGATTTCTTGAAATCTTTCATTTGAATCAGGATCAGGATTTTTATCAGGGTGATAATTCAGAGCCATAATATGATATGTTCTCTTCAATTCTATATTGGTGAGTTCATTTATATTTCCTATATCATATTTATCATCCAGTTTTAATTTATTTAATGCCAGTTTTATTGTCATTTTCATTTACCAACTTTATTAAATATAGTATAAATGCCTCTAAATGATAAATTGGTCTGTAATTATTATTATAATATTTAAACAATAAACAAACTCTCTCAAAAATTTTATTGATAAACCCCTCATCAATATTACCACCCGACATCTCTATCTTTTTTCTAATAACTGCGTCGATAATATAATAAACACAATCATAAAAATTCAAGTCGTTTATCAATAAATCATACAATATGTTTCTTATATTATTATAACTTATTTTGGGGTCTTTTAGGTTAGTAGATACTATAATATGAATTATTTTATCACATATAGACCGCTTATGATTTATAATGTTCTCATTATCTCCATTTATATCAACATATTTCAATAAATTAATAGATGATATATTTGATATAAACGGACCATCTTGATTGTCTTGATTGTCTGGGTTCGCATCTATTTTTTGTTTTGAGGCCAGCAACTTCTTATTATTGGCGTTTGATAATTTCATATAATTTGAATAACTCAGTTTTGAATAGTATAATGTTTTACATAAGTCCTGAATATTTACAGGGATAAAGCTAATATGTTCTGTTAATAAGATAAAATTTAATGTTATATTATTTATCAGGCTCTTCTGCATATAACTATAGAAAAATTCTATAATCTCATTATTTATTTCGTGGAAATTTTTACATAGTATAATTCCTGTTTTCGCCTTGGAACTTTGTATCGCATCTATAATGTTATTATAAACATCATTAAATAAAATCTTTGAATTACAAGTCATATTCTCCAAATCAATCTCATAGTGAATATCACTTATTTTCAATACATGCTCGTTCTTTGACGAACTCACCGTTAGTTTCCTTTCATATTTCAAATTACTTGGACTATATTTTTCTATTATCTTTAATGATTCTGTATATTTACCAGTGCCAGGTGGTCCATACAAAATAAAGTTGGGCATCAACTTAATATCATTAGATAATTTGCTAATATAATCGGTGTATTTATTATTTATTATATTTGATTTAGATTTGTCTAATAATGTGGTGAAATTATCTTTTAATATCATTATAGTATTTAAAAAATTAACTTTAAATATATAAAAAAATGTTTAAAGTTAATTTATTAATTAATCTAACTTTAAATGATTGCTGAAAACATTAATGACCTCGACACCAATAGTATCATCGTATGCGACCCTATCAAAAATAGCGTTATGCAATATAGCAACTTCTACAAGATTGTTTATTCCAACGACCTAATATCATTAAATGGACTATATCTCATATTTGATTTGAAAAAAGTCCATCATAGTAGAGACAAACTTGTATTTAACTATACCGACAATAAAGACGCTGTTGATAAAATCGCACACGTTGAAAGGTATATTTTAGACCTTATCTGTTCCACTAAAAATAGAATTTATAAAATCAGCGAACTACTTACCAACGGTAATATAAAATATTCTTATAATGATACACCCATCAATACTGGACACAATACCAATTATAATAGTTATAATACAGGTAATAAATCTTTAATTCTTAAAATATCAGGATTATGGGAGACCAAAGAAAATGTCGGTGTGACATTCAAACTTATTTTAGTTGAAAATAGTATTGATTTCAACGTTACTAAAAACAAATGGGGTTAATCTAACCGTCAGTTGAAAAAAAAGCCAGTAAAATGTGTAAAATAAAAACGAAGACATAATTTAAACTTATTAATATTAAGGAAGCACCCTTTAATATTGATTGCTCGGTTTGGTGTGCTTTATTACCTGTCTGCTTTGTCACAATAGCATTCAGCATGCTATACATATACTTTATTATAATACCTATCTGTAGCATTACTAACAACGAGGAGAAAAAAGAATATGTTCCGAAACTTGTGCTTACCTTATTTGAATTTATTCTCGTGTAATAAATGTAATTCAATACTATCATATAAATTACTACGCCCAGCGTTAATACCACAGGCAACGCACCCTGCGATAAAAGTTTTAAATAGTATGCTAATATACCACCTGTATGACCTCCTTCTAATAACTCTGTTTTTGAAGACAAATATATCGCCATAAACGTCATTAAAAATAAAGACAATGCAGTTAAACCATAACCCCAGATGGTTGTAGAGGCTGGACCGTGTGTTCCTAATTTAGTATGATTTTCTTGAAAAAACATTTTAACAATTAAACCCGCCATAGCCAGAACTACTAAATTCAACAAATCTAAATTCGTATTAGTGCTAAAACCAAACCCAAAAATACCCCTTCTATCTATCATCGCATCAAATTTTTCTTGTTGTGTCGCCATCTAATATCTAATATATATAAATATATTTTGAAATGAATATATTTATATTATTTGTTAATCATTATTAAGTTTGTTCCAACATTCTTCGCATACTGGAATGTACTCACTTGAGCCTATAAGCACTTGGGAGTTATCATCAACGAGCCGATGTGTAAATAACGATGAGTTTTCGCAATCATCACATTTACCAAAGGTTTGAACTATGTTAGTAGCATACATAGTAAGGTCCATCAGTTCTCCAAACTTCTCTCGCTTATAATCTAAATTTAGACCACATAATACTACATTCTTATTGTGTATATCCATAGCATTAATGACCCACTTCTTTAAATCTACGAAGAATTGTGCTTCATTAATGAAAATATATTCTGCTTTACAGAATATCTCAAAATATTCTGGATTATTTGTTAATTCATTCAAATCTTGAATTGAAATACAATTTAAACTAACCTTATCGTGCGAAACAATTTTAGGTTCGTCGGTATATCTTTTGTCAAATATATAATTAATGGCTAAACAGTTGTAATTAGTGCTCTTCTCCATATACTTTTCAATCAACGCAGTTGTCTTACCCGAGAACATACATCCGTATATTATTTCCAGCGTCATATTACCTTATCTATATATTAGTTATTTCGTATCTATATTATTTTGATTATGGTTTTCAATTTTAAAAAAAACAAAATATTATGCTTAAAATTTTTCTTATGTTTCTTGTGGATTATTTTTTAGATATTCCTTATGCGTTTCAGTTTTAAGATGCTGGCTTTTACCGTCCCTCCTATGAATAGCACCACAAATACAAGTTATTTGTTCTTTCTTCGTCGCAGCGTCTTTCTTTTTAAGTTCTGGGTCTTCGCTCCGTTTTTTATTAGCCTCATATTTTTTCTTTCTATACTCTGGGTCATCTTTCATTTTTTTACGCCTGATGCGGTGATATACTCTATCATATTCGGCTCTTTCTTCAGGTGTTTGTCCTGTTAAATTTTTGTTTAGCGATGGCTTAAGTGTTTCAATATAATATCTCTCCAGAGTTTTTGCTTCTTTTTTATCTTCTAAATTAGCCCTTTCTAATATTTCAAAATCCCAATTATCAAATCCCCCATTCTCTCTAATGAATTTATAAACAGGTGTATTATAATCTGGACTCTTTACATTATTACAATCGCTCTTATGATTTGATTTTCTTGCTGGAAAATCTTTTGAATAACCTATATATTTGTCTTTAATAAGTGGGTCATTAGAATGTAATAAATATACAACTGTGTTTGAATAATCATCCTTCTCTACTTTCTTTCTCGGCATTCAATAGTTTATGATTAATAATAAATTTATATTTTTATTATCAATTTTTAAAAAAAAACAAAATATTATCCAAACAACTATTTCTTATCAAATAGCATATTTCTCTTTTATCCACGATTTTAAATATTCAATCGCACAAGACTTTGGATTTTCATCAAATCCCGCTAATTTCATAAACTGCGGTTTCTTCATTTTGGTTGTCTTATAGAATATATACGGACCATATTTGCCGCTCCTAATAGACAGATTATCGTCGAGCTTACGAATAAGTGTATTATCACTTTTTTTTGCTTCGTCTAATATGTTAATTGCGTCATCAAGTTGAATATTTTTTATTGGAACATTCATTTTCACAAATTTCAAAGACTTTTTTATCTCGCCGTGCTCTAAATAATCACCAAATTTGCCCGATTTTAAATAAACAGTTAAACCATTATGTTCTCCTAAAATTTTTACATTATCCTCACTTGATACTATTATGTCTTCCAACTTATATTCGCCGTTCTTTAATCGTTCCATATCAATATCTGGCTTCACACCATAAAACCCCATAGAATTGTCTGGTTTAGTATATTTAATGATAGGACCATTTTTACCAATTGTGTAAGTATGCTTATCATCTATTTTAATATTTAGTTTGAGACTTGAACCGTTGCTACTTTCAAGCAGAGAATTATCAGTAATCAACTTCTCAATAAGTGTATTACAATCATCACACAGCACCTCATATTTCTTTTTACCGTGTGCGATTAAATCTAAATCGTCTTCCATTTTCTTTGTATAATCATAATCAAATATGTCGTTAAAATATTTTATCAGGAATTCAATTGATAATATTCCCATATGCGATATTACTAACTTATTCTTTTCGTTGCCGAATTCTTTTTCACCTTTCTCCTCGGTTATATTACCAGATTCAAATGTATAATCAACCGTTTTTAATTTTTTGCCTTCAACATTCTTTTTTTCAACATATGAACGTTCCTGAATTTTATCAATCAATGACGAGAAGGTAGATGGTCTGCCTATACCCCGCTGCTCCAATAATTGAACTAACCGAGCCTCTGTATAATGAGATTTCAGTTCTTTTAATGTTTGAATCGCCATTATTTTAGACGGCATAACAGTATTACATTTTAAAGTCTGTAAATACGCATAATACTTCTCTGGTTCTATCCCTTGAACTGCTTTCCAGCCAGGGAATATATTTTCTTCAACTGTATATTTATAATGGTTGTTTTCAGGGGCAGTAATTTTAACAACTTGCTGTTTATACTTTGCTGGAGCCATCATACTCTCAAGTGAATTGTTCCAGATTAATTTATACAGTTTTCTATGCCGTGGGGTGAAAGTGTCGCCGTCATCGAGAAGTTTTACGAGTGAAATATTAGTCGGTCTAATAGCTTCGTGTGCTTCTTGTGCGTTATTATTATCTTTTTTCTTTTTCTTCGTTTCATCATCTGGTTTATCATCGGCGTCACGCTGCGTAATTGAAGCCATATTAGGATTTAAGTGTGCGGCATTATAATTCTCCTTGATATACTTAATACCACTCTCGATAAACTCTTCACAATATACCTTACTATCTGTCCTCATATATGTAATATAACCTCCTTCATACAATTTTTGAGCAAGACTCATAGTCTCTTTTGGAGAGATATTCATTAAATTATTAGCAGATTGCTGTAATCCACTCGTAGTAAATGGTATGGGTTGTGTTTTTTTCGTCTCCTTCTCTGGTTCCTTTGATAAAATATGTTCGTGTGTTTTTGATAATTCTAAAAACGATTTAATCTCCTTGTGCGATACATGATTATGGTTTAAAGTAAATATTAGGTTTCGTCCAGTAAATATACCAGTAGTATTGAAACTTAATTTACCTGGACTTTCTTGAATTTCTTTGTAATTTTCATATACTAATCGTAATGCTGGTGTTTGACACCTGCCAGCACTCAACGAATTCTTTGTATTAGATACAATATGCTTCCATAGAGTGGGGGTAATTTTGAAACCAACAATGAGGTCTAAAATTTGCCGCCCTTGCTGTGCGAATACAAGGTCCATATTGATTACTCCAGGATTAGCCATCGCCTTTTTTATCGCTCTTTCGGTAATTTCGTGGAAAATTATGCGTTTTGTTTCAGTGGGGTTCAATTTGAAAACTTGAGTAATGTGCCACGCAATCGCCTCACCTTCTCGGTCGTCGTCTGTAGCCAGAATTACTTCCTTCGCATTTGCTATAGCCTGTTTCAACTTACTGACCTGTGATTTTTTAGCATCTGCGATTTCAAACTTTGGTTTATAATTATTTTCAAAATCAATTTGTTTTAAATTAGAGAGATGGGTAATGTGACCATATGATCCAATAACTTTATATCCAGGTCCAAGATATTTTTCTATCTTTCCACATTTCGCAGGCGACTCTACTATAATAAGTGTATAACTCATTACTGGTTTCTACTGTTATATGGTTACTATATTTATATTATTTCTTTTTCAATTTTATAATATTTACAAGTATATTATTATTTTATAATAGTATTACAAAGAATGTCTAAATTGAATAAAAGAAAAAGAGATTTAATAAGGAAAAAAAATAAATTCAAAAAATCTCTTCCAAAACCGGAATTTAGTGCCCGCAACGTGATTATTTTTTTCTTTATCTCGTTCGTAGTCTATTTTCTGTTTATAATATTTCGTACCTATAATTATGCAGGTGTTAAAAAAATGTTGAAAAGGCAAAATATTATTATATAATAGTAATGTATAGAAATGGTGAAACAATACAGAGCAAAAACGAGAAAGCCGAAGATGAGAAAAACAAAAGGCAAAAAACCCACCAGAAAAATTAATTTAGGGAAAATGAAGAAGAAGAATAAGACTATGCGTAAGCGTCGCCGCAACGGCGGGGCACCAAATATGGGAGATACACGTAGAAAAGCAGCAATCATGCTGCAATCTATCGCAAGAAGGAATAAGTCAAATAAGGAAACACGTTCATTAAAAAAGCAAAATAGTCTTGATAAACAGTTTGAAGGCATTGCGGCAGCGGCTCGTGATGGAGCGAAGGCACAGGACGAATATTACAACGGATTAAAAAAATCAAAGAAGACTTTAGAATCTTACGTAAGACGTAGAAATGCTCGCAAAAGTCGCAAAAACTAAAATAATTTTTATATCAAATATATAAAAAAATTATTTAAGAACATATTATCTTCGTATATAGAACGAAATAATGACGAATGATAATATTAAAAACGAAATACTGTGTTATGTATGTAAGTTGTGCGACTATAGCACCAGTAGCAAAGCCGAACATGATAAACATTTAGCAACACCAAAACATATTACTACCTTGAGAACAACCGATACAAACTATATAACAAAGCCCGAAACCATTAAAACTTGGAAATGTGAGTGTGGTAAAGAATATAAACATCAGTCAAGTCTATGGAATCATAAACAAATATGTAAATATAAAGACGAACAAGCAGCCATTAAAAAAAAGGAGGAAGAATTGGATACGAGAGAGATGTATGCTTATGTTATTGATGAAAACAAAGAACTACGAGATATTATAATCGACCAGCAAAAAACTATCAACAATCAAAACAAACAAATTGCTTTATATATTTCTGATATGGAATATACTCCATTTGATGATTAATATAAAAAATTATAGAGTCACTAACCAACAGCCATAAAAAAATATAACTTGAATTTGGTTATATTTTTTAATTTTATAATATTAGGTTTGAGAGATTATTCAATCCGATCTGCGGGATAAACACTCGTCAAATTTTGCTACGGTAAGCGTTTCTTTCGCACGAATCATAGTTGTGTATTTTTCATCCTTATCCTTAATCGCTGCCGCAACCTTATTGACGGCATCCGCATAAGCAAGGTCGGCGGCATCACAAGCCAACCGTGCGTTCTCAATATCGGCAAGCATTTTGTTTCTATTTTTAATAAACATATAATGTTTGTATAAATTCAATTCAATTTTTTTATGTATAACTGTGCGATGGGTTAGTAATATCATTCATCTCTCCAACCAATATAAATATTACTATAATTAACATAAAAAAAAAACCATTTAGGGATATTTATGTAATTATATATAATGACTGATAAACAAGAAACAAACCCTACTGAAACTTCATGTATTAATTGCGATGATTACACAATAAGTACCAAAAATTATTCGTGTATAACTTGTAGTTATACTACAACTAATAAAAAAGATTATAAGAAACATTTATTAACCAATAAACATATAAAAAATCATGATGGCGTTGATTATACCGAAATCAAGAATAAACAGTTATATAAGTGTAATTGTGGTAATGAGTATAAATACAGACAAGGACTTCACGCACACAAAAAAGTCTGTAAATATATTGCCGAACAAACAAAAGAACCATATACTATACAATCACTCAAAGAAGCGATTGAGGACAATAAGAAACTACGTATAGAATCAAATGAAAAGATGTTCAATATATTTACAGAACAGAGAGATATGAATAATATATTAATAAAAGGATATCAAGAACAGAAAGATACGATTAGGGGATTAATGAAAGAAAATGAAGGAGATAAAGATATAATTAATTACCAACGCGATATAATAGAAAATCTTTCTAAAAAATTGATACAAAATATAAAGAATACTCCTTGAAATACCGTAAAAAACTGGTTTGAGAGCATTATGCTCTCAATAATAAATATATATAATATTGTTAAAAATATGAGAATTTGATAAAGTAAAAATTTTTTAAGAATTGGACAATTATAAATGTCCATTTTAAATATATGTGAGAAGTTTGAAAACTGTAAAAAAACACACAATTTCAAATTATAAAAATAACAAAATAAATTATATATTGAATATTTTGTTATTATAATGGTGTGGTTTATAAAAATTATTTGAATTTATATATATTTAAAAATCTATATATATATATATAAAAATAATTTAGGAATTTGTTATGTTTCCATATTAGAAATGGTTGGAAATCCTAAAACTCCAAAAAATCCAAAAATTATTAAAAATTATAATTGTGAATGTTGTAAATACATTACGGTCTGTAAAGGTGATTTTGAAAAACATTTAAAGACTGCTAAACATAAAAAAAACACACAGGAAACGATAAACGAAGATTTTGGAAACGATGGAAATCCAAAAACTCCAAAAACTCCAAAAACTCCAAATAATCTAACAAATTATAATTGTGAATGTTGTAAAAGAAAGTTTAAAACCAATAGTGGTTTGTGGAAACATAAAAAAACTTGTATAAATGAAAATGATAAAGTTCAAACTTGTGTAGAAATAGTAGAACAGAAACCAAATACAGATACAAATTATAAAGATATAATTATGACCCTTGTAAATGAGAATAAAGAAATGCGAAATATGATGAGTGAACAGCAAAAAACAATTACCGAAATGATGCCGCATATGGGAAATAACACAACAAATAACAATAACAATACCATTAACAATAATCAAAAATTCAATATTAATGTGTTTTTAAATGAGAAATGTAAAGACGCTATTAATATGAGCGATTTCATCAAATCTATAGAAGTATCGGTAGAACAACTCCAATACACAACTAATAATGGACTTGAAAAAGGTATTAGTCAGGTTATAATGGATAATATGAATAAGTTAAGTTTATATGAGCGACCAGTACATTGTACCGACACAAAGAGGGAAACAATCTATATAAAAGACAACGATAAGTGGGAAAAGGACAAAGATAAGACGGTGTTAAAGAAGGCAATTAACAAAGCATCTAATAAAAATTATACAGCATTAACAGAGTGGACGAAAGATAATCCAAATTTTATGAAGTGCGATGATAAACAGATGTTTTACGCTAAAACAATATCCGCAATCGGGAAACCAATTGATAATGTAAATGATAAGATTGTGAAAAAGATATGTTCAAATACAAGTATGAAGGGATCTTTAGAAAATCACGATTAGGGTTTTTTTGTTTTATTGCGTCTTCTGCGTCGGCGGGATCCACCTCTGCTTGCTCCTGGCGGACCAACAAAACGTTTTACAACTGCTCCAGGGGCAGATGATACTTTTACTACAAGAGTTGGTGGTGGTTTTGTGGCAAATAAATTGGTAAGGGTCTCATACCCATTTTGGATCCCATTTTTGATATCAGTGCCAGTTATGTTTCTCTCTAAAATCTCACCGCCACGCAGACGTCTCTTTGTTCCTCCTACTTTAGGTCTCCTTGTGTTGGTTACTTTAGGTCTCCTGATCTTACGCTTTAATGTGCGAACCATTATATATTATATATATATAAAAAAATTGATTAGATAATATAATGAATTGTAGATATGAAAAAAATAACACCGACGGACGAGAAAGTGTATATGACGGAATGTTCAATATGTTTTGAAAATATTACAAATAGCAGTAAGGCGAGTTGTAATCATCATTTTTGCCATTCGTGTATAATGAAATGGTGTAATTCAGGTGGAATAACTTGTCCGATGTGCCGTAAACGAATGTTTCAAATCGTTCAACATAATGAGATAGAGTTCGGGTTGGAACCTATGGAGAAACAAAACAAAATATTATTATTTTATTTAGATACTGAAGAGATTCCAGGAATAATGTTATCAAGATTAGACGATGAGAAAAAACCAGGGCTAATAATTCATTATATGGACGATTCAAGCGTATTTAGAAGACATTTTAAAGAAGGTGATAAGATATTATATCTAAATGGTATTCCATGTATTCATTCTCGTGATGCCGTAGATATAATAAACCATACTTATGGTAGAAGAGGAATACTAAAAATTGAAATACCAGATGATGGTATGAATAGCAAATATAAAAAAACTAAAAAACTCTTGGCTGATTATTATCGTGATTGTTGTTTTGGATGGGTGTATAAAATGCTTAATTAATTTAAATTAAAAAATTATTTAAATTAATGCTATTGGATATATTTACTTGGGTAAGTTCTTGAACTCACGGTAGGAAAGAGGTTTTGGTTCGGCGTCAGTATCATTTGTATTGGAAGATGTTGGCTTGGACGGAGACTTTTTTTTACGGTTATTGGAATCCTTCTTTTGCTGAATACGCAGAGCACTATCAATATACATTTCCTTTAAATACTGTCCTACGATATAAGAACCCTCGTGCTGATCAATTTTACTGTCTTCAATCTGCTTTAAGACATCTAACATTTTGTACATAATGTTTAAGTCAATTGTCTCGGTTTTAATTCCCTTAAAAATTTCAGGGAAACTATGGTATAGGAAATCGCACTGTTTCATGCAAATAGCCTCAAATTCCATGGGGTTAGATTTAGCTAATCGGTGGTACTTCTTTTTTAAAGCGAGCATATGACTAATATCAGCGTGGATACGGGCACTCTTTTTGGAAGTGCGTATATCCTGTGTAACATCTTCGGTTTCGTTGGCGGTAATCATATTTTTAAGGTCTTCTTTCTGCTGGTCATCGAGAACGGACATATTTATTATATGAAAATATAAAAATACATTTAAGTGTATTTACGGGTAATTATATTATGATTTTAATAAATACAAATATAAAATAAATGAATGGAAAAAGAAAAGGTATTAAATTTCTAATTCTAATTTTATCAGCAGTATTATTAGTTATTATTTTATAGGGATTATATATATAAATTAGATGAATTTGAATAATAATTTGGTTTCAATTTTCAATAGAAAAAATTATAAAGTAGTAATAATCTTTTTATCGGCTTTGGTGTTATCTATGTTGTTCTACGGAAACTATAACTTGGTAGTGAGCGAAGGGTTTAGCTTGAAAGACAAGGCAGCGGAGTTAAATAAGACAATGAATGGAGCAAAAAAAGCGTCGGCGGATAGTGAAGCGGTTGCGAAACATTATAAAGCGGCAAATAATAGCCGTAAAGATTTATTAAAGAGAGATTTGGGCACGATGGTAGAACCATTCACGGAAGGAATGAATGTATGTGGTTCAAACTATAGTAATTTAGGGGTAAAAGGTAATGCGGCGAATATAATGGTAAATTCGCAGTGTGAAACTTTACAAACATTAAAAAACAAAAATAAGTCTGTATTGGCGGGAGAACACAAGAAAAGATGAAATAATTATTAAAAATCAACAAGGCATAAATATATAATTAATTTATATATTTATAATAGGAAGATAAACTAATATGAGTTCTACATTCGGAGATTTAGGGAGCGCAGTAGTAATAATATTTACATTTGCTATGATTCATATATTATTAGCCGTCAGCACGGGTATAGCAAATATACGAAATAATTGGGACAAATACAAATGTAGTCCAGGAATAATGCCTTTCGCTGCTGTATTTGGTCATGATGTAAAAGATAATTTCGATCAATGTATAAAAACGACACAGGTTGATTTTATGGGTCCATTTTTAGAACCTGTGTATCAGTCACTGGGTTATTTTGCACAAAGTGGTTCAGCATATACTGATATGTTTGAGAGTATGAAGGTTACTGGTAATGCACAGGGTAGTTCGATGGGCAGTTTTGCTGAAGACGCTAGAAATAGGCTGTATAAAATGGGTGATAGTTCAAATAAGATATTTATGGGTGTAGTGGATACTTTTAGTAAATTAACAGCGACAATAACTTTGTTATATAACACCTTACAATCTGGATTGACGGCTGGAAAGAGTGCGTGGAAAGAATTACCAGGAACATTTATAAAGATAGCAAGTTTTGGCTCTGTATGATAAATAATAATAATAGGAATAATATATATTTATAAATAAATAATAGAAATATATATTAGTATGGAAATTCCACTCAAAAATACAATACAAGATAATATAAAAGAATTGTTTGATAATGCAAGTTATTACAGCAGACATAGCGATGATGTATGGATAACAACTTTAGCAACCATAATTGTGATTGGTATAGTGATATATCTATATATCAAATCAACGTTTGCTGGGGAAAAGGCGAATTGGGAATACAATAAATGTAATCCGTTGTATATGCCTTTTGCGAGTATGATAAATGGTGGTTCTGATGCGATGAATGAAGATAATTTGAAAAATTGCTTTAAAGATTTAACAAGAAGTATAGCGAATGACGCATTAGGACCTATAAATGCGAGTTCGAATTTGTTTTCCGCAACATTAGAGACATTATCGGGTATGTATGCGGGTGCTCAGGAGTATATTATGTATTTATACAATCTAATTTTAGCGTTTTTCAATGAATTAATGTTGAGAGTACAGAGAATTGCGGGTGAAAACATTATTATATTCGCAAAAATCAATAATTTTTTAGGTAATGTTTTAGGGTTTATCTCTCTGATGTATTACAACTTGACTGTTATAATTGATTCTATAAAATTAATTTTCCCTATGATGGCTTTGTCGTTTTTAATAGGTGTAATTATGCCTGCAATAGTGTCTTTAGTAGTGTCTATGGTGTTATTGGCTGTATTTTATGTAATTGCCGTAACATTATCGCCTGTGTTTTGTATAGGATGCTGGGCGTGGGGACCAGTAGCAATATGGTTGATAGTAGTAATATTTATGACTATTTTCGTTATATTCATTCTAACATTATATGTGATTTTTTCGGAGACTTGTAATAATATATTAAGCAAACTATTATCCCCTATAAGCACAAACGACGATAAGATGGAATTTAAAGACCCGCCACCCCAGTAATAATACACAAGAAGCATAACTAATAAAATATTTTAATACTTTAATGAAGTTACCTGAAAAAATAAGAAATAATAGTTTCTACAAATTTTTGTTTTATATTTTTCTACTGATTGTAATATTCAACCAGGTAATCGTATATAGTATAATGAGCGTATATAATAAAAACCAAGACGATGAAGAAACAACGGAAAATTACAAGAATTTAGATACTAATACAGAATTTACAGATGGAAAAATAAGCGATATATTTAAAAATAACAAATATAATTTAGGAAGTTATCCAAGCGTACAAATACAACCGGGAGAGATATTATTCAAACATAACAAATTTCTACCCGAATGCTGTATGTATTATTCCGACTATTCATCTGATAAAGGTTGCCCGTGTATAACACCAGAACAGCAAAACTATTTACAACGCAGAGGTTTAAATAGAAGCACATCGTCGTTCGTTCATTCTCCAGCGTTGAAGAATGTGTATTTTTCACCCACAAATACATTGAAAGGAGTAAAAAATGAAATATTTCTTAAACATAACACATATATAAATAAAACACCACCAGAGATGGATGCTACAGCCAAAAACGAGGTATATTCGTTGTTAAATATACAAGAAAGGAGTTGAGGTGTGATAAAATATATAAAATAATAATTTAAAATGATTATATTAATAATAATAACATAATAAAAATGTTATTATTATTATCAATCGTTTCCGCACAATCATTCATGTTTTCGCACAATATGAATATGCTGCGGGGAAAGAATATTAACGCAAGGAGAGCACCATTTGTGACGATGAAAGCAGAAGTTCCAGCGGAAAATACCACAGAACCATTAGATTATCTGGAGAATATTGATTATGACGAGGATGAAGATATGTGGACGATGGATTTAATAATACCAGATAAAGAACTCGTAGGCAAGATAGAGCCAACGGGTGATATAATGAAAGATATGTTAAATGAGACACCCGAAACTGAAATTCCAGAGACAGAAACACCATTTCCATCTTTCAATGAATTTTTACAAAAGAAGCGGGAAGAACAGGCTTACCAAATGCTACAAGAATTTAACAGGGCAGATGAAAAGGCAGATGCGATTGAAGAGCTGGGCGAAGATACAAACCTACAGATACTCACAAATGGTGGGGCAATAGCATATTCGAAGAAATGGATTTATGATATGATTAAGTTTAGTTGGGACTATCCAAAGTTCATGTATATTGATATGTATAATATGCGGGATTTTGCATTGGAAAACAAGACAAAGAATTATCTGTATCTGGGATATTACCCACCTGATATGGAGACAGGCAATCACGGACCATATTATGTAGTTGCTCTTGAAGTTATTGCTGCTAAAAAGGAACTGCACGTCTGTAATATTATCCAAAACCCAAATTATATGATGGAAAATGAAAAGGATACACATAGAATTATGGAATTCAAGCAGGAAATCTCGGATATGGCTGCTAATTCGTATGTGTTTCTAAAAATAGAAAGGTTAAAAAAAGGTTCAAATGAAAGGTATTATTTTAGTTGGTTATATGAATAGTTTTTTAGTTATACATACCTAATGGTAGGTCATTCTTCTCGGTTCTGGTAAGTAGTTTATCAATAATATTACGCTTAAGATGGAATGGGAATTCAACCTTCTCATCAAGTTTAAGAGATGATTGGAATAGGTTTTCGTCAGATTTCATTAGACGGTAAAGATTGAGTTTGGTGTAAATGATTTCAAGGCAGCGTTTCAGGTTTCTAACACCCGCTTCTTGCTCGGTGAAGTCAGTGATGATATATTCAATAATCTCGTCTGTGAATACAATATCCTCGGGTGAGAATTTAGTTTGTTCGTGAATTTTGGTGAGTAGGTAATTTTTGCAAATTACAAGCTTATCTTTTGTAGTGTATCCCTTGGTCTCAATTTTATACATCCTATCTTTAAGGATGGGATTGACCTTGGACTCGTCGTTATAACTGAAAATGTATAACGCCCTTGACATATCAAGACTGATTTCGGATAAATATTTATCGCTGAAATCAGTGTTCTGTGTAGTATCAGTAAGATGGGTTAGAACGCCCGCAATTTCCTCACCCTTTGGTGTATCACTAATCTTATCAAGTTCATCAAACAGTATGACTGGGTTCATACAACCAGATTGAATGAGAATATCAATGATTTTACCATATTTGCTACCCTCGAATGTGTAAGCATATCCATCAAGAAATCCGCTGTCGCCGCAACCACCGAGAGCGACAAGAGCAAATGGGCGGTTTAGAATTTTGCTAATGCCGTCCTTAATGAGTGTGGTTTTACCTGTTCCCATAGGACCCTTGATTGCGATAGCACTACCAACCGCATTAGGATTAACAAGCCATAGTCCAATAAGCTGCATAATTTGCATTTTAGCATCTTCAAGACCATATACGACACTATCAAGTGTGTTTTTGGCTGACTTCATAAAACTGTGGCACTTATCAATACCATCGGCAAATGTAATTGGTAGATTGTTATACTTATTGAATGGTAGTTTGATAAACGCATCAACCCATGACTTAACCTTGTAATACTCTCCATTATCGTGCTCCATAGTGCGAAGAGCGTTAATTTTCCGTAGAGCACAAGCCTTATATGCGTCAGGAATATCAATATTAACAAGATGAATTAGATAAGGTGTATCTACAGTAGTGAGTTTTTTAATAGCAGATAGTTTTTCAATAGCAACATTCTGCTCTTCAGGCGACATATATTGCTTGAAATATTTGGATTCGTTATTTTCAAGGTCAAGAATTTTGGTGAATGTCTTGTAATTTTTGTTACCGGTTTTAGCAACGGAGGCAGCAAACTCATCCATATCACGATCCTCTTCATCTCCATCAATAATTTCGTTTTGAAGTTCGTCGTTGGCTAATTTAACCAGGTCTTCAACGAGGTTATTGGTCTTTGAATTGATAAGTTTCTTGGCGATTTTATCAAGAGCAGTATCTTTATCATCGGTGTCGCTCACATCATCATCGTCTGTAAATACATCATCGTCATCCTCATCGCTGCTAGCCGCAGGAGATAGATGCCTCTTATTATTGTTGATTTTAGGAATTGCGGCGACTTTAACACGCTTAATTTTGTTAATTTTGGAAGCACTATATCTGGAGGGGTATAATGCGTTAATGAACTTGTAATATTCGAGTTTATCCTTAGCGAGGCTTTTGGTGGACTTATTAACATATGGGTCCTCGCTGTCGTCAATAAACGAGTCATTATCGGATTCATAATCAGTTCCATCGTCGGTGGGACTATCGGAAACGGAGTTATCAATAATCTGCTTACGCTTCAGCACGCCGGTGCTAAGACGAGTATTATGCTTGCGGTTGTATTGGGAAATCGCCATATTTGATAATTAATATATACATACAAAATAAATTAATTATTCAATTTTAAAATTAATAAAAATATTTAAATTCTTTATCAAATTATTGAGTAAGTCATTTATCCAAAATATTGGTAAATAAACAAAATATTTAATTAAAAATTAATAAAATTAATAATAATAAAATTGATTAGGAATTTAAATATATATATTAATTATAATAAAGTAACTATGACTTCTCATGAAACCAAAAAACCGTCCAAGATCATCGGTATTCAATTTAGTCTTTTAAGTCCCCACGAGATCCAGAAGGGGTCTGTGGCGGAAATTGTAAATAGGGACACTTATATCAACAATAAGCCTGTGCTGGGTGGGCTTTTCGATCCTCGTATGGGTATTCTGGAGCCTGGCTTCATTTGCCCTACAGACGGATTAGACTATATCCAAACACCAGGATATTTCGGGCACATTAATTTAGCACGCCCAGTATTCTACATTCAATATTTAACAACAATTATGAAAATTTTAAGGTGTGTCTGCATTAAATGCAGCAAGCTTTTGATTGATAAAGACAAGTATTCTTATTTCCTGAAATACAACAGCGATGAGCGCTGGAATAAAGTCTTCGCGCTGGCGAGCAAGAAGAAGAGGTGTGGCGAGTGCTGCAAAAATGGCTGCGGTTGCCTTCAGCCAAAGTTAAAGAAGGAGGGACTAGCTACCCTAATTGCCGAGTGGAACGAGAAGGAAGAGGAGATTAAGAATTACGAATTTTCAAAGGACGAGGGAACTGGAAAACTCATTATGAAGCTAATCCCCGAGATTGTAATTAAGATTCTCCGCAAGATTTCGGATGAGGATGTGAATTTTATGGGATTCAGTTCTATTTGGTCTCGCCCCGAGTGGATGGTTTGTCAGACGATGGCTGTGCCTCCCCCTGCGGTTCGCCCATCGGTCAAGCACGATTCGCAGCAGAGGAGCGAGGACGATTTAACACATATCATCGTGAATATTATCAAGGCTAACAAAACACTTCAAGAGAAGATTGAGCAAAATGCTAACTCAAATGTAATTGACGATTGGTCGACTGTGCTGCAATATTATGTTGCGACGCTGGTAGACAATAAGATTCCCGGTGTTGCGGCTGTAGCCCAGCGTTCGGGTCGCCCACTCAAGGCAATCAAGGATAGGCTGAACGGTAAGGGCGGTCGTGTTAGGGGTAATCTTATGGGTAAGCGTGTTGATTTCAGTGCTCGCTCTGTAATTACACCCGACCCCAACTTATCCATTAGCGAGTTAGGCGTTCCGCTGAAAATCGCCAAGAATTTAACCAAGCCAGTCACGGTAAATTCAAAGAACAAGCAGTATTTAATGACCTTTATTAAGAACGGTCCTGATGTATATCCGGGAGCCAAAATTTACGAGAAGAAGAACGGCGATTGTATCAGTCTGCGATATGTAGATAGGGACTCTATTGTTTTAGAGGACGGAGATAAGGTTCATCGTCACGTATTAAACGGCGACCCTGTGCTTTTCAATCGTCAGCCAACTCTACACAGAATGTCTATGATGTGTCACCAAGCCCGTGTTATGATGCAGGGTGATACTTTCAGGATGAACGTTGCGGACACGAAGCCGTATAATGCTGATTTTGACGGTGATGAGATGAATTTACATATGCCCCAAGATGAAGAATCGGAGACAGAGCTGCGTCTATTAGCGACGGTTAAGAATAACATTATTAGCCCAGCAAATAACAAGTCAATTGTTGGTATTTTCCAGGATTCACTTTTAAGCACATACTTATTCTCGCGCGAGGATATTACATTTGATTCGCGGACTGCGATGAATCTGCTGATGCATCACAAGAAGATTGACCTTAATGCGATTGATTTCACAAAGGACAAGATTTCCAGTTTTGAGATTCTATCCCAAATTCTACCAAATTTCAGTCTTAAATACAAGACGAAGAGGTTCAAGGACGACGAGGACTACAAAACATCTAACAACGTGTTAGAGATTAACAACGGAACAATTGTTCGTGGGCACATTGAGAAGGGAATTCTTGGTGATACTACACGCGGACTACTACAGAGAATTTACAACGATTTCGGTGTAGATGCCTCGCAGGAATTCATTGATTCCCTACAGGATATTGTAACTGAATATATGAAAATTCACGGATACAGCGTTGGTATTAGTGATTTAATTGCCGACAAGGATACTAATCAAAAAATCGTGGAGGTAATCACACAAAAGAAGAGCGAGGTGAAGTCGCTAATTGACGAGACACATCTGGGTATCTTTGAGAATAAGACAGGAAAGCCAAATGTGGAAGAATTTGAGACACAGGTGAATAATATCTTAAACAAGGCTTCTTTTGAGGCTGGTAAATTAGGACGCACCAATTTAGACAAGAATAACAGGTTTGTTATTATGGTAAATGCTGGATCTAAGGGCAGTGATTTAAATATTTCGCAGATGATTTCGTGCCTGGGACAGCAGAACGTTGATGGAAAGCGTATTCCATACGGCTACGAGAACAGGACCCTACCACACTTTACCAAGTTCGACGATTCGCCCGAGGCGCGTGGTTTCGTTGAGAGTTCCTTCATTGGGGGGCTACGCCCAGAAGAACTGTTCTTCCATGCTATGGGTGGTCGTGTTGGTCTAATTGATACTGCTGTAAAAACATCTACAACTGGTTATATTCAGCGTCGTTTAATCAAGAGTATGGAAGACATTATGATTGGTTATGATATGACCGTAAGAAATAACAAGAACAAAATCATTCAGTATTCCTATGGCGATGACGGAATTGACCCAATCAAGGTTGAGTCGCAGGGACTTGGATTTATTACTATGACGATTGAAGAGATTTACGGACATTACCAGATGCCTACCGATAAGACCAAGGATTCGGTATATGCTACTCTATACACAAAAACCGCATACACGAGGTTCAACAAGGAGAAGACTGCGATGGATAAAAAATGCAAGGAATACATTGACTATATCATTGAGGCTCGCAAAGTGATTGTTGAGAAGGTATTGAAGAATATCTTCAAGGGAACAGTCAATCTTCCCGTGTCGTTTGTGAATATTATCAACAACATTGCTGGAAACCAGGAGGAGAATGTAATTGTTGATATTACGCCTCTGGAATTATTCAAAATGATTGAGGAGAATATGGAGAAGTTAAACAAGATTTACTACTGTAAGCCAAGTGAGCTATTCAAGATTCTATACTATTATTATTTAAGTCCCAAGGAACTAATTATGCATAAGAAATTAACAAAGAAGTCGGTTGAAGTTCTGCTGCTGACTATTAACAATTCTTACAAGAAGTCTATTGTAGCACCAGGAGAAATGGTGGGTATGATTGCGGCACAAAGTATTGGTGAGCCAACTACTCAATTAACCCTGAATACTTTCCACTTTGCTGGTGTTGCGTCCAAGTCTAACGTAACCCGTGGTGTTCCCCGTATTGAAGAAATTCTATCTCTATCGGAAAACACAAAGAATCCATCTTGCACGATTTATTTAAACGAGCAGGATAAATACGACCAAAACAAGGTGAAGCAATATATCAATTCGTTAGAGCATACCAAACTGCGTGAAATCGTTGAGGCGATTGAGATTTGCTATGACCCAGACGATTTAAAGACACTAATCAAGAAGGACGAGGCTCTCATGAAAGAATACAGCGAGTTTGAGGAACTGTTAGATGATTGCAAGACTACTCTACACGCACCTAAAGATAAGTCCAAGTGGATTTTAAGGTTAGAAATGAACAAGGCTGAGATGTTAGACAAGGATATTACTATGGAGGACATTCATTTCGCACTTGGAAATTCGTATAACAACATTTCGTGCGTATATAATGATTACAACTCGGATAATCTTGTTTTCAGGATTAGGCTTAACAAGAACATCCAAGCGTCAAAGAAAAAGAAGGCGTCTTCTACGCCCGAGACATTAGACCAATCGGACGAGATTTACATCCTGAAGAACCTACAGGACGAACTGCTTGATACATTAATTCTGCGTGGAATTAAGAACATCGGCAAGGTTCTGCTGCGTAAAATCACAGACAACTTTGAGGAAATTGACCTGAAATATATCAAGAAGGAGGTTTGGGTATTAGATACCGTTGGAACAAATCTAATGGATATTCTGGCGTTAGAATTCATTGATAAAACAAAAACTTACACTACCGACATCATGGAGATTTACAACGTATTAGGCGTTGAGGCGGGCAGACAGGCGATTTTCAACGAGTTCTCGGAGGCGATTGAGTTCGACGGAGCATACATTAACTACCATCATCTAACTATGCTGGCGGACAGGATGTGCTGTAATGATAAGATGGTGTCTATCTTCAGGCACGGTATTAATAATGACGATGTTGGACCTATTGCGAAGGCATCGTTTGAGGAAACTCCAGAGATGTTCCTGAAAGCGGCGAGGCATGGAGAATTAGATGCTATGCGTGGTGTTTCTGCGAATATTATGTGCGGTCAAGAGGGATACTATGGAACAAGTAGTTTCAAACTGCTAGTTGATATGGATAAGATGATGACCAATAAGCCAAAGCCCGAAGATACTGATGGTTTAAATAAGAAGGAGATGGCGGATAAGTTATTCAAGGAATTAGATAGTTCTCCAGATGAGAGCGAGTGCTCTACTAATAACTTAGTGATTGATTCGCTTGTCCCAAGTATGAAGGCAGTAAATATGGGTGAGACAGATGATTATGATTTAGAGTTTTAAATACATCATATAGCAATACATTAAATTACGAATATTAAATTTTTATTGAAATATAAAAATTTAACTTGGACCTTATAATATTTTTTTTATTTGTTTAAATTTTTGAGTATTTGGTTATTTTTGGGTTCTACCTTTTCCTTATGATATTTATGAACCGCACCAATGAACAAATCGGTATGTGGGTTTAATCTTTCTGTTATACTCGTGTGAATGCGGAATTTATCAGCAACATCTTGTATTTGATCGGCAACATTTAATGTGGTAGTGTTATTTTGTGATGTAACTAACAACTTATAATTCTTTAATCCTCTATGGTCAGAACTGGGCAGTTTAATAAAATAGTAATTATCGTTATTTTCATTTTTATTTAATATCACATATGGTTCTAAGTTGATTTTTGCGTTAATAACACTGTTGGATACTAAAATAATGGGTAGTTCGTATTTCATAGCCAATAGATATATATCAACATAGTTAAAAACATAGGCATTATCATCTATAATACGCATCAATAAATTTTTGAATTCGTCCGTTTTTACAAATATAGAACTTTTCATCTTTGTCGCATATTGTGTCATAATGGTAGTCAATCGTGTTTTATTATACGCTTGAGCCATAACCAATAATGCTTCAGTATAATCGTGCTTGAAATATTCATCGATCAAGATATTCTTTATGTCTGTACCAGTCATATCTTTCATGCTGTTGTCTCCATTATTAACATAATAATGTTTAATAATGTATAAAATCAATTCGGCGGAACATAAACCCAAAGTTTTTTGTGTATTATCATCAACTATAGTAAAGAAAAACTCCGATATCTTGGGAACAAAAAACTTATGCAGTTTTTCTTTAACCGCTAATTTTTTATGTTTGCACTCCATATTTTTTGCATAATCATAAATATTTTGCCCCACAACAACATCATTGTCTTCTTGAACGTCGGGTTCGGCTGGGTCATCAACATTATCAGCGTTTGCCTTTGCATTTGCTGCTGCGTATTTTTCTTCAATTTCTCTGATTTTATCAATTTGCTCTTGTGGTAATTTTAATATCACCTTTTGGTTAGGCTTGAGCTGCTCCATATTAAATTCAGTATATTCAACTTTGATGTTTTCAGTATTAACTTTATTTACCTGCTTGTTATTTTTAATATTATGGGTATCAAAGGTGTTTAAATTGGAATATGGGTCTTTGATATTGTAATTGCTTGTAGTAATCTCTCTGGCTAATGCGGATTCCATAATTATTACTTCATCGTTATTAATATTATACTTGATGTTATTGAATGAAATAAATTTGGATGGATTGAATAGAACTAATTTAGTTTTGTTGTAGCGAGCAAATTCATCTGCTAATTTGGTGAAATATATATCCACATTAGAGTCGCTGGTAATTAGATTTGTTTCGGGAATAATCAAGTTGCAAATATTGGTTTCAGGTTTAACCATACAATAATCACTATCGCAATTGGTATTGTTAATACAAGAAGAAAAATTCTTGATACCGTTTAATATTTTAGGGTCATATTGGGCGAACATAACATAATTATCAACTAATGATTCTAATTCTTCACGTATAAGTTTTATTTTATCAAAATAAATAACCGCATTATTTTTAATAATATCTTGTAGTCTGATATTGAATTTCATATTTTTATATTCGGACAGTAGTTTTAATACGGTATTCCTGAAACTATTGTAAAAGCCTGACTCTAATTTAATATTGTTAATCATTTCACGTCTATCATCATCTATATTAAATTTATTTTGTATAATGGTGTCGGTGAATATATAATTTTTATCAGAAAGAATTTCTAATTCATCATTAATATATAAGGCTGGTTTGGATAACATAACAAACTGGTTCGCATTTGTAATAATACCAACCACTAATTCGTCTTCAACTACTTTATTCAGTGGCTTACACTGTATAATTTCATTACTGTCGATGTAAATCTTTTCCAGAAAATCTTTAGTCTCATTATATTCCGCAAAATATTCATCTGACAACTCATCAATAAATATTGTATCAATGGTTTCGTATTCATACATCTTAGAGGGAAAGCATGGAATATATCTGTAGTTTTCAAATTCTTCGCTACTTACCAGAACAGCAATAACTTTACTTTCATAATCAACTACCTGGTAATTAACTTCATATTTCAGTTTATTTAAGATATTGATAATGTTATCCAGTGATATATTTTTTTTAAATTTGTTGGTTTCGTTGCTGGTGTTAGATATACAATTATCATTTAATTCGTTCTTTATAAAATTCAATACTTTTTTGAATTCGTTTAACCCTTTCTCTTCGGTATTAAACCCAAATGAAAATAATGGGGTGATAGTATCAGTTATTTCGGATTTTACGGAATATACAGGTTCAAAGTATTCATTTTTTTTCAATAATATTAAACTCTTCTTACTATCGTCTATGAATTCATTTGAATAATTTTGTTTGGGGCAAATAACCTTAACGTTGTCGGTTAAATCGTATGTTGTAATATCTAAAATGATAAGATTAATTCCATTGGGGAACAATTTTGTATTGGGCTTACATATAACATCCCATAAATAGGTGTAATCTATAATATAATCATTACCTTTTAAATATAATTTGAATTGTTCGAATGAAGTGAGTATTCTTTTATACAAATTTACCTGATTGATATTCTCCTTATCAATTTTGTCGTAAAACTTACTTTCATAGTCATAATCTTTAATATCAATTGAATCTAAAAATTCGGCACTATACTTTTTGTCTGTAAAAATTTGTAATAAATTACCATTATTGTAATGAATAAAATTATCAATCGTTAAAGCAGAAATCAATATAGTTTTCATTTCGTCAATTGTGATACTCTCTTTCTTATTATTTTCCCTGGAATATAAATCGGCTATACATGCGATGAAAGAATTATGCGGATTGTTTTGAACTCCATACCTCAATAGGCAACTATATTTATACTTTAAATTATTATTATCTTGATTAATACATTTGTCCGAATCAAACTGTAAAAACTTCTTGATATTCAATGGTAAATGACCTACTTTATACTGTTCCAATGGGAATTTATCAGCCCTAATAACATATTTAATATCTGTTATTTTAGCATCTTCTTGTTTGGCATTACATATTTGCCTCTTGTTCTTAGCGTCAGTTTTTTCGTTCTTTAATTTCTTAAAACAGCAAGGTAAGCAAAACTCCTTACCATTAGCATCAACTGCTTTGGGTTTTACAAATCCTGGTTCCCTGTCTCTGTTTTCAAACTGATAAATATTTCCACCATTACCTTTTTTGTATATAATACCGTGTTTCCCGGAATCAACTTCTTTCTGTGTTAATGTTTGACTTTTTTCAAGATCCCAAAATCGGGGGCAAATGTAGAAATTTTTTTTGGTTGGATCAGGGGAATATTCTAAAATATCAGTAGGGTCTAAATTTGGATTATTGGCTACAACATTTATTTTCTCGTCTTCTGTTAAAATAACAGGTTGATTACCAGACTGGCATATTCTTGAGTATGCTTCAAAATCACCACCAATATTTTCTTTTGTGAGGTTGGGTTTCTTAATAAGACCATTTTTGAATATATCAGGTTGTAATCTCTCTAATTTACCTAATATAGGGTTGGCTCTGGTTGCTTCGTTAAATTTTTTCTTATTGTCATTCGCTTTAGTATTATCATCATCGCCCACGTTAATATTTTTTTTGACTGGTATTTTAGCATCTGCCGGGTCACCTATGTCTACCTCTTCATTGTCATCATCCTCATCATCGGATTCATCGGTATCATTTTTTAAGATAGCATTATCATCGTCGTTATCATCATTGTCTTTGGCAGCATCATTGTCTTCGTCCTCGTCATCATCCTCATCATCGTCGTCAGAGTCATTAAGTAATATATTCATCAAATCGTCCTCATCATCATCATCATCGTCGGAATCATCTATATCTATAACATCGTCCGACTCAGGTGCTTTTTCTTCACGTAAAACATCACCAATATTTTTTTGATTTAATTCAACCGCAGCATCATCAGGTGTAATATCATCAACGAATTGCTGGTCTTTCTTTTTTCCTGCTTTACACATAGTCAAATCTACATTTTTAGATTCATTGAACGATAATTTGAAAATAGAATCAATATACAGTTTCATAAAGTAAACATATCTAATATTATCAATATTTTCAATTGAAATGCTAATTTGGTCCGAGAGATTGTTGTCTATGTTTAATACAAACCCAGGCGAGTCTTTAATTTTCAACTTTTTGTAATTGAAAGCATTTTGAACGAGACTAAGTTCCTGTATCGCATTCTTAAATATTTCTGTAGCCTCATCAAACGACGACAACTTGAAATTATCCTTCAGCATCTGTATAATTTTAGCAGGTGCTTCTTTTTGTTTAATGAGTTCAATTATGAAGGAATCTTTATCATTCATTTCATTATAATTAGAAACCCTCTTATATCTCCATAATTTTTCGTTGGCTTTATCGTGGATAATATTGAAATATAAATATAAACAATTTTTGATGTTATTTAATAATTTGATACTCTTACTAGTGGCGATATTCATGGCGTAATTTAGATTAACTACTTCTATGTTGTTATCAATTAACGAGTTGAAATAACCGATGTTGTTAGCATCCGTGTTGATGTTCTTCTTAATAATATCTAAAATGGGATTAACATTTTTTCTAATAATTTCTTCAGTATCTTCAATCGTTAAATGGTTAAAATATTCTAACTTGATATTGAGTGTTCCGTAAATATCTAATTCAATTAAAAATAATTTAACATTTTCACTAATAAAAGTGTCGTTACTTAATATCACCAAGGATATGGTATTGTTTTTACCAATTAATTTGGAGTATCTAACAATAAGATCCTTTGATAGATATGGTATTTTAACATTTGTTTTGGTTTTTTTGTTTGTGTATAGCCTGTAAATATTTTCATTTTTCTTACCTGGGTTATACTTAATAAGAGGTATTTCAATACTACTATTTATAAGTTTGAATAAAGATTCAAGCGACAAACTGAGATTAATATTAGTATGTATATTAAGAGTAATACCCTTGACACCATTAACATTATAATTCAAATCGGGATAGTCTTGATTATTGTTTGCGACGCTATATAATGTATCGGTGAATATATTTTTGCTTGTGAATAAATCAGATGCTATATGTTTTGTTGTTTTAGTAAGATAGGTTTTTTTATTTTTGATAAATTGTTCTTGTGTAAGTTGATTAGATGCTATCATAGGGTAATATAATTTGATAGTGATGTCTTCATCTAAATTTGTAGTTTGTTCCTTGGTGTAATTTAATACATCATCAAAAAAACAAAGAAAAAGGGTATTATTTACCAAATTATATTCAAATAACAGACTGCTATTGTTAGTATTCAACGATGTATTAACAATTGAACGGATATAACTGGAGTATTTAAACAGATGGAATGGATTGGTAGTGTATAAATGGGGTAGTTTATTGTTTATATTTTGACCGATGGGTGTTAATATATTAACTTCCTCAAGTTGAACAGAATTAATATCATCAAATGTGTAAATATCTTTTTCCTTATCGTCATTAACTTCTAACAATTTGTTGAATATTTCTATCTGCTCGTTCACGTTCAACAGATATTGTTTTAGATTTTCGTTGGTAATTTTATTGGAATTGTTATCCGACAAAGTATTGTATATTTCGGCGGCGTTGTATTTTTTATTAATTAGTCCATACATATAAAGTTCTTCATATGAAATTTGTTTCTGTGGGTTGGTTTGTTGATTGTGATATTTTAGAAACTTAAATTTAATAATTTCTAATGTATCATCGTAATAAATATTTTCATCAACGAAATAAATATTAATATTAAAATCGTTGATATATTTAATATCCAATTCGCTAAAATCATCTTTAAATACTGTATTGAATACATCAGACTTGATAAACTCTTTGGAGTCGTTGTATTTATTTTGGAGTGTTTCAACAGATTCTTCTAATATGCCAGAGAGATACTTGCTTTTTATAAATAAGTATAAATTTGATAAATTATTTTTATCATTTATATACAATTTAAATATATTTGACATCTATATAAATACAATCATATAATTTTATATAATAATGTTGGTTAATGTTATAGTTGCGTATTGTAAGAACGGTGGTATTGGTATTAATAATACCTTACCGTGGAAGATTTCAAGCGATTTAAAAAAGTTTAAGAAAATGACGCTGGGTAATAAAAATAATGCTATAGTAATGGGTAAAAATACTTGGATAAGTTTGAGAAACAAGGCTTTACCATCAAGGGACAATTTAATACTATCAACATCTCTGGATATAGATATCGTAGAACCAAATGGCTATATTACGAAATCGTTTAAAAACGAACAGTTACTAAAAGAATTTGTGAATAAAAAAAATTATGACGAATTATGGATTATCGGTGGAGAGAATATATATGATTTATTTCTAAACAAAACAAATATATTTAAGATTAATAAAATTGTAGTAACTTTAATCGACCAAGAGGTGGAATGTGATAAATATTTTCCAAAAATAGACACCACCAAGTATAGTTTTACAAGCAAATCAATTCATCCAAATGACGAGTATAATGTTTATGATGTGATGTATATTCAATAATCGTAGTAGGGATTATCTGTAATATTCATACCACAATACCTCGCTGGTTCTTTTTTGTAATCAACGGGGCTGTAAATATCTATTTTTTCAGCGGTAATCAACATAAATTTGAAATTTTCCCAAAATTCATCTGTATGTCCAATAGATTTTGAAGCAACGTGACTAACTTCGTGGAGAGCAACATACATTAAAGTATTATCATCAATCAAACGACCTTCGCTGTGTTTTTCGGTGTCTAAACAGAACGCAATTTTCTCGCCTTTGTTTTCACTATACGCGGTGTATTCGCTGGTTGGTAAAGTTTCATAAATTTCCTGGGGATTATATCCCTTGATTAACCGCTTAACATTCTCTTGGTCTGGGTACTTTTCGCCTAAATATTTTACCAATTTATTTAACTTGACATTAACGTGAGCCAATTTATCAGCAGCCATTTCAAGTTTGCCTCTGTCTCTAACACAATATCTATTCCCATTTACATCAGATATAATACATCTTAAATTAAATGTATCGGAGCTAATATATATTTTGTAGGCAATCATACATATAAAAATCGCCAATACCGAATTCAATACGTTGTTAATCATATGAAATATGACTATAAATTTATAATTGTTATTAATAATAATAATTATAACTATTTGTGTGAAATTTAAGCGCTGGCACCAATCTCTAATGGCTTTCTGAACTTATCATCGTCAATAGTCGAGATATTCCATGGGCTGTTGGTGTTGGTGCGGGGATTGGGTGGTTCGGAGCGGATCTGTAAATTAGCGTTTCTCAGCGAGGAACCCTGTGTGTTAATACCTACTACCTGCTGGGGGTTTAACAGGTTAATGTTCTGTAAATCACCAACGGGATTCATGCTCGCCCACGCACTGTTAGAGTCAGCGGGTAATAAATCAGCGGGATTAGCAGCGGGCTTATTGGCGGGGGCCGCTGGTGGGGCAGCGGCAGCACCATTGAATGGAGCATACGCGGTCTGTCCCGAAGCGCCAACAACCTTACCGTCAGGCTTGTTCATGGCACCACCTTTTGCGACCTTGGGGGCATTGGGCATCGCGGTCATGCCTAACTGGTATACGCTTTTATTCTGCGAATACATGTTAAAGGCAACTACTAAAACTACTAAACCCATAATTCCTAAAATCTGCTCGTAATGAACCTTGACGAATTTCTTGAGAGAGCCAACCATTTATATAAAATATATAATAAAATATTTTTGGAAAATATGTTATTATTTTTAAAATAAAACATCTAAACATCTAAACGTCTAAACATATAACTATCAAAACGACAATATAAATATATATACCTGTAATTTTCATAAATTATTGGTCAAAATTCATAAAATCCTCTTCATCATCACTACTATCAATATCCAATTCTTCTAAATTATATAGTTTTTTAATGTTTTTTGCCTCTAAGAATGCGGTAATGGCGTTTTTTCTAATGTCCCGTGCCTTTTGTTTTGCGGTGTTATAAATCTCTAAATAGATTTCCTCGTGTGATTTCAATTCTACAGAATTATCGGTGGTTTCGGAAATATTTATAAGATCGATTGTTTCTAAATCGGAATTAATGAGCGATTTAGAAACTGGTGGTTCTTCTACAGGGTCTGGTGCTGGAGTGACGAGTTTAAAAACAGGTTCAGGTATTAATTCAGGGGCTACAATTAAGGGTTCGGGTTTTACCACTAAATTCATATCAGGTGTGTCTAATTCAATAATTTCTTCAATTATTAATGGTTTTCTCACATATGTTTCGCTATCATCTACGCTTTCATCGTCGTCATCATTCTTATCATTATCAACACCATAAGTATCATCTATCGTGGTCTCGCATTCAATTTCAAAATCGGTAATCAGAACACTTCTATCATTAGTTGTTTCTGGTTTAGGCGTTTCAACGGGTTCAATTACTTGCTCTATAACTGGCTCGGGTATATTTACGGGCTGTTTTTTAGTATCTACCTTAATGAGAACTTGTTTTTCAAAATCATCAGATGGTAATATAACCATCATCTGTGTTAATATGATATCAATGCTAAAGTTCTTGGTGGAGAATTTTACATTATTAATATTTACAAGTGGAATAAATTCGCACGCATCATTAATGTCGTCTATATCTATTTTATTTTCATTTTCATCATAAATTTTAAGTTTATCAGGATTGATATGTACTTTAACCAAAAAACTCTTACCCTGTTTAAATGGTCGTGTAGTGGATTGCATTAAAAATTCAATATCGTTTTTAGACATATTTTCAGTATCAGCTAACCAAGCATCGCGGTTAATATAAATCTGTTCAGCAGAATATTTCTCTAATTTTTCAAAAAAATTTATGGCTTTTTTATTTGACATACAAAAGTTTAGGTCGGCATATGTTTTAGATGCTGTTTTAACAATACCTTGTTTAGTAGAGCATTTGGGTAGTTGTATATATAGATTTTTGTCGGTTTTACCATGGCTGATTTTACAAGAATAGTTATTATTATTAATGAGTGTAGGATTACCTAAATTTAGCATATCAAAATCAAATTCTTTGTCTAATTCAAATATAGTGTTGTTATTCATGATTAATAATTATGATATAACAATAAAATATAGAATAATATAACACGCAATAAATAATTAAATAAATAATACTTATTAATGTAAGTAATGAAAAATAACATAGTTTTAGAACAATGTTTAAAAACCTTGAATTCGGAAGAATTTAAAGAAGAAATGAGGTGTTTTATAAGACCGATTTCAGATTCTATATTTAAAGAAATATCAATGTATTTATTCTTTTTCGTATTTTTTATATTAAGTAGTTTTTTATTACATTTAGGAGTATTAATATTATTGATTCGTTATAATAATAAATTGAGTAAACTATAAATTGTAAATTTCACGTTTAAAATTTTTATCTAACCATATATTATAAAATACTATGACTTTAGCAATGACCAACCTACAGAACGGTGGCCGTCGTGGTCGCTCCAGCAAAGCCCAGCGCAAGTCCCAGCGTAGAGGTCAGAAGAAGGGTGGTATGGCTGGTATTGTCACCACTGCCAACGCCGTCCCCGCCAGTCTCCTGCTCCTAAACCAGTTCTTAAAGGCGCGTAAATCGCGCAAAGCCGGCAAGAAGTCCGCGAAGAAGTCCGCGAAGAGGTCCCGCCGCCCCAGCCGCCCCAGCCGCAAGTAAGCATTAGGTATTTAATTATTAAATACTGAAAAATATTAATCAAAATACATAAATATATAAATATATCGATAAATATCTTTATATATTTTAAATGAAAATTTCAGAGCAACCCGGTAGAGTTTTTGCTATATTATTATTTGGACCATATTTAATATATTGTGGTATTAAATATAAAAATTATTTATTATTATTTTTAGGAATTATATTCATTGTTTATGAATTGTTTTGGGTTATGTTTTTTGACCCAAAACATATTTATATTATTTATAAAAAAAAAAATATAAGATTAAAATAAATATTGATAAATTATTTAAATAAATTATCAATAACTAATATACAAATGAGCCTAAAAGAGGATATAAAAAAGTGGGTGGTTCTGGATAATCAACACAAAAAAGCAAACGAACAAGTAAAACAAATTAGGGATATGAAAAATGGATTAGGAAACTCAATTATGAGCAATTTAGCCTCAGATAATATAACAAATCCAGTAATTAAAATAAGTGATGGTAAGTTGCGATTTGTTGAAACACGCCAAGCAAATGTTATTGGTTATAAATTTTTATTAGAATGCTTTAATGAATATTTAGAGGATGATAATAAAGCGGCTGAACTTTTAGAATTTATAAAAGAGAAAAGAACATATACAAATGTCTCGTCTATTAAGAGGATTTATAATAAAGAATAAACTATATAAATAATATTAGCATATTATAATAATAAATGTTTAAATTATTAAGTGAATTAAACATAGATAAGAAAAACCATAAAGATTTGGCTATTCTGCCTGGTTTTAATATTGATGTACCCGAAACAATAAAAGAAAGTTCAAAAATCATAACCACCACTGTGTTAGGTGATAAGGTAATAGACGACAATATGTTTTCTAAGTTTTTTAATTCGGTTGATGAAACTAATAATAATTCGACAAGAAAGAAAAAATTACACTCTAATAAAAACAAGTCTAATAAATACAATAAATCTAACAAATCCAATAAAAATACAACCAAAAAATTTAAAAAGACAATTAAAGCGAATAAAAGCAAAAAAAATAAAAAATAAATTGCTTGATTTAAGCAGTAAAATTATCGCATACTACAATATGTTATTTATAACATACTTAAATATAATAATTTAATCAACTAAATAATACAGAATGACTAAATTATTAATTCCACTATTAATTTCACAGGTATATGCGTTGAGAATTAATTCATTAACAACCACTGTATCAGGCAGAGGTAGAGTTGCGATGATGAATACGCCCGATTTTGATAAACCGCTTCCAATATATAAAAAGATTTCGGAAGAAGAACTAACTGATAATGATATGGGTTGGGAACCATCGGTTGGTAGTTATTATGGTCGCCGTGTTCGCAGTGGAAGTAGTAAGGTTCAATATCCTCAATACCACGACTTCGGAAACAATAATGACGACAAACTACAAACTCGCTATGAAGGTCGTCGCAGAGACCCTCGCCGTAACAATATTGGTGGTGGTAATCCAATGAATTCTGGTAATCAGCCATCATCTTCATTTCGCAAGAATGATATTAATATTACTTTTGCTGATGTAGCAGGATGTGATGAAGCAAAATATGAACTTGAGGAAATTGTAGATTTTTTAAAGAACCCTGATAAATATAAGTCTGCTGGGGCAAAAGTACCAAAGGGAGTTCTATTAGAGGGACCACCTGGAACGGGTAAGACACTTCTAGCGAGGGCAGTAGCAGGCGAAGCAAATGTAACATTCATTCAAGTATCCGCTTCTGAATTTGTAGAAATGTATGTTGGTCTTGGAGCATCCCGTGTAAGAGATTTATTTACTATTGCGAGACAAAATACTCCGTGTGTGATTTTCATTGACGAAATTGATGCTGTTGGTAAAAAAAGGGGTGATGCAGGTGATGGAAGAGGTTCAAATGATGAAAGGGAACAAACACTTAATCAAATTTTAACAAGCATGGATGGATTTAAGCAAACCGAATCTATTATTGTATTGGCGGCAACAAACAGAGCCGATATATTAGACCCAGCTTTAACTCGATCTGGTAGGTTTGATAGGAAGGTGCGGGTGGGATTGCCCGATGTATCTGGTCGTCGTAAAATTTTAGACGTCCATTTAAAGCGTAAAAAGGTAATGCCTAATACCGATTTAGATGAAATCGCAATTCTAACATCTGGATTTTCAGGAGCGGATATTGAAAATATGGCGAATGAGGCGGTTATTTTAGCGCTTCGTGAGAATAATTCGGCGATTAATTCTACAAATTTAATTGACGCATACGAAAAGATTACGATTGGATTACCGATGACTTCAAAGCCGGCTGATAAAATGCAAGATGAACTGGTCGCATATCATGAATCAGGACACGCTATCTCTGCGATGCTATTCAGGGATTTTTTTGATGTTCGTAAAGTAACAATTCAAGCGAATACCAATGGTGCGGGTGGTTATACACTGATTACTCCCAAAGAGCATTATATCTCTTATCCCACCAAAAAATATATACTTGCTGATTTGATAGTGGCGATGGGTGGAAGAGCAGCAGAAATGGTTCTATATAATGTTATCAAACAAGATGAATTCTTTATTGGGAAATCTAATTATACAAGCGAGAAAATATTCAGTGGAGTCCGAGACTTAGATGTATCCACTGGAGCCAGCCGTGATTTAAAACACGCTGACGTGATTGCGAGAAATTTTATAGATGTTTTTGGATATTACAACGATGGTGATTCTGTAAATAGAATGCTTCCAACACCAGATAACTCACAGACGTCATTAAGCGAGAATAAAAAGTCGGAAATTGATGCGGCTGTAATTGATTTAATCAATTATGGACTGGATAGAGCGATTGATATTATCGAACATAATTTAGATACGTTTAATACATTAGCAAGTAATTTAATAGAGAAAAAATCAGTTGATATTAGGTATTTAGACACACTTAACGTGACGTATTTTTAAACTGATGGAACTTTAAGCCAACTATCAGTATTAAATGGAGAAATCAAAATATTACCTACTCTGTTTTTCCAATAATCTACTCGCTGATCAAATAATTTTTCTTTATTTGTTTTGGGGTAGATATTTTTTTCTTTCAATAAATTTGTTTCTAAATCACTTATTTTCGGTTTGTATCCATAACAATTGCTACCTAATTTGACGTGTGGGTTTGATACGTATCCCCCATTTACACCCGGTAATCCACACGAATGTTCATGTCCTTCTTTGTCCTGTAATTTGTTCCAGTTGCTTTCACTTGTGGGATATAGTCCCAACTGGTCTTTAGTCCATCCATAACTGCACCAACTCGCACCTTTTTTCTGTGCGTTTTTTAATTCATCATAACTGGCTAATTCACCATCAAACGCTTTGCATACGGCTTTAGCGTCGTGGTAGGTGAAGTTATTACCAGGAACGTGATAAACCTCTTTTGAATCTACTACCGCATTCGGTTGTGCCTGCCCCTGTTTTTTCTCCTGTCCCTGTTCTACAACAGTATCATTTTCATCTTCTACAGTAGTATCTGTATTGGATGTAATTTGAATTTCAGGAGTTTCACTGAATAAGTTTTTTATTTCGGTGACTACATTAATATTAAAAAAATAAGCCAACCCATTCATAAAAACTAACGAAATTAATACCGCCCATAAAATTGCTTCTATCAATACAAACCCACCTGAAGTTTCGGATGAATCACCTAATAATGAAAAAAGAACATAGTACATTAATATAATAAAAATTAACACGACTAAAACAAATGGATTAGAGCCGATATTATTTACATTATCATAGAAATCTCGTGTTATATTATTGAAAAAATTCATATTATTATATATAAATGAATATTATATAAAATAATAGTTAAATAAACTTTTATTTTATATTAAAATTTTTTACTTTGAAACTTTATTGTAAAAATAGCAATAGCCGCTATTAGTAATTATTTTTGCTGGATTGACCTCGGTTACATTAGTATCGTTGAAATGATACCATTTGTTATTTGCGTTTTTTACAAATGAAGTATAATGTCCGCCCGAACAACCACCAATGTGATTACACACCCCGAATAAGTCATATACGTATGTCTCTTTATCATAGCCAACAACATATTTACTTAAATCCAGATTTGTAAGTGGAGTAGTAACTACGGTGTTAATTTTGCGATTGTAGTTATTAAATCGTTTAAAAGATACGATAAGCACATCGGGAAAATTCCAGAAATTAAGAGACTTATTAACATTCTGTTTTTGTTTAGTTTTTTCATTATACCAAGCATTATCACCATCCAATTTCTCGGGATAGACATAGGAATCTAAACAATCATAGATGTTACACGACTGCATAGATTCGGGGATTGGTAAATCAATTAACGAAAATGGTTCTGGTTTGCACGATAAGAGTGTTTTATTGTCCTCTGAATACAATAATGAAACATTAATTCCGTAAAATAGGTTTAATAATTCGGAATAAGTTTCAGAATACATATTTTTAATCATCGAGAAGCATTGTTTCGCCAAATCATCTGTCTCGTTGCGTGATGTCCCTGATATATTCATCTCAACTTTTCTTTTTAGAGAATCATGAAAGCAATCAATTATAAATACCAGAAATTCAGGTAAGTCGTTTTGAGCGAAACCACTAAATAGTTCAATATTTTTACTTGCCGATAGTTTCTGAACGGTATTTACATATCTGTGTGGAGCAACAATACAATTTTGCGACCACATTAATTTTCTTAAATTATTCCATTCAATTAGCAGAACACTATCAGGTGTTTTATTTAAAGAATCAAAATCAATATTATCCAACATATTATTAAATTCATAACAATGAGACAAAGTTTGCATACACGAATTTAAATAGCAAGTATTACCCAGATTGGCTAAACCAGTTAAGCCCTTATCCTTATATTTTGTTAAATCAAGCGACATATCCATATCTACATTAGTTATATGGTATGTATTTAAACATATTTATAAAATATATATAATATAGATAATTATATCCAATATGCAAAATAATTCGGATTATCAGCAATATGTAAATACAGTTAATGGTTTTATTACAGTCCTTAATAATAACGCCGCATATTTGAACCATACCAATCAGGTTATTGCACATATGTTTAATTGTATGGACTATGCCTATAACGAGCACTCTAATGAGAGTTCTTATATGAGAACCAGCAATAATAGACGCCGCAGACTAAATATGCCCGAGAGACCAGCATCACCATTACCCGAAATTCCAATTGTTGAACCGACAACTGTGGTAGTTGAACCACCACAAGCACCAGTTAATGATATTTATAGAGATATGTCTATTGCTAATTTAACTGCTGCTATCGATCGTCATATTACACGGACGAAATATTCTGAAGTTGAAAATCCCGTGGAAACCTTTTGTGCTATTACACAAGAAGAATTTGAACCAGATGATATTGTGGGTGTATTTAATAACTGTAAGCATATTTTTAAATATGAAGCTCTAATTAGTTGGCTGGTTAGAGAGCAAACCTGCCCATGTTGCCGTGCAAACATTTTAGCAAACACAAATTTAATAAGCTATAAAGATGATGAAACAGGTGAGCAGTTAATTTTGACTCTAACACAATTCAGTAGGTATTTGATTAGAGACCTATTTGGTGGTAATCTAAATGTCGAAGAGGATTTAAATATGCTTGCTCGGTAATCACATTAATAAATAATAATTTATACATATTAAATTATTATTTTCAATTATATATTCACTTAAATAATAACGACCCAAATGGAGAGAAATAAGGTAAAATTTTAGGTTTTTTATGTAATACAGAAATAACCTTCTTGGAGACGAATTTTTTATCAACTACAACTTCAAATGTGTATCGGCGAAACCAATCCAGTTCCATGAAATAATTACCGTTGAAACCACTTTTCTCTCCCCACGAATTTTCAACCTGAAACCCATTGGTTTTGCCTTCGCCAAGATTATAACCTCTTATCACTACAGCGTGGTTAGGAGCAGACTGTCTGTAATTTAAAGAATCACATTTATCCATTATATTATTGAAACCAAATATATCTTTGTAGTTGAAAGCATTCGCATCAAGAATGCCGTGTTTCGTCGATAAAAACTTTTCAGTATCCATACCAGTCCATACTGCTTCTGATGCGTCTATTGATTTTTTTACCGCATCAATCATTATATCAATTGGGACATTAATATAATTCTGACCCTTCCCTTCGTTTGTGTTAAACGCCATCTCTACATTATACAATTGATAATAAGGCGTAGTTTTACAAGGAGCGTTGATTAAACATACCTTATCGGCAGCATTATAAGGAACGTGTTTTTTATAAAATTCTAATGGCGTAATATCTTCAATTGTTTTATATGCTTTCTTTTTCTTATCTTTCTTGTAATATTCCCAGGTAATTTTTTTTGGCGGCTCTCCTAAAAATATGACTAAAATCTTATAACACTGTGATAATAATTCATTTTTTAATTTTGATAAATCCTTTGTTTTGGATGTTTTAATTTTATGTGCGGCAGTTCTTAAAAAGTCATTATAAAACCGTTTCAACTCCTCACTATTTTTACTATGATGATTATCGTCCATATTTGATTTTGGAACTATACCATATTTTTCAATTAGATTAACAAACATATTCCACTGTCCTCCGTCATTTGTTAAATTATCTAACATATAGATAACTTTCAAGTCATCTAAACTTTTGTTTTTATTGTCTATTATAAAATTTAAATAATAATTAGCTTTCTCTAATTTATCATAAAAAAATAAATAGTTCTGACTGAATTCAAAATTAGCCAACTTATATTTTTCCGACATAGGTATTCGCATCACATTTAAAAAGGCGAATAACCAACACCTACCACTATTATGCTGATTAGTGACTTCAGTATCGGATTTAATATAATTCTTGTAAGTATGCTTTTTATTTTGTAAATAGTCAGACTTAATTATCAAATTTTCAAAATTTCCTTTTGTATTTACATTCTTAAAAACTTTATTACTGCGTGTCTTGTTAAATTTTTTTGAAAATTTCTTCAAGTTTTTTGAAGTTAAATTTCTGTATGACATATTATATTAAGGAGAGAAATTTATTTTTTGTATAAAAAAAATATTAATTAATACGACCTACACCAATTGATATTTTTTTACTTTAAATCTTTTAGATATTTATCAAATAGCAGTGCCTTCACTTCTTTGCATCGTAGTTCTTCATGTTTCTTAACATATTTTTCGGGGTCAGGCCATTTCTCCTTTAATTTGATAATTTCCTCTTCCCATAAAATAACCTTCTTATCGGTATTATACTCTTTGATATTAAATTGTTTATCCTTAAATTCTTGAATGTTTTCCAGTTCAAGAGCATATAATTGTAATAGTGGTTTCATAATTTGATTTGTAATATAATGTCCGTAATCTAATTTCAATTCGTTGTCCTTGATAAACTCTGGTGTCTCAATTTTTTCACCCTGTAGTGCTTTCTTGTTGGGATTCTTGATATAAGCATAATTCATTCTGTCTCCAGCACCAGGTTTGTTGCCTTGCTCTCTTACACCAATCCTATCGGCTAATACCTTGTGTGCGATTTGCTTGGGGTTCTTGTAATAACCACGAAGTGCTTTTGTAACCAATAATTTTTCAAGTGGATACTTTTCATCAATCATGTTTTGAACCGATTCCTTGACGAATTTAATTGATTTTGGTAGGCTTTTATCTTTCATTAATATCCCAACAACGCCACCATAAATATCCTTTACGATAGGGGCATTATCACGACGCTTTAAAACATTACCCATCGATTTTAATTTACAATATTCTGGATCATTCTCATATAACATTCCATCATATCTTTTCTTGGATAATAGATTGAAAGGCCAGAATGTTTTCTCATACTCTAAATCGTGGGGCTTTTTTAGAAACTTGGTTGCTAATTCGCCTGCTTGCTTTGCTAATTCAATAGTATAAATCAACGCCTGCTTATTGATAATACGCTTGCCTTCTGGTGTCTTTAAATTAAATTTGAAGAACACCGAGTCAGTATCGCCATAAACACACTCGGCTTTTGTAACCACTTTAACGCCATCGCTCAAAGTAATTTCAACATTATTATAACAGCCTTCAATTACATCTTTGCCGTAAAACAGCAATTTTCTACCAATTGCCGTGCAAGAAGCAGCAACGTCTTTTTCATAGAACGCACTTGTCTTTGCTCCACACTGTCCATATAGAGAATTCGCCGTGACTTTAATGCTTAACTGTCTCTTATCGTAAATGTTTTGCTTGAACGGGTCTTCTTCTTTCCCCATCAACTTTTTGGTTGCCTTACGAGCACTTAATAAATCCTCTAAAATTGCGGGCATTATTGCTTTTCCCTTCGGAAATTGTGCGAAACGGCAGATTTTGTAGCCGACAACGGTCTTCTTCTCCGCTGCCTTGGGTGTCTTCCGTAAATATTCATATGTATCATATTTTACATCCACATATGTATAATTCGGTAAATTGTCGTATATGAAGTTTTCATCGGCATCTTTTTCGCCAGTAGAATGAATTAGATTGTCGCTTAAATCATATTCTTTGCTCCAGACTTTGCTATCGTGTGATAAATTTTCACTAATCATAGATGATGGGTATAGAGAACTATAATCAACACAGGCAACTGGGTCTTCCAGATACAATCCTGTTTTAGGTTGGAATACGTGTGCTCCTTCATATCCGCCATCATTAAGATTTTTTTCAACGATAGGCATAAGTGTGTTCTTTTCTCCACACTTTTTTGAAACATAACTCTGTAGTTTAATTCCCTGACCTCGCTGAAGTAGGAAATTAAGTGGAACATCACATAAATTAGACATCTCCACCTTATCTGTAATAATATCAACCTTGATTAAAAGCCAAATAACATTATCACAATCACCAAGACAATATTTACCGACTGTAAATCTATCAATATCGGATTTATTCGCAAGCTCAAAGATTTCCTGAACTGATACATCATCCTTGGCTAAACCCCAATTGATTTTATACTTCTTCAAATCTAATTCTTCAGCAGAATCAATAAGGAAACTCGCAGTATCCAGATTGATGTCTAAAATTTCAAATTTCTGTCCCTTCTTATAATTATTAGTGCTATGACTTACCTCGTCAAACTTAACATAACAACCAACTGTTAATCCTGTTAAATTCTTGCTGTAAATGCGAGTTTGATTATTTTCCTTATCAACATCAATCTTTTTTACTGAATCGCTGATGAAATATGAAGATACATAGTCTAACTTATTAGAACTTAATGTGTATTCACGCCTGAAAACCACACACATATCAACGATAATCCTACCAGGCATATTGATGAAACTTAAATTGTATTCTCCACTCGCTAATACAATTTTGTTTTTGGCGATTTCCATTTCGCCAGTGCGCCAATCTTTAGACATACATACTTCATCAATGTTCTTTGATAATTTTAGGAAATCTTCGGTACAACCGATTTCTTTTGACCGCTTAAACATGAAATCAAAATCAAAACCGTTAATGTTATAACCAGTCACGATATGTGGGTTTTCCAGCGTCATAATCTTGGTGAATTCCAATAATACACCCTTCTCTGTTGTTTTTTCAATAATTTTTACATTATTTTCAAGAACCCAGCTTTTGTATTTCTCAGGCACTTCACAGCCGCCCTTAACAATGATATATCTGGTATGTGGTTTCTTTTCGCTGTAATTTAGAAAGGTCATACCGATAAAGGTCACCATATCACCTTCTAACTCTGGGTAAAACTTGGTAAGTGCCTTGTTTAATTCAAATAGTTTGGTATCGTGTTCGCATTTATCATCCTGAATAATTTGTAGGATGTTTGCTGTCTTGTTATATTTCTTTACTTTCTTGTGTCTTTTGTGAAACGCAGCAGCATCATCAGCCCCGTCATTCTCTTTCTTATCGTCCTCATCATTATCGGATTCCGAATCAGATTCGTCATTCTCCTTGATATAATCTTTCCTTGACTGGTCTTTCGCAGGAATATATAGCATGAAATTGCTGAATATATTATCCAGTTGCTCCTTTGAAATATTTTTGAGTTTGGGATATACAGTAGCGATATCGGGACAACGCTCATATCCGTATCCAGCATTAATATGCTTTTTGAAACAAGTAACATCAAATTTGGTCTTATCCTCCATTTCGTTATAATATTCTAAAATATTCGTAGCAAGTTTTTTGTAATCCTTAATCGGTACAGGAAAATCGCCGTGGCTGCTGCTTGCCTCAATATCAAAACTACAAATGCTATATTTGACGATATCATCTTTATCAGCCTTCTTCAAATGTTTGTAGCTGATAATATATTCGTAAGCGCAATGTGTAGTTTTTTGCCTCATTTTAGTAATCTTGTCGCTTTGTATTTGAATCCAGCCACTCGGGCTAATTTCTTGAATGTGAAATAATTTAAGCAGTGGCGGAATGTTGGCTTCGTATAAATAACACTTCGTCTCTTCATACAAATATCCGTCTGGTATCAATTCACGCTTGAATACACCATCCACCGTAGAATCAATATAGAACATCTTCTTTGCCCTGTTGTATGCTCCTGTATTGGTAAATGAAATTTTGATAAATGTGTGTAATTTGTTGTCGTCAAAACCATACAACTTGTGCCGTTTAACCAGTTTAGATGCGACAATAGAGTCTTCATAGTATCCACCTAACTTGTTCTTGATATGAGCAATAAATTCAGCACGGTCTGATTCACCCCAGTCATCGCCCACTTTGATATAATAGAATGGGTTGAAATCCTCTACTATAAGTGAAACTGTTTCTCCTGCGATGTTGATTCCAAACATTTGAATGATAAATTTCTTATTGTCTTTGAATTTGTCATATCCATTTTTACCCAGATTTTCTGCTTTGCTAAAACCATCATAAACGTTGAAATCATACAACTTGTATGACTTCGTTTTAATAGTCGGCTTGGCTTTCATTTTAGTATATATATAGTTTTGTCTATATATTTTGAAACAAATATATTATCAATTTTATTTATAATAATAATATTTTTGTTTATAAAATTTAATTACCGATATTTACCAGAATTATTTGAACGCTTCCACATAGGGTTTGTGAATGGAGTTTTATAATTTGTAATCGTTGCTAGATCCACTTTACAATTCTCTACCGCAGATATTCTATTACCTTGATTTCGCCCCCGTGACCTTACTACATTAGCAAAATTAGTTGATTTACTTATACCGTTTACATTTCTCGTATTATCTACTGCTTGTTTTACAGATATATGTTTCTGCGAATTTAATTTATCTTCAACTCTTTCGGTATATGTTTTACATTCATCTTCTATTTGATATTGATTTACAAATCCCCTACCCACGATAAAATTATCGTCGTATGGTAATACTGATAATAATGCTGGTATATTATTCATTCCTACTAATCCCTGTATATGTTTTCTTGATAAATTGCTTCCGTTTTTAGCGGGAATAAAAGTAGTATTTGTAACCGATGAAACGGCAGCAGGTAAGAGGACAATTGCCCGAGATAATGAATCTATATTAGGATTATTAGTAATTTCTATATTATTGTATGGATACTGAAATTCTTCCGGCGTTCTCTCGTCATATGGGTCGTGGTATATGAAGACACAATCTACATTTGTAAAATCACTACCAGGCAACGCAGTAAATTCGGTTGTTAAAATTATTTTATGAAAATTTAATACCAAATTATCACCGTATTGCGGGAGAGTATTGAAAGATAAGTCTTTTATGTCTAACCCATAATCATAGTTTATTGTTAAAAATATATCATTATAAAATGTTTTGTCGTAATTATATCTGTAATCATAATTAATTTGATTATTTGAAATAGGAGTATTGATTAATGCGGCATCACCTAAACCCGAATCAATTGAAAAGTTATTGAACCGTAATTTATTATTCACAGTATTGTAAGATACATCGGCTCTATCGGTTATATAAAAATTGTTATTGCTTGATTGATAACTAATATCTAATCCGCCCCCCTTTTTCCCGACACCCATATCAAATTGATTGCTACTAATTTCATTATTTAATAGTCCAAGAGAATTAAAACGACTGTTATATATATTATAACTGAAATCATCAGTATAACCATGATAATAATCTAATAAATTTTGTTGTACATCAATTTTTACACTTGATTCTTGTATATTATTATATAAAATACTATCATAATTGTAATCGTAATTTTCGTTTAATAAATATTTTCTGTTCCTGATTTCAGTTTCAATATTAGATGAATTTACGTGTTTACTGAAATATATTTTTTTTACATTTCCTACTTTTTTACTTGAAGTGGTTATTGTTATTGTAGTATCTGTTTCCATCTCCAGTTTCATCTTTGTAAATAAATCCCGCTGTGTTATACCTGTAATAGAATTACCCAATGATAAATACACTTTGTTGTCGCTAAACTCGTCTGCGTTGAATGAATAGAAATCATTATCGTGGTCTAATACGCGGGCATTCAAATATGTGAAATCACTCGTTAAATATATTTTTCCATATAAGTCTGGTTTATTATCATACTCTTTATTTACTACGAAATTGATACATATATCACTATATCCAGGAACAATATTTCCGCTTGCTTGAGAATCGGGATATATTAAGTCTAATTTGATTCTTGAAATATTATCAAACTTGTTATGTAATAGAATATTATCATTCTGGTAGATTAAATTTGTATTTAATGGTAAAGATAGAACAAGTGATACATCTTGCGGTGCCATATTATTTAAATCTTGATAATGAAACAATTGCGTAAAATCCGTCTCATCATAATTTACCATAGTATTTGATGCGAAATTATTCACTACCGTAACCAACTTAGGATTTACAATAACTTTGTTTTTGTCTGGTGAAGTTATAGGGTCGTTTTGTATGGCAAATGATATATCTACAAAATCTGTTAATTTGAATTTATAATAATCACTATTAACAAATGGTTTATAAATATTGAAATAGCAATTTAATCTATTGAATTTTTTATATGTATTGTCTGTGGTTTCTACAACATTATTATTGGTATTATCAATATTTAACGAGACATCCAGTAAATTAATTTGTTTTAAATTGATTTCCCCGACGCCGTTATTATTGGGAGGGTTAAACAAATGTTGATTGTTATTAACCACCTTATTGGTTACATTATATTTTGTAAATATAATACGGGGCTTTGTAAAATCGTTGTCTTTATTTATGAATTTGATATTATGGGCTAAATTTTGCTGCGTTAGTAATGTAATTGCTCGTTCATTGGTGTCATTAATCTTGGTTGATAAAATAACCCTGTTTTTAAATTTATCACTTGATAGATTTGCTTCATTAAATACCGGGCCCCCGGATTTGAATTCATAACGAAATTTCGTATTATCTGTCGTAATCACGTTATCCGGTATCCAAGTTTTTATATTTACTTTTGTTCCTATAAATTCAAGAGCGTCATTGTAATTAGATGATATGATAATAAAATGAGTTCTACTTGCGTCTACTATATCTGAATATACCATTATTTATTATAGATTATATATTGTCTATAATAAATATTTCTATATTTTATTTAATTGCTTAATGTAATGGGTCAGTATTATCAAAATACCACTGGGACGATAAATAATATGGTTTTGCCTTCTGTAAACTAGTATCCTCGTTTATGGTAAGATCAGGTCCATCCGATGTAATTTTATATATTTCAAATGTGCCGATTGCGTAATTATAATATTTCAGGTTGGAAAGATTACCGCCAAAGCCACCATTTAAATTTACATAAAGGTTATCATAATTTTGCTTTACAATATTGCTTAACTTATGTCTTTTTGTTAAAGTTCCATTAACATAGATATCAACAATATTTTGACCGGTTACTCTAATTACTACATTTACCCATTTTTTGATAGGAATAGCATCTACATATATATCATCGTAATACTTGTATGGGTTGTTTATGTCCTCGTTGTCGTGGAAAACATTCAGTCTAACCATCATTCCTAATACGGGGTATTTCTCTAATAAATCATCAGCAACATTTTTCTTACCTGTATATAAATATACACCTGGAGCGTTATTAGGACCATATACCCCGTCTAACTTACCATCCGATTTAGATGACGAACCTTTGTGGAATACGTGCTTAAAGTCTTTGCTATCGTTGTAAGTTAAATCATTTACATACATCCAGAATGAGTAAGTGAATTCAACGCCGTCATGTTCGTCTTTACTTCTGAAAATTGGAACTGAATTTTTATCAGCATAGGTTTGTGGTATAGTCATAGACTGTGTCGCATCTTTCATACCTTTTATGATGTATGGGCTTTCGGAGGGCATCATACTATACATAATTAGTCTGCTAAAGAAATAAAACAGGGAGATGAATATTATTATCACCAATAATAAAAATGTTGCCTTTGCGATTAATGTATTAGTGTTTAAAAACTCACCACTAGACGCAAGAAATCTCTCTGTACCATATGGTGTAGATGCTACAATTCTTTTTTTTACATCACCAAATAAATTTGTGACTCTATTCATTATTATAATTATATTAATATTATATTATAATAAATTTTAGAAACAATAGCCATTATTGTCCCCCATAATCTCTCTAAACCCTGTTGGATTTTTAACAATTTTTTAATAATAATTTCAAAAAATTGTTTTCATAATGATTAGATAGTGAAGGAACCACGCTCTGTGTCATGCTCCAGGAAACTAACCTTTAACCCGTATTTATTATACATAGTTTTCGCCAGAGAAGCACTAATACCCGCTTTATAGATATTGTTTGCATCCTGTGGGTTAATGGCGTGGGGCTGGTATCTAATTCTTGTAATGTAACCCTCAAACCCAACGTTAGAACCTCCTAAATTACCAAGGTAGATATTTTTCTGTGCGTTATTCTCATACTTGTTTTTGTAAATACCGTGTAGAATGAATGAGTTCCTTAATTTACCGTCTAAATAAACATCCATAGTTTTTGTATCTATCGATATTGTAATATTATTCCATTTTTGAATAGGAATATTTTTGATTAAATATCTTGTGAATGTAGTTTTGTTCTCAACACTGTCCGAATATGTTTCAATATCAATCAATAAATTGTTTTCAAATTTATCTAAACTAATAGCCAGATTTTTATACGGTGTTGCTGGGTCACTTAACGCCTCTACCGATGAACTAATACCAACTAATTTATCTTTTAAGTCGGATGGTGTAATCGAATTGGGCGATGTGGATACATAAAGGATATTCTTCTCGTTAGAAATTTCGTTGCCCCAATTATCAACGAAGAACCAAGCACTTATCATAAGATTAGATGTATTGTTTTCGTTGAAATCTTTATTGGCTATAATATTTTTATTAACCGCCATTAGCGAACCTGTTAGAGTTGATGCCGAGTCGCTGTTTGCGGGAACCTTGGCGTCACACATAATATCATAAATTATATCAGTAACAAATAAAAATCTGGTACTTAGATATACAATTAATAATACTAATGTAGTTATTATGATGATATTGGACACTTTCATTATTTAATATAAAGTAATATTTTATTATTTTATTTGTTGTATTATTTACTAAAACCTTTATTTGTGATAATCAAATAATTTATTAGTTGTGAATAAATTATTTACATTATGGATTTCATTCTTTATTTATTGTTAAATCATGAACAAATTCTATGTTGCTCGCTGGTCTTGGTGTATCGTAATAGTATATATCTTTAATGCTTCCGTGTATTCCATTATCTTCTCCAATAGTAATTTTATCCTCTCCAAAATATGGAGGCACATTCTTTTTTGAACCTACTAATTTACCATCTATAAATACATCAATGATGTTATCCTGATAGTTAATGGTTATAAACATCCACTTTTGGTATTTGATATTTTTTGTTTTATATATTGTATCTAATTGACTACCTTCACCCGTTTGACTTTTAGACTTTATTACTAAATTTCTATTCACACCATCATATAATACTACTGGTTTATTACCATAATTGAATAATTCAGTTTCTTTATTGTATGCTAAACTTGTATTTTGAGGTTGAGGATTTAAATATAGATAAAAACTTACGCTGTATGCGTAATTATATTTGAATTTATCTTTACCAAAATACCCTGCAGTTGCTTTAATGTTATATTCGTGTCCCTGTCCTTCACCAAACAAAGCATATGAACTGGATTCTTTTGATATTTTAGCCAGATTGGATTTATAATCTTTGCTTAATTCTTGATATTTGCCGATTACGCGCTTCTCATCTAAATAATATGGACCTTTGCCGCCCAATAAGTCGTGTTTATTCATACTGGTTAAAAAGTTGAATAATAATGGTAGTCCCATAAAAGATAATACCAACATCAATAATATTATTAATAGTGTGAAGGTGCTTCCTGGAGTAGCCTTGATATCTTTATTTAATTCATCAACCATTAATACCAACATACAGGGTAAAAATAATACCAGATTCTTAATCAAACATAAGATACGATTAAATATATTCTCGCCGTCACTACACTTATCAAACGAAACTGGATTAAACTTCATAAACTTCATTAAAAGTGATGCTATTGAAACCAGTATTGAAATACCAAGAACTATTTTGGTTATTGTATATAAGCCTTCGCCTTGGTGATATTTGTACCATATGAATACCATAAGTAATACAAGAGCTACTATACTACCTATCAGGAAACCCGAAAATTTCAACAAATTTATAATTGGGATGGTAATAGTTTTTTTGAAATTCTCACTATCAAATTTATCATCTTTTGTTACAATCTTTCTATTTGCATAATAATCATGCGGAACCGAGTCAAATGCTTTTGAACCATTACCATTTTCACTGAATCCATTCCTATAAACGAAAAAGTAAAAAATACTTAATAGAATTCCACTAATAGATAATACAAGTATTTGCATATTTTTACTTGAGACATTTGTTAAATTGATTAACATAATTAACACGACAAAAAAGAAGATTAATAAACTACCCAGATAACTTTTATAATTTGCGGAATTTATTATTCCATTCAATAAATGGAAGAACTTTTTTGATATATATTGAATTAAATCTTGTATTCGTGTAAATAAATTACTTGAGTCTTTTTTATCGCTCATAATTATACTATTGATATATTATATAATTCCTATTAGTATAATTATAAATTTTCCATTGCGGTCTTCTTGCCGTGGCAGTCTCTACATAATGCCTCTAAATTTTCAACATTATTTGAACCGCCATACTCTAATTTCTCCACATGATCTACTTCAAACCAAGCAGGTAGTTTTATGTTGCAATGCTTACATTGCCAATTTTGAGAAGACGCTACATATTTCTTTTTTGTTTCACTTACAGAGCGTTTTGTTGTTTTTGAATTATTCAATATTTTTTTTTGTTGTCCTGTTAGATTACTATACTGGCTTTGATTATGATTCTGGTTAGTAGGTACATAATTTGTATTTACAGAATCACTCAACGCTTTACCTGTAAAATCTATTATTGGTGCTAACATAGATGTAGTTTGACGGTCTATTGGTAAAAACTTAATAAAACCATTTGCGTTTTCAAAAAATTCCCGTCTATTTTGTGGACAGCGCTTCAAGTATATATATACACATAACCCCACAAATCCAATGATAGCCATTTTATAATACTTGCTATACGATTTAAGTATCGCTAAAATTTTACCATCATAATATATATTTGAGGCAAAAATTGATACAATAATTACTATAAACAATTCCAATTTCATAAGTTATATAATTATGATATAATAATTATATCAAATTTGTATTTATTATTTGTTAATCACGTATAAGAATATTATACAGATTATTAAAACTACCATTATTGACCCGAAAATGTATTTGTGTTTGTTTTTACGGTCTTCTTTTATTTTTAAATCTTTAGGTTTATAACCTTCATAAAAGGCATTCATCGCTTCGGCGTAGTCCATCTCTGGCTTACCAATAAAAACATTCACTTTATTATGGATAAACCAAACCCATTTAAGCATACTCTCTCTGCACGATAAATATGCCTGTGGAGGATAACTATCTATAAAGCGCGAAAAAGTATTACCCATATTTTCATTCGGTAAAAATAGTGGGAAATTCATCAATAAATCATAGTATTTGCGCTTCGTAACTTCATTTGGTTTCAGCGGATAAGTTATCGCAATTGTATATAAAAAATTCCAATATAACGGTCCCCAAACTTTTTCGTCTAAATGTGTCGCCATAATTAAGTTAGAATTATATTTTTTACTGTTATATCTTACTAAATTTATATTATTATTTTAACGATTTAATAATCAATATTAAAAAAATTGAACACATTAAAGATACTATACTATACTAATATCACATAACTCAATAATATAATGCTCCACATGTTAAAGTCGCTTTTTCCTATTCCTCAAGAGACATCAACCATTCCAACTGTGCGAATGAGTGTTGATGAAGAAGCACCCCAAACCGAAGTTATCATCACGGAGGAGTATGATATTTCAGCCGACCAACCAAGTGTTGATATATCAATTGCCGATATCACACCCGTTGAAGTCCAACCGAATACAGAGAGTTGCTGTGTATTTTACCAAATTCCAGTAAGGACGACTGGATGGTGTGGTCTCCCCGTTGAAGAGCGTCCTGATTTCACAACAGTATGGAACAGCGCCGAGGCATACTCAGCACTCATCCCTACATACTTCTTCTTTCTTGCGATAATCTTCACTTGTTCTTACTATCTCGCCGACGAAGAAACCCGTTGTGCGGTAGAATGGATGCGTCCGCCTGATAAAGATACTCGGGATACGCTGGCGACTACTCTTGGTATTTCTACACTCGTGGTTGTATGTTGCACATACCCACTTGGATTGCTTGTTTGGTATGGTGGTGTAAGTGTTGCTTTTACTCGCAAGGTCACGCACGTCGTATTCATTTCATTTCTACCCGCTATTGCGATATATACCAATCAACAAAATGAAGGTCTGGCTCGTGATATGTTTATTGCGATGGTGTGGCAATCATTAAGTAGCACGCTATTAGGAGCGATTATCTTCTCAAAGGTAGTGCGTAAGTATGTCCCGGTCCTTCGTGTAGCATTCTCCTGTATCGACCGCCCCGAAGATAGACCGTTCTCACTTACTTGGCTCAATCTTCAGATGGTTGGGATGACAATTGTTGAAATCCCTATGGTCCAATGGATGCTATCAAATAATAAGGGTCTTCTCATCTGGATTCCATTTCTATCGGTTGCTTTAGGTGATGGGTTGGCTGAACCAGTCGGTCGCCTGTGGGGAAAACACAAATACACTGTGCGTGCGTTATTCACGACCAAGAAATACACACGTTCTTTTGAGGGTTCGGCTTGCGTATTCTTCTGGACTACGGTGGCTGTTGCGATTGGAACGCCAGAGATGAATGCTATCCAAGGGTTTCTGTGTTTCCTTACTATCCCGATTGCTAATACAGTAATGGAAGCGGTATCTCCCCATTCGTTTGATAATCACTTTATGTGGGCTATTACTTGGTTTCTTCTGTGGATTATCTTTGATGTAATTCAATATGACTTTATGTAACAGATTATATAAAGATACGAATTACTTGTATATTTTATTAAAAATATCATATATTTTTTTTATATTTTTTGAAAATGTTAAAATGAATAGAGAGATTTGATACAAACAGTTATTATCTCTCTTAAAATAGAACATATTGAAAAATTATTTATTTACTATATATATAATGGAAGACGATTCACATGATTGGAACGCCCAACATGAACTGATATTAAGACAGTGGGGCGAGACTTGTGCTTGCTATAGATTCATGCACAATCGTGCGTATTTACTCTATAAGGATTTGAATATGCGTTTCAGTTTGCCCGTAATCGTTCTCTCAACTATTACGGGAACTGCTAATTTCGCACAATCCACCTTACCCGAAGGTTGGAAGGCTTTTGCTCCTTCTGCGATAGGTTGTTTGAACCTTGTTGCGGGACTTATCGCCACAGTTATGCAATTCTTAAAAGTAAATGAACTTATGGAAAATCACAGGGCTGCGTCTTTAGCACACAGTTTATTATCCAGAAATATTCGTTTAATGTTAGCAATTCCCTATTCCGAGCGAAAAACTGGCGGTTTGAAGTTCGTAGAAGAATCTAAGACCGAATATGATAGATTACTGGAACAGTCTCCAGCAATTCCTAAAAAAATTATGTTAAACTTCGAGCAAATATACCCAACAGATAATCTATTTACGAGACCAGACTTCAGCGTGCGCCCAATCCCACTATTGGAACTACCAAAGACAATAGAACATTTAGAAGCCATAACCAGAGACACTCCTCTTGCTCGTGTAGGTAGATTCTTTGCTGGTACAAAATCGCCCGATTCAAAATCTCCAACAAGTAGTATATCTAAAAATGGAAAAACATTAGATGAAGAGATACGGCTTGAGATACAGAACGAAATTGATGAAGTGAGCGAGAGAATGAGTGATACTGATGTTACTGATAAGTTAAACAAAATTGTCTCTGGTAAAAAATTAATTAAAGATAGATTAAGCAAAGGTTCCCGTAAAGGAAACCAGAGAAGACAGAAAGAAACCTTAAGTATAGTAGCAAATGAAGACAGCGAAGAAGAGATGGATAATAATAATGTTAGTGAAGAAGAACTCAATAGTAATAGTGAAGATGATGATGAAGATGATGTATGGAATCAAGATGTAGATATTGAGTTAGGAATAATGAAGAAACCATAAATGCGGTATTACTACTGTATAAATATCATTTATATTTTACAAAATATAAATGATATATTTTTATTCTATTAAAAAAAAATTGAGTTTAAAATATAAAATACTAACCTATTAACATAATCGGATTATAACAACAAAATATTAGCATTATGATTAAGATTTACACAAAGATAAATTCAACAATGCAGAATTTCGGACCGGTTAAAAATTCCGAAATAATGAAAATTTTCTGCGATGAAATTAGTTTTACTAACTTGACTGATAAGTTTGATACTCAAGAAGAATACACACATTTAAAAATTACACATATTTATAACCGTCTAGGCGATGAAACCTATCAACGGACTATTATTTCTTTTGACGGCAAACCAGTATTGGAAAAGGTATTTTATGGTTTTAGTTTCAGCCATACTAATAAGATGTTTCATCTGTTAGACAAATATATTATGGAACGCTGCGTTGAATTCGTTAAATTCCCTGATGGCAAGGAAAGCGATTGTGATGGCGAACAGACTTGCGGTGATTGGATGTAGTATAGATATAATAATGTTGATTTCTTTTTTTTACAAAGTGGGTTTAATTACGGCGAAATATTCATCCGCATCCTCCTTTGTTTTGATATTATCATTTTTTACATTCTCCAGCATATAATCTCTCAACTTATTTCCAATTGCTTCTGTTTTTACCGATTTAGTCCATCTATCCCCGCTATTTAGTGCTATTCTTACTCTCCAACTGTTTTTACAAACCGATACTGAACCTTTTGGCTCTTTTTTATAATCTAATTCTGTAAGCGGAACTTTATTCTTTATTTCTTCATTTCTATCATTTAACCACTTTTCTACCTTCTCTTTATCACTATCATAACACCTATATTTTTTACCCATATATCTTAATTGTGCGTCCCATGCAATAATTTTTGTTTTGTCTGCTTCACTATATACGGGACGAATACAACCACCCTCCCCTTTTTTAGTATTTACTGCCTGTGTATTTTCCATACGGGACATCCATTCTAAATTCCTAACACTATTATCATCTCGTTTATTTGGGTCTTTATGATTTACATCACTTAAATTATCTGGGTTAGGAATAAACGCAATCCCAACTAATCTATTTAGTAGTGGGTATTTTTTTTTGTTATTTTCACAGAGAGTTATTTGATAGTATCCACCACCGTCTTTATTTTTGCTCTTATTATATGATGGTTTTAAGAATTTTTTAGTTTTATTATTCATAACTCGTCCTTCAGTAGATACTGAATAATCCCAATCATCTATTTTTTTCCAATATTCGGTTTCAAACGCATCGCTTAATACATTAACAGCATCATCCCAGTATTTTAATTCTGTTTCGCTCATCTTTACACCATATATATAAATTTATCAATTTTATAATAAATAAAAACAAATACATCAACGACCCAGAGAGATTTAACAAAATTTAAAAGCATATAAAAACAAAAATACAAATATATTAGTTAAAAATAATGAATACTAATAAGAAGTCAGTCTTTTGCAACAATTGTTCAAAACTTGGGCACTTGTTCCATCAGTGTAAAATACCAATCACCTCCGTTGGTGTAATCGCCATTAGAAGAAATAAAAATATCACCGAAACACTATTAATTAGACGCAAAGACAGTTTGTCGTTCGTAGATTTTATGAGAGGCAAATATAATATTGATGATAAGCAATATTTAATCAATCTATTTGATAAAATGACTGTAAGCGAGAGAGATTTCATTTTAAATAACGATTTTGATGTCCTATGGAACTATTTATGGGGTGAGAATATCACCAGTCAATACAAAAATGAAGAGAAAAGTTCAAAATATAAATTTAAACAACTGTTAGGCGGAATTAAATCCAATAATGATACATATAATTTAGAAGATATAATCAATCTAACCACACAAAAATATATAGAGCCTGAATGGGGATTTCCAAAGGGCAGGAGGAATTATCAGGAGAGAGATTTACCCTGTGGTTTAAGAGAATTTGAGGAAGAAACAGGGTATGATAAATCGCAGGTAATACAAATCAGCAACATCTTACCCCTTGAAGAAATTTTCACAGGGTCTAACTATAAATCATACAAGCATAAATATTATATCGGGCTTATAAATAATACTGACCCACCACTTAAAGAGTTTCAAGTATCTGAAATTAGTAAATTAGAATGGGTGGATATAAATGAAGCTGAAAAATACATCAGAGATTATAGTATTGAAAAGAAAAAAGTATTAATTGAATTAAATAAATTATTAAAAACATATAAACTATATATTTAATATATAATGAAAACTACTCGGAAAATTAAAACAGTAGGAAATAATAAAACACGTTCTACACAACTATACAAACACATTAATGATATACATAATTTAAATTTAGTCGGTGGGACAAAAGCACCAACCGAAGATGAAGAGCCCGTAATAGAGGATGACCCAATTGAAGAAACAACAGATGAAGAACCGTCTGACGACGAAGAATCTGATGAAGAAGAAGAATCTGATGAAGAAGAATCTAATGAAGAAGAATCAGAAGAATCTGACGACGAAGATGAAGATGAAGTTGAAATTAAAGACGACAAAGTCGAACCAGATGAAGACGCTGTAAAAGGTAAAAATAACCCCGTATTACATAATTTATTTAAAACTAATATCAACAATTACAACTTTGATAAGAGCATTCTGGAAGAAAATAAAAATGATTTACACAGTAAAAAAGACGCTCAATATTTTTTAAACGCCGTTGAAATACTGAATAGTAAAATGATTGACGATACTGCTAATAAAGATATTGACGCAGATGATAAAAAATATAAAATGGATTATTTATACCCACAATTAGATGATAAATACTTGAATTTGAAAATTAGCCAGAAGAAAGAATTTAACGAATATAAACAGAATGTAAATATCAACAAAGATATTGGAGAAGAAGGCGAGAAATTATGTAATCAAAATTTTGAACTGGCACCACACCAAAATTTCATCAAAAACTTCTTATCTGAAAATACACCGTATAATGGTATGTTATTATATCACGGTTTAGGAACTGGTAAAACATGTTCAGCAATCGGTATAGCAGAAGAAACCAGAAGATATATGAAATACAACGGAACTGATAAGGAAATATTAATTGTTGCGTCTCCCAACGTTCAAATCAATTTTAGATTACAATTGTTCGATGAAACCAAACTGAAATATGTTAATGAACGCTGGACTATTAACAATTGTGCCGGTCAAAATATACTGGACGAGATTAATGCTTTACAGTCCAAAATTTCAAGAGAGAAAGTAGTAAGATTAGTTGAAAACATCATCAACACCTACTATATCTTTGTTGGTTATATTGAACTGGCTAATTTGATTAATAAACACTCCAACATTAATAATATAGTTAAGGATAATCCAAAAATCACCAAAAAGAAACAAAACCAATTAATTAAAAATAAGTTGGAGAAATTCTTCAGTAATAGGTTGGTTATTATAGACGAAATACATAATGTAAGAGATTCCAAAGAGACTTCTAATAAGTTAGTAGCAAAACAAATAGATAATTTGGTAAAAAATGTATCCAATATGAAATTGGTGCTATTATCAGCAACACCGATGTTTAATGATTATAAAGAGATTATTTTCCTTATCAATCTATTAAATTCAAACGACAATCGTAGCGTTATAGATGTTAAAGACGTATTCAATAATGATGGCGAATTTATTGTAGATGAAGACGGTAATGAAGTAGGTAAGGAACTATTACAGAGAAAGTTGAATGGGTATGTAAGTTATATTAAGGGTGATAATCCATTTATCTTCCCTTACAGAATATTACCACAAGTATTTGATAATAATAACAGCATTAAACACCCTGATTTCAATTATCCTGTAAATAATGTATTAGGTAATAGGTTTGAAGAGCCAACCAAAATATCTTATTTTGATATTTATGTATCAAAATTAAGTGAATACCAAGAAAAGGTGTATAATTACATCGTAAATAAAACCGATTTTAACGAGGGCAGCGATTCGTATAAATACACATTATTATTGAAACCATTAGAAGCACTGAATATGGTTTATCCAATGAAAGAATTAGAAACCGCACCAATAGAAAGTGTAAAATCTTTGAAACTTGATGTAAAAAAATTAGTAGGTAAGAGTGCCTTATCTAATATTATGTCGTATGAAGAGGATGCTAAGCAGGGATACAGATTTAATTATAAATTTAAGGATGAATCCACACCTAATGTATTTTTAAGAGAGAACTTGGTAAATTATAGTTCAAAAATCAGCAATATTATAGATTCTATTGAGAACTCAACTGGTCCAGTAATTATATATTCGCAATTTATAGACGGTGGATTAATACCAGTCGCATTAGCATTAGAAGCATATGGATTTAAAAGATATGGTGGTGGAGCACGCTCGTTATTTGGAACGCCGCCAGTAGAAGAATTAGATGTTATGTCCTATAAACCAAAATCGCAGGCATTACAAGAGAATAAAAAATTCAGGGGTGCGAAATACATTATGATTACGGGCGATAAAATATTATCACCCAACAAAGAAGTTGAGTTGAAATCTTGTAATGATTCCAATAATGTTTATGGTGAAAATATCAAAGTGATATTGATATCGAGTGCTGGTAGTGAGGGATTAGATTTCAAATATATCCGTCAAATTCATATTTTAGAGCCGTGGTACAATATCAATAGGATAGAGCAAATTATCGGTAGAGGTGTAAGAACCTGCAGTCATAAAGATTTACCACTTACAGAGAGAAACGTTCAAATATTTATGTATGCCTCATTACTATCTAATCCCACCATAGAAACAATTGATTTATTGATATATAGAAAGGCAGAGGAAAAGGCAAAATTAATCGGTAATGTTACGAGAATATTGAAAGAAGTCAGCGTAGATTGTCACCTTAATTATGATTTAAATTTATTCAACGAAAACAAGATGAGTGAAATGGCAAATAACGAGTTGGAATTAACTCTCTCTAACAATAAGACAGTTAAATATAAAGTTGGCGATAAACCTTTTACTGCGTTATGTGATTATATGGCATCGTGCGAATATTATTGTAACCCAAGCAAAGAAGATTATACTATGAAGGAAGGAGAAGAGGATAATCTAAAAACATATAATGATAGTTATTTACAGACAACCAACAGCAAAATTATAAAAATCATTCAAGAATTATTCAAAGAAAATTATTTCTACAGAAAGGAAGAATTAATTGGCGTTATAAATATGCGTGATGATTTTTCTTTATTGGCGATTAATAATGCTCTAGACGAATTAATCAATAATGAATTACAAAGCATAACCGATAAATATAACAGGCAGGGCAGACTAATAAATATTGATAACTTATATATTTATCAACCATTAGAGTTAGATAATGAACAGACATCAATATACAATAGAAGCACGCCAGTAAATAGTATGATTGATTCAATTACATATGAAGTAGGTGAACCAGTTATTAATGATGATGAGGAGGATATTAAAATAAACGGTCCAGCTAAAACTGATGAAACCGTAAAAGCAAACATAGCGTCTGGTGAAAAAGTAGTAGAGGGTTTAGCTCACCATCAAACCAATATTATGAGTGGAGAGAAACAATATGTTCAAAATTTAGAAAATAGCAAATATAATTTCCTTGCTTATGTGATATGGTTTAATAATATTAAATACGCAGAAGAAAATTATTTAAAATTTGATTTAGAATTATTACCAAAGATTATTTTACACATTTTAATTGATAATTTAGATAAAGAATCATATCTCAACCTGATTAGTTATATATACAATACTTCAGGTGAAGACAAGGCACTCTTTTCAGAGATTAAGGGGTATTTAGAGCAAAGTATCGTTGAGGCTAAGCATAATAATTCTACACTTAGATGCGTAGTTATACCCAGCAAAGGCGATATTAATGATATTTATACCATATACATGTTGAAGGAAAACGCAGAGGGCAAAATAAGTTTAATTAAAGGACAACAAACTGATTACACACGATTGGGTCCAAATATCAAATCAAAATATACACTCCCAGATGCGAAATATCGTCCAAGTGCTTACGCTTTTATTGATGTTCCTGAAAAAAAGTCAGAATTCTACCAATTTAAAATTATTTACTTCAAAAAGAGTAATGAAAAATTTACAAAAGGTAAGGTATGCACTTATTTTAGCACAATGATAGATAGATATGATTCTTTTATACATAATTTTTTAACAAAAGAAGAGTATGATAAATTGACGGGCGAACATAAACTGGGTAAATATATGTGTACAATTGCCGAAATGTATTTTAGGCAATTTGATTTGAAGAAGGAAAAAGATTTCACGAATTGGTTTCTATCAACAAATCATGCGGTAATCAACAATATAACAAAATCTTCTTAAAAATACCATTGAAAAATATTAATAATTATAATTAATAATATTTTGAATAAATTAAAATTGATTTAATGGAACACTTATTTATATATTAATATTATAATAATAGTGATGAGCTCGGATCAAATTTACACAAAGGTATTACTAACTGAAAAAATATATGTTAATTTCTCAAAACTAAATTCGGAAATTTTCAATCATTTAGAGACTGTAATTAGACACAAGGTAGAGGGGATATGTATTGACGAGGGATTTGTTAAGCCTAACTCTGTAAAATTAGTATCTCATTCGTCTGGCGAATTATCAGCCGATTTTGTTCTATTTGATATTGTATATGAATGTCTTGTCGCAAACACGGTTGAGTCTATGGAACTTGATTGTCTTGTAAAATCTATTACCAAGGTCGGTATTCGGGCGGAGATTGACGATGAAATTAGTCCTTTTGTAATATTTATTGCGAGGGACCATCATTTTGAAAGTGCTCCATATTCTGACGTGAATGAGGGAGATATTGTTAGAATCAAGGTATTAGGACAAAGATATGAATTAAATAACAAGTTTATTTCTGTAATTGCCGAATTCTTACATATCAATAATTACGAAACATCTAAAGCAGGTTTAGCCGATGTATCGGGTGACGGTGATGAGGAATAAATTATAACCCTTACCTAAAACTATTTCATTTGTTTTTTTTTGTTCTTAAAATGTTTAATATAATGATATTAAAAGATATTATTATATAATGTAGATGGACGTTGAAAACAATACAATTATTACACAGGATGTGATTGAAACACCTCCCTCGGTGGATTATGATGACCTGGAAAAAATCAGGAAAATCATCGAGGGACTTGATAAATCTCGCCATATAGACATCGCCAAAATTTTCAAAAAGAACCATATTAAACTCACGGAGAACAACAACGGTATTTTTATTAATCTTAATAATATTCCAGCAGTTATTATTGATGAAATCAAGCAATATATTAACTTTATCAAGACCCAAGAAACACTTATCAATATTGATGAATCAAAGAAGGAGAATATTGAAAATGATTTTTTCAAAGATAAGCCTACCGAGACAACAGAAAACGAAGAATGAAATTGTATGTCTCAAAAATAAACAAAAACATTAAATATTTTACACCATTATGTATATAATATTTAAAAAACAATATTAAAGACAACACCATAGTATATATGATAATATTTAGACAATGTACCATTTAAATATTAACTGTGATAACGAAGCGTCTGTCTCGGTTTTAAATAAATACATGTTAAACAACGTAAAACCCACCGCAGACATCACAGTTAATAAACCAATCTATAACGACAATAAGCCAATCAATACCGATATTAAACCATTCAATAATGATAAGAAGTTTCCCAAAAAACTAACTACCGACAGCAACGCCCCACAAAGCAGCGTTTTCCCCGATTATAATAAGGGAAAATCAAAGCATCGGGAGGGTACACCACATGCTAATAAATATAAATTAACTGATACACTGTTTTGGTGTTTTTACAAACTACATTTCAAGGTATCTGATAAAGATTTAGAGTATATCAACACCTTTACTACTGAAAAAGAATTCAAAATTGAGGCTATTGAAAAAATACATAACAGCAAAGAACTGCTAAAAAAACATAAAATTCAAAGGAACTTTATTACAACCGAGATTACAAATGATAAGAAAATCACGCTTTATACATTCAAGGCTCTGTGTATTTTATACAATATTGATATCGTGGTAATCAAAGACAATAATACATATGCTTGCTTTACTGATAATAATTTAGAAAATAATACCGAGACGATTGATAATCTGGATACCTACCAGGCAATTAAACTACTGTATAAAAATACATCATCAGTCAATAAGAATTTTGAGATTGTTATGGGGCTTGATAAGGAAGAAGTTCAAGATGCGGTAAGCAAGTATTATTATGTTAAGAACCTTGAGAAACCCCTGAAATCAATCAGTAGTTATAAATCACCAGAGTTGATTGAAATCGCAGAGAAGTTAAATATCCCATTAAACAACGAACACGGTAAAAAGAAAACCAAGATTGAACTATATGCCGAATCAGTTAAAAAATTAACATAAATTTTTATAAATATCTTAAATTTATTTAAAATTGATTATATTATTTAATAATTAATATAATAAATAATAATACAAATATATATATTATGTCTAAATCAAAAAGCGGTTCATCTATTCTTCCGTTAAAAACGGTAATTGAATCAAGTGATGATAGCGATATTACAAAGCAATTTAAGCGTTTAATCAATCTCTATCTACAAAATATTAATAAATTACCAGAAAATACAGAACCCGAGTTAGAAGTCAGGTTCGCTACTAAAAAAATCAAGGCTCTACACAAAATTGATTTTTACAATGTTATCAAAAGTTTAATGAATAATAATTTCAAATCTACCAACGAAAATTATGCTTTGAAAATCGCACTTGATAATGATACATCTAATATTAGAACACAGGTTTCTGGATTACCCAACATCCAGCATTATTGTAAATATAATAATGTTACCAATATCACAGACCCTACTAATGTGGAGTTTGTTGAAAAAGAATACATTACACACAACGGAGTTAAAATGCCCCCATTAGATTTTGATGATTTCAACTTCCGTATTGCGTATCAAACTGAAAAGCAATACAGTATGAATGACCCTGCTGTTCAAACTATTACAAACAAATGGAGCACCACCAAAAAGGTATTCCGTTACATCAAGCGATTTGAATACACTCATCCTGATTACCCTATGAAGGTCCATTGTAGTATTGTTAAAACTTCCAAGACCAACAATTTCAATAAATACGTTCCTCAATTCAGCGTAAAAGATGCTGATGTATTCAACTCCACCGAACATTATGAAATTGAGATTGAGTTAGACAATAGCAAAATCGGTGTAGATAGTGAGTTTTCCACCGGTTTAATTATCTACAAAAAACTCAAGGAGACAATCAAATATGTCTTAATTGGTATTCAGCAGACTAATTACCCAGTATCAATTCCCGAACAGGACAATATCATCGGTAACTACCTTAAAATTACAAAGGGTAAAGACTATAATCCTACCAAGAAGCATGTAAATAAGGATTTCATCGGTCCATCATCCAATACATTACAACTCCATAATATTATGAATATTAGCGATATAGATGATACTAATAAATCCATTCCTAATATCCGCACTAATTATTCCGTAACTGATAAAGCAGATGGAGCAAGAAAATTATTATTTGTAAATGATGATGGTAAAATTTACCTAATCAATACTCTAATGAATATTGAGTTCACTGGCTCATACACTGAAGCAAAAGATCTATACAATACTATTATTGACGGAGAGCATATTTTACACGGCAAAAAGGGCGAATACATTAATAAATTCGCAGCATTTGATATCTACTACTGTAGTGGTAAAAACGTTACCGCATCGGTATTTGCCACTAATGATGATGATGAGGAGATTAAGAAAGAAACTCAAACCCGCCTTTCTATTCTTGTGAGTGTAATCAAAAAACTCAATCCACTATCCATCATCCCCAATCGTAAAAGCGCAATTAATATCGATGCGAAAACATTTTATTACAAGGATGTATTTAAGGGTTCGCATACTATCTTGTCTTCGCTTGAACTATTTCCATACAATACAGACGGTTTAATCTTTACTCCTATTAATACTGGTGTCGCAAGTAATAAAGCGGGATTTGCCGCACCCAACCAGAAAGTCACCTGGATGGAATCATTCAAGTGGAAGCCTCCCATATTCAATACCATTGATTTCCTGGTTTCATTCAAGAAAACTGATTTTGGTGTAAAAAAACAAACACATATTTACAGTGACGGAACTAATTTGACAGCCGCCAGTCAATTCCAAACATACAATACCTTAATTCTCCACGTGGGATATGATGAGAAAAAGCACGGATATCTTAATCCCTGTAATGATATGTTAAACGATTATGTTGTTAAAAAGCAACAATACAATAATAACGATTACAAGCCCGCTCGCTTCTATCCTACTAATCCGTCTGATGAAAATGCTGGAATATGTAATATTATTGGAACAATGGACGAGTCTTCCAATCTTAAAATTTTCACAGAAGAAGGTGAGGAGATAGAGGATAATACAATCGTTGAATTTAGATACGATGAGACCAAACCATCTCTATGGAAGTGGGTGCCTCTGCGTGTGCGTTACGACAAAACATCGGAATTAAGGAGTGGTGGTAAAAATTTTGGTAATGCCTACCATGTAGCAAATTCCAATTGGCAGTCTATCCATCACCCTATCACAAATGATATTATTAGCACCGGCAATAATGTTGTGCTTGATAATAATGATGATGAGGTATATTACAACAAAACTGATGCGGTGTCTGAAACACGCAGTTTAAGGGATTTCCATAATTTATATGTTAAAAATATGCTAATTAATAGGCTGGCTAATCCAGGAACAACCATTATTGATTATGCGTGCGGCAAAGCAGGCGATTTACCCAAATGGATTAATGCGAGTGTTCCATTTGTGCTTGGTGTTGATTTAAGCAAGGATAATATTGAAAATCGTTTAGATGGTGCTTGTGCCAGATATTTGAATTACGCAAAACAATATTCTACCATCCCCAAGGCACTATTCATTCACGGTAATAGTTCCAAAAACATTAGGAACGGCGAGGCATTCATTACTGAAAAAAATACGCAGATTGTTAAAGCCATTTTCGGAGAGGGGGCTAAAAACGAGATTACATTGGGCAAGGGTGTATATAATAACTACGGCATCGCACAGAACGGTTTCAATATCAGTTCTATCCAGTTTGCCTTACATTATATGTTTGAAAATGAGACCGTGCTTAACAGTTTCCTCAAGAATATATCGCAATGCACTGCTCTTGAGGGATATTTCATTGGGACTTGCTATGACGGACAGAAAGTATTCAATCTAATGAATGATATTGAGACTGGTAAATCTAAAAGTTTGATTAAAAATGATAAGAAGATTTGGGAAGTTACTAAAAAATACAGCGAGACAACATATGTTGATGATGATACCTGTATTGGCTACCCCATTGATGTTTATCAGGAAACTATTAACAAGACTTTCAGGGAGTATTTGGTAAATTTCAGTTATTTAACCCGTCTATTAGAAAATTATGGATTTGTCCCATTAAACAAAGATGAACTTGCGGCATTAAATTTACCCAGTTCGGTTGGATATTTTGATGAACTGTATAATGCTATGCAGGAAGATATCAAGAAAAACAAATCACTATCATCTAAATTCGGTAAGGCACTTAATATGTCTAGTGAAGAACAAAGCATTTCGTTCTTAAATAAATATTTCGTATTCAAAAAGGTTAGAAATGTAGATACTGATTCCGTTGTCCCTCTAAAACCAAAACTCGACGACAATAAAACAAATGAGAAACTTACCGATGATTTCAAAGAGGTAGAGGAAAAATTAAACGCATTAGAAAAGGAGTCTGCCGATGATAAATTCAAGAAAATCGCACAAAAAGCGATTGAAGAGGATGAGGCAGCGGTTGAAACCCCAAAGGCGGTGGTTGATAAAAAGCAACAGGCAAAACTGGATAAGGCCGAACTTAAAAAGGCAGAGAAAGAGCAGGCAAAACTGGATAAGGCTGAACTTAAAAAGGCAGAAAAGGAGAAGGCTAAACTTGAGAAAGCCGCACTCAAAAAGGCGGAGAAAAAAGCAGCGAAAGAGGCACTTAAAAACGCATAAACCGCAACACATAAAAAATAAGTTTATATCAAAAAGAAGTTAAAATTATTATATTAGTTATTACAGTTAAAAATAATATAATATGGCGTATATTAATATCCCATCATTAAACTATACAAATCTGGTTTTTTCTTTTGCGTTGAAAACACCTGGCGAAGAAGAGAAAATCTTTATGTCTAATTCTTTACATCATTATCTATCTAATATTAAACAACAGATAGACCAATACAATACCTACTGGGATTATTATAAAAAAATCACTAACCCTTATGAATTCATTCATACACACGTACCCGAATTTAAAATGTCTATTTGTAAGCACAAACCCCTATCTCGTTCATTTTTCAAAATGATTGAAATTATAAACACTTTTTCTTTTTTAACCGAGACAAAAGACCTTAAATGTTTTCACCTCGCCGAAGGTCCAGGTGGGTTTATTGAGGCATTTAATTACAAGCGTAATAATATCAACGACAAACTCTATGGAATGACCCTGATTTCTCCAGATGTTAATATCCCATCTTGGAAAAAAAGTTCGCATTATCTCAATAATAATAAAAACATCGTTATCGAATATGGTTCATCCAATACTGGTGACCTGTTCCTGAAAGAAAATCTAATTTATTGTAATAAGAAATATGCTGGTTCCATGGACTATATTACTGGTGACGGTGGATTTGACTTTTCGGTTGATTTTAACCAGCAAGAGGACTTGTCTATGAAATTAGTAATGGCTCAAATCTTTTTTGCTATAATTATGCAGAAAACTGGTGGTAATTTTGTTCTTAAAATATTCGACATCTTCAAATTTAAAACTGTTGAAATCATTTTTTTACTCTCCAATCTATACGATTATGTATATATTTACAAGCCATACACCAGCAGGGTTGCTAATTCGGAAAAATATATTATCTGTAAAAATTTCAAAAATAATAACCCTACAATTAAGAATGATATAATCAACAACTTTGATTATGTAATGGATAATATTGATAATGTCTATTCGCTATTTAATATCCCACTACCTAAACTGTTTCTTAAAAAAATAGAGGAGATTAATGCTATATACGGACAGCAGCAAATTGAAAATATTAATACTACACTTAATTTAATCAGGGAATATATTAACATTAAACACCGCACTTATGCGAGTTCCGACGAGGAAGATGAGGATGGTTCTTATGATATTAAACATAATGATATTTCTCGTTCATCTAACATTCCAATTACACCCGCTACTACTATTGACGACACTGATGTAGCAACTGATTTACTTGATTCATATATGAATACTTACGCAAGTCCTCCTTCCGTAAATACCGAAACAAGGTTTTCATTTCTTCGGTCTCCTAAATTTAAACTACGCAATAAAGAACAATACGGTAGTGATAGTGATAATAAAAGTTCTTCCAGTAATGATGGAGAAGAAGTTTTATGCTCTACATTTAAAAATACTAAATTTCAATATTTATCTTATTCGGATAAATTCACAAATAAAATCAATACCCTTAAAAATATCAATATTCAAAAAAGTGTAAATTGGTGTAATAAATACAGTTTTACTATGAATAAACATTTTATAAATAATTAATTCTTTTTACGAGTTCCTTTACGCCTGGGCTTACCTTTGCCCCTGCCTTTTGTTGGGTTGAATGATAGAGCCTTGCTATTTAAACCTACTTTACTCGCCGCATCTAAAATACCAGGGATTGATTTACGCGATTCAGTTAATAATTTAAATACTGGTAGTCTCGCTTTAATTTTACCACGAACTTTATCAGGACTGATACTCATCGTAATGCTTTTGAATACTGGTAGTCGTTTTCTGGACCCGCCTCTGCGTCTTGTCTTGTTAGCCATTTATATATAACTGTTATAAAATAAAATTTTTTGATATAATTTTATTTTATTGAAATAATTACGCCATTCCAGCCGTAATTAAATTAATTCCAAATGTTTTATTACCTGGTCTGACATACCTCTCACCTAATGCATTTTTGTCGCTGGGTACACTCCTCCTATTACATAAAACTTCTATTTGTCCTAGGCCGTTTGCCATCTTCGAATGAAGACTATAACTTTCGTTTGGTAAATAACATTGCTTGGATTGGAACGGCCGTTCTCCGTGGTGGCTGCCTTTTGACTGGGTGTATTTATGTCCCGAACCGGGTGGTGCATGACCCCGGCGGTCATCACCGTCCTGATTACAATATCTTAATGCTGCTGTTCTCGCCGAACTGGATAATGAACCCTGTACTTGATATCTGGTATTTGACGGTACTAATATTGGTCGGCAGTTGTTTAGAGAGCAATCCACAGTTGTTTCGCTTGCCGATAAATTGGTATTTGCTGTAGTTAATGAATTTTGGTTAAGTGTTTTACATCTTTTATATAATAGTGCTTTATGAGAATGGGAATACTCGCTATTAATAACGGTAGTCGCTGGTTTCGTTACAAAGCATTTTGTTTCGCAAGTGGGGGGCTCACTCATATCTATAAGATATCTATTTCCCGTTTGATGTAAAGTAGCACAATCTGTAGAAGTAATATTTTCCGAACCTGGTTTATCTAAACTCCCGACATACGATTGCCTACTAAATCCACTCGTTGTACCGTCTAAATTTACATATTGTTTTCTTGGATGTTTTATTGGATTAGCAATAAACCCGCAATTTGTAGTAGCATTCTTTATATTGGTAGGCAACGAATTCTGTACCGATTTAGATACTACTATAGTTTTACTATTTGAAAGGTCTTTCCACGATACATATTCTTGGTTAGGCACCCACGCATAATATGCGTTTTGTTCGTTTTCACCTTTTTTGACTAATCTCATTATTATAATAATATATTTTATTTTATTAATATATATAATCATAAAATATGGTTTCCTCTTTAGTTTCTAAATCATTTAATGCGTTTCGTCAAAAAAAGATACAACTCCCTATTTTAAATGGAATTAACCTATTTTTATTAGCCGTCATTCTCTGTATGATTTTATATGTAGTGAATAGTAATACTAAAATAATTGAGGCGAACACATTAAAAGAGACTGGTTCTGATAATGAAGGTGCTAAAAGTGAAGCAGAAGCACCATATACCATAACAGATGAGGCTCTACCACCAGTTGATCATGTTACTGAACGGTAGTCAATTTAATATTATATATACATATATTTAGTGAATATATAATATCACCGTATTATAATTATATTATGTCAAGTGCAAAATGTATTGTTGATGATTTCGGTGGTTCAAGACATCCATACAGATATTGTATTAAACCGTTAGAAGAGATGATTGATTATGATAAAATAAACAGAGAGAGCGGGGCTTTTAATATGGTTGGAATTACGGAGGGAGCGGCGGGAATTGTAAATTATGCGAGTGCCCTTATTTCCGACCCTACAAATGCTATATCACAAGAATGCGATGGTATTCTAGGTAATAAATATATGTTGAAGAGTGCTATGAAATGTAAAAATATGGATGAAAATGTCCACTCTTATATTAATAATGTCGTAGAGCACAATTTTATCACCGATAGAGAGGCAAAAGGTAAGAGTGCTCTTGGCGTTATTCCCGCCACTATTGGTTCTGCCCTTTCAATTAACGGAGCACCTTTGATTAGAGCCCTTTATGAAGACCCGCAACAAAATTGTATCAGGGTTACATTACCCTGTCATTTGGTAGTAAAAAAAAAGAAGGGAGATACGGCACCTTCTCCCGAAAGTTACTCAGGTCCTGTAGATGATGTGCCTATAACTATATCCGAATATGATAGATTGATAGGCACTGGCGATATACGCCCTACTACCGAACAAAAAGCCTTTAGAGAAGATTTAAGAAAATCTACCGAAGATGAAACAGAGGGCTATACCAATTTACACCAATCTATATATGGTTATTTAAACGATAATCCACTTCTACTAAACACAGATGGAGAGAACACCGATGAAAACAAGGAAGAAGATGATGTGGATGCGGGTGATGATGTAATTTCTAATTTATATTATCTAACTCTATGTATATTTTTATTATACCTAATTTTCAAATTAACAACAAAAAAATAAATTATTATTCTAAAATTTAGGATTGAAATACTCAAACAAATTATATTTTTAAAAAAAATGAAGCAAGACATTTTGATAGTAAAACGCACAAAAAATTTGTAAAAAATAAATTAGTTATTTAAGTAATTATATAGTAAATTATTGCTATTTATATTATTTACTTCACCTGATAACAAACAATCTTCATATAATTTTCTCAATACATCGTTAGGTGCTTCACTCCCTGCCTTGATTAAATTTTTGCACCTTAAATAGTTTTTTATCTCCTGTATGGATTTTTGCTTTAATCCTGTTATTTCTCTCTTAACATTTTTTTGAGTTTGATTATTTTTGATTAATATTCCAACCTGTCTTCTATTTTTGTGCTTACCAAGTTTATATGTAGAAGTCCTGGTAACTTTATTTATTTTGGGTATGCGTTTAACTGGTGGTGGTGCTACAACATCTACAATGGGTTCTTCCTGCTTTGGAATTTCCATAACGGCTGCTGCTGGTTCAGCGGTATTTAATATTTCAATAGTATCTGCTGCTACTATAGGGGCAAAACCCAGACTTTTAATTGGTTTATTGATTTTTAATTCATCGTCGGCAGGGTCCGTTAGAATTTCAATCTGTGGTGGCGGTGGTGGTGGTGCGGGTGGTATGACTATATCTACTTGAGGTTTTACCTGTGGTATTATCGATGGCTCATTTTCATCTGTTCTATCATATTTGTTATTTTCCAGAGAGATTTTAACCGATGGCTTGTATGCGTTTGGATTTTTTTGAGTTTTATTTAATTCTCTGTAAGTAGGACGAGAACCATTTTTCAAACTACTATAGCCACTTGGGGCAATCATCGCATTTTTTTCTAAATTAGATGGAAGTTCTAAATTTATCTCTAATACGACAGGCTTGTTTTTAATAGTTTGATTGCGTCTCCTCCTCTTATCTTTATTTTTCAGTGATAAATCACGCATAAAATTGAAAGATTTATCAAATTCTCTATCAAAATTCACATCTTCATATTGATTTTTTTCAAATAATTCACCTACTTGTGGGTTATTTGATTGGACCTCATCTTTTCTCGCTTCTACTTCTTTTTGTTTTTGATAATTTTTTACCCGGTTTAACATAGCCTTTTGAACATGCTTTAATTTTGAAGAATTTTCTTCGTCTGGTATTGGCTTGGGTTTTACTTTTAATGTGCGTGGCTTTTTACCTCCCTTTTTACCATTCATCATAAACAATTGTGGATTTATTTTCAAAGTCCTTTTTGTATCCGACATATTATTATTATTATTATATCTCCATATTTATAATAATTTATTTATACTTATTAGAATTAATTAAAAAGTAATAATTTTTTAATCATTCATATATATATAAATGAACCCGTCATTTATAACTTCGGGGTTATCGGCGTTCGCAAAACCAATACGGACAGATTTCAATCTCATATGTGGGAAATATCATATAAATAAAGTGAAATGTGTACCCCTCAATGAGTTTACAAAACCCCTACTATTTTTCTCAACGGATCTTACAAATATAATACGACTTTCATTACAACCTACGCTACCAGAAAATTATAATCATAACGCTAATAAATTGATTGGTAATCAACCTTTTAAATTGTGGTGGCGAAAAACGATAGTCTTAGACTTGGACGAGACACTCTTTACATCAAGTAAAGTTAAAAGTTGGGATGATAAGTCTGATAGCGACTCATATAAATCTGCTTTGCGTCCATTTCACAAACCCTTTATTCAAGCTTGCATAGAACAATTTGAGGTAGTTGTTTGGACTCGCAGTGACCTCGGGTATGCTATACAAAAGTGTAAATGGCTAGGTCTAAATGATGTTCCATTGATAACTGGATGGAGAAACTGCGATGATTCTGGGGCAAAGCCACTTTACAAACTTAATCGGAAAGCTTCGCAGATTTTATTGATAGATGATGACGAAGTTCATCTTTCGGCAAATCCTAGATCACAACTTCTCATTCCCCCGTGGAATGGAGATGAAAACGATTGCGAATTAGAAAGTCTCATTCCCATAATCAATAAGATTGCGAAAGAACCTACGGTGCAAGATTCTCTAGATATTTGTCTAGCACAGTCATACATTTATGAAAAGACGATGCCTTAAATCCAATCAAAATAACTACTCATTAGAATTTATTAAAAAGTAATAATATTTATTTTTAATAAAATAAAATTGATTGAAATTTCGCAAATAATCAAATTATAATACAAAACGTATTGTCAAGATGAATAGTGCGGGTCGGTTAAATGATATTAATGATGAGGAAATCAAGGACGAAACTAATACTAACGAGAAGAGTGTTGTTGCCAAAATCAGCGATGATGAGGCTCCCTGGACTCTTATTGAATCGCATTTCAAGAACCAGCATTTAAAGCAGCTCATTCGTCATCAAATTGAAAGTTACAATTATCTGGTTAATACTCAACTCGAGCAGACTATTGCGATGTTTAACCCAATTCGCATTTGTTCGGAACACGATTGGGTAAAGGAGCATAATCTTCATCGTCTCGTCGCACACGTCACGCTTGAGAATTTCAACATTCACAGACCCCAAGTATATGAAAACAACGGAGCTACCAAAATCATGTTCCCTCAAGAGGCTCGTCTTCGGAATTTCACATATGCTGGTGCGATGACCGTTGATTTAAACATCAAATACACCGTCCGTAACGGTGAAAATTACAAGAATACCCAGACTTACAACAAGGTGCTTAAGAATATTCATATTGGTAAGCTTCCTATTATGCTTCGCTCCGACATTTGTGTTCTCAGTCAATATAAGCACCTGAATACCGACCAGACTGGCGAATGTAAGATGGACCCAGGTGGTTATTTTATCATCAACGGTTCCGAGAAGACTTGCCTCGCACAAGAGCGTGCTGCGGAGAACCAAATTGCCTGCTTCAATATCTCCAAAAATAATACTAAATGGACTTGGAACGCTGAAATGAAATGTATCCCTTACTGGAAATGTATTTCGCCCAAGCAAATTAATCTTTACAGGAGCACCAAAAACAACGGATTTGGTAATTCTATCTACCTGCAAATCCCTCGCCTCAAGAACCCTATCCCGCTATTCATTATCTTTCGTGCGTTCAATATTATCAGCGACAAGGATGTTTGCGAGAAGGTAATTCTTGATATTGATGATAAAAGGCATAGGCGCATGCTATACGGTCTTCAGGGTTCTATCGTTGATGCGAACACTTGTCTTACATACGAAGACGCGCTTAATTATATTATCTCCAATGTAATCTATACTCCACTCAACGTTGATAAGGAGACTGGATACAAGCGCAAGCACGACTTTGCCCTTGAAGTTATTAACAACGACATCTTCCCCCACTGCAAAACTACCGCTCAAAAGGTTTATATGCTGGGATATATGACTAATAAGCTACTACAAACATCTTTCGGTTGGATGGAGCCGACTGATAGGGATTCTTATCTTAACAAGCGGGTTGATTTAACTGGTTCGCTGGTTAATAATCTATTCCGCAATTATCTTAACAAACTGGTTAAGGATATGCAAAAGCAGGTTGTTCGTGAAATCAATTCGGGTTCGTGGAAATCCAACGAAGATTACGAAAATATCATCAATAGCACTAATATCTACAAAATTATCAAGTCTGTTACCATTGAAAACGGTATCAAGCGAGCACTTGCTACTGGCGATTTCGGCATCAAGCAAATCAACAGCAATAAGGTTGGTGTCGCCCAAGTTCTCAATCGTCTTACTTACATTTCCAGTATTAGTCACCTGCGTCGTGTTAATACTCCAATTGATAAGAGCGGTAAGTTAGTTCCCCCTCGTCGTCTTCACAATTCGTCTTGGGGCTTCCTTTGTCCCGCTGAAACTCCAGAGGGAGCGTCCGTTGGTATTGTTAAGAACTTAAGTTATATGACGCACGTCACAATTCCAACCAACACAACCGTACTATATGATTACATTATGCCGCTTGTTACTGATATTGAGTCTCTTGGTGATAACGCCAAGTCACTTCACGACAAGGTCAAGGTGTTTATCAATGGAGTATGGGTTGGTATTACCAATGAGCCACTTGAACTTTTCAAAAACATCAAGGAAAAGAAATACAAGGGCATTATCAACATTTACACATCGGTCATCTTTGATTGTAAATTACTGGAAATCAAAATCTGTAACGATGCTGGAAGGCTTACACGACCAGTTCTAAAGGTAGAGGACAACGCTGTTCTTTATACAAAGCAGATGGTCGATCAGGTTCGCTCTGGAGAACTTAATTGGAACGACCTACTATACAGCGGCAAGATTCCGCAATCCGCAATTGAATATATTGACTCCAACGAGCAAAACAATACGATGATTGCTATGGAACCCGAGCAACTCACAGCAACTGACTCCAAGTATGTGTATCATTACAGTCATTGCGAAATTCACCCCAGCACCATCTTCGGTGTTGTAGCATCCTGTATTCCTTTCCCAGAAAACAATCAGTCTCCCAGAAATACTTACCAAAGTGCTATGGGAAAGCAGGCGCTTGGTATGTATGTTACAAATTATGATAATAGGATGGATAAGACAGCATATGTTCTATCCTACCCGATGAGACCACTCGTAGATACTCGTCTTATGGATATTATCAAACTCAATACCATTCCATCGGGCGAGCAAGTTGTTGTAGCCATTATGAGCCATTCTGGTTATAATCAGGAAGATAGTGTCCTATTTAACAAGGGCTCTATTGACCGTGGTCTATTCCTGGCTACGATTTACCATACCGAGAAGGATGAGGACAAAAAGCTATACGGCAACGAGGAGATGCGTTGTAAGCCAGACAAGACCAAGACCAAAAATATGAAGTTCGCCAATTACGATAAAATCAATTCGCAGGGTCTCGTCCCCGAAAACACTCTGGTTGAAGACCGTGATATTATTATCGCCAAGGTTCTACCAATTAAAGAAAACAAGAACGATTACACCAAAACTATCAAATATACTGATGAGAGCCACGTCCATCGCACGGGCGAAGAGACTTTCATTGATAAGAATTACAGCGAGAGCAACGGCGATGGTTACAACTTCTGTAAGGTTCGCCTTCGTAGTGTTCGCCGTCCTGTTATTGGTGATAAGTTCAGTTCTCGTCACGGACAGAAGGGAACTATCGGGAACATTATTGAGGAAAAGGATATGCCCTTCACTGCAGATGGACTGAAACCCGACATCATTATCAATCCCCATGCTATTCCCAGCCGTATGACTATCGCTCAACTGAAAGAGACACTTTTAGGCAAAGTGCTGATTCAAATGGGTCTTTACGGAGACGGCACAAGTTTTAGCAAATTCAAGATTGGTGATATTGCTTCCAAACTACAGAAACTCGGTTATGAATCCAACGGAAACGAAGTTATGTATAACGCTCTCACGGGCGAGCAAATGGCTTCCAACATCTTCATCGGTCCCGCATTCTACCAGCGTCTCAAGCATATGGTAAATGATAAGCAGCACAGCCGCTCCATCGGTCCTATGGTTAATCTCACTCGTCAGCCAGCCGAGGGTAGGGCTCGTGATGGTGGTCTTCGTTTCGGTGAAATGGAGCGTGATTGTATGATTTCACACGGAGCATCTCGCTTCACCAAGGGACGACTATATGACGCATCAGATGCTTACAGCGTCCATGTGTGTAATAAGTGCGGTCTCATCGCTTCATACAATACAGCACAACAGATTCACATCTGTAATACTTGTGAGAACAGGACGGACTTTAGATATGTTGAAATCCCATACGCATGCAAACTTATGTTCCAAGAATTATATACTATGAATATCGCACCCCGTATTATCTGCCAGTAAGTAATAAATAACAAAAACAAAAAAAATAACATAAATTTTTTTTATAAAAATATAATATATATAATAATAATAATGTCGTCTACCAATAACAATATGGGACCCCAGACTGAAAATAACGGAAATCAGTACTCTATGTGGAGAAAACAATTAACAAAGGCGTTTGATACTACGGCAAACAAGGCCGGACCATTCAAGGTTGCCTTTAACCCCGGTAATTTCACCGTTGTGAATGACTCTTCGGATTACACCCGCTTTAAAAAATTAGCCGCTATTAATAATAATTTTAATGGTAAGGGTGTTCCTACAAATGGTAATTCTTATTAAAATAATTATTTCATTTAGATAATAATAGTAAAATAATTTAAACATATATTAAAATTATTTTATAATGACTTCTGAAAACAGAGTACACCTATCTATTGTACCAATTGATAATACTAAAAAACATCTTTGCTGCAATATGTGTGATCGACCTATATACAAACACGAATACGCAACCGTTGTTAACAACAAATATAAATTAGCACCTGATTTTTATAAGAAATGTTTAGTTAATGACTTCACAAATGGTTATGATTATATCAATAATTCTAATCTACCAATTAATAAACTTCCATATCGCATTAATATGAAGTCTTGGGCGGCTATTAAAAACGACGCAGACTTTATTAAAAATATGACTAACGGAATAAAGTCTCTTATGACTAACGAAGCAAATAATTTTACTGATAAAGATGAAGCCGCATTTAATACTGAACTTGATATATTAAAACAAGAATTTATCGCCAATAGAAACACATCACACGCACATGAGCATAGTAATAATCACTAATAATCTCATATAATACTTTTTTTTATAATAAATTTGAGTAGAAAATATGTATTTATAACCCATTTATATAAAATATTGATTTAATAAATATTTTATAGAAACTATCATATAAATTTAAAAATATATACAGTATATATAAATTATGCCTAAGAAAAATAAGAAAAATATTGTTGAAGACCCTGTTGATGAGTCCGTTGATGCTGTGGTTGATGAGCCTGTCATTGTAGATGAGCCTGCTGCTGTTGTTGATGAGCCTGCTGCTGTCGTTGTAGATGAACCTGCTGCTGTCGTTGTAGATGAGCCTGCTGCTGTTGTTAAAGAACCCGCACCTGTTATTAAAGAGCCCGCACCTGTTGTTGTAGATGAGCCCGCTGCTGTTGTTGTAGATGAGCCTACACCCGAAGTTGTAGAGCAAACACCCGAACCTCCAACAAGCCCAAATGGAGTAGATGCTCTGGTTCTTGATATTGTTGAACCAGAACCTGAACCAGAACCAGAGCCGGAGCCCGAACCAGAGTGGCTTGTCGTTGCTGGAGAGAATGTAGCACTTCCAGCAATTGCTCTTCCTGCCCCACCACCATCGCCTGACCCTGAAAATGTTGTTATTCCAATTATGCCTATAAAATTGCTTGCTCGTCCAAGAATTTCAAAAATGAAAATGAGATTTTAAATTTAATCTAATCATTATAATATTTTAATTATTAAAAATATTATTATAATCATAATACAAAAATGTCCAGTTCGGCTATTCTCTCAAGTAAAATGCCCCAAAAATTTAGCGTTGCCGATGGAGGCAATTCATTCGCTTTAGGTAGAAAAGCATTTGCTAACCAAACACATAAATCTCATCAAAATGCGAATTTAGCCATTAACAATAGTTCTATGACTAATCCCAAACCTATTAGTAACCAGGGAAGCGATTTAAGGACACAGAGATTAAGAATGGCTACTATCGGCGGCGGCTCATCTAAATTATCTAATGTAGATGATACTGTTGCTTACAAGCAGTCAATCCATGTTAATGAAGTTAATAACGCTCGCCAGAAAGCAAGAGGTAGTGGTTCTGGTAATGTTCCAAAAAAAAATTCTATTACCCATTAATCGTGTGGTAAATGTGAAATAATAAATAAAATTACACATCATATACGCTCTTAAATATTATATATTATAAAAAACATATTTAAAACTAACACAACACATTATATAGTATATATATTTTATATATAATGTCTTTAATTAATCAATATTTTGAAGATACAATCAAATACAAAGCATCGCACGGAGAGAAAACAATTGTTCTTATTCAAGTCGGTTCATTTTTTGAGGTGTATGCGACTGTAGAGGACGATGGAAGTTTTGCTGGCTCTTCTATTGAAGAATTCGCTCGCATTAACGATATGTCTATTGCGAGGAAAATTGGTTCTCACGGTGATAAGAAGGTCGTAATGGCTGGCTTCGGGTTAGGACAATTAGAGAAATATGTTAAGCGATTATTAGAAAATGGCTATACCGTGCCTGTCTTCACGCAGGATATTCAAGGTAAGAACACATCAAGGAGTTTAAGTATGATTTATTCGCCTGGTATGTATTTTAACGACGAAACTGATAATTTAAGCAACAACACCATTTCCATTTGGCTGAATATCTCAAGGGCGAATTCTGTGATTAAAGTCCCTCTTTTAACCGTAGGTCTCTCTAATATTGATATTATGACTGGTAAGTTAATCAACTTTGAATATACTATCCCATATATCAAGAGCCCTACCGTATATGATAATTTAGAAAAATATATCTCGGTATATAATCCAACCGAGGCGATTATTATCACCAATAATTTAGAGGCTGATTATATTGACGATGTAATTAATTACATTAGCCTAAAATCATCTAAAATTCATAAGGTCGTATTAGACAAAACGGACAGCAATGAGGATTTTCTTTATATCGCAGAGAACTGCGAGCGTCAAAAGTTCCAAGAAACATTAATTGATAAAATTTATGGAGTAGGCAGCTACAGGGAGAAGGCTGAATTTTACGATTATCCCATCGCAAATCAATCTCTCTGTTTCCTTTTAGATTTCGTTCAAAAGCATAACCCGAAATTACTGAACGACATTAATCTGCCCGAATTTGAAAATCACTGTGATAAACTGGTATTAGCCAATCATTCTCTCAAACAATTAAATATTATTTCGGATAATAATTTCAGCGGAAAACACGCATCGGTTTCATCTATGCTTAATAATTGTATTACATCTATCGGTAAGCGGAAGTTCAATTACGAACTACTCCATCCAATTAGTCAAGTTGATGTTCTAAACAAAACATATTATTTAACGGAGCACCTATTAGATACTGGTTTCTATACTGAAATTAGGAGTGAATTAAATACAGTTAGGGATATTGAGAGGATTGAACGGAAACTTATTATGAATAAACTAGAACCCAAGGATTTCTATATGTTATATCGTAATCTCTCAAATATCAAAAAATTATTTAAAAATATATCGACAAATAGTAAAAATTTAAAACTATACGAGTTTATTTCCGCATCAAATAGTATCAAAGTTGATACTGTATGTGATGAACTCACTCGGTATATTGAACATGTATTTAATGTGGATAAAATTAGCAATATTGTAATGGATAAACTTGGAAACTACAATATTGAAGACCTTGATTTTATTAATGTTGAATATAATCAGCCTCTTAAGGAACAAATAAAAGCAGCCGCAGACAGTAAAGTGGTGTTTGATGCGGTCAAGGACTATTTTTCTAATCTTATCAAGAAGTATGAAAAAAACAAGGACCAGGAATATATTAAGATTCACGAGACAAGCAAAAGCGATTCATTTTTATTGGGAACAAAGAGGCGAGTTGTTATTCTACAGGACTGTTTAAAGAATGAGCCGGATATTGTAAATGTTACATATATCTCCAATTTTACCAAAAAAGAAGAGACTTATCTATTAGATATTTCAAAATTAGAATATATCGAACACGGTTCCACCAAAAGCAATATGATTGTAACATCTTCGGAGATAAAAAAAATTGCTCGTTCAATTCAAACCGATAAAGAGCACGTTCTATTTTCTATCATCAGAGCTTATACGATGATTCAGGACGATTTTATTCTCTTCAACGATAAATCCAAACTATCAGTAATCTCTCAATTTATCGGACTAATTGATACAGCACATAACAGAGCCTATAATGCGAACAAATATAATTATACCAAGCCAATTATTAAAAATACTCAAGATGGTAAGTCATATTTCAACGCAAAGCAGGTTAGGCATTGTCTAATCGAGCAAATTAACCAGAATGAATTATATGTAGCAAATGATATTGAATTAGGAAGCAAACACGATTGTTCTCTTATCTATGGAACAAACGCAGTCGGCAAGTCTTCTCTCATTAAATCCATCGGTATTAATATTATTCTGGCTCAAAGTGGTAATTATGTTCCAAGCACCAACTTTGAATATTTTCCATACACAGCCCTATTCACTCGTATTCTAAATACGGACAATATTTTCAAGGGTCTCTCTACATTTGCTCTTGAAATGGGGGAACTTCGCAATATCTTAAAATATGCTGATAAAAACAGTATTGTTCTCGGTGATGAACTCTGTAGTGGAACAGAAAGTGTTTCTGGATTAAGCATTTTCACAGCCAGCCTTGAGCGTCTTCACGACAAGGGCGTGAGTTCCATCTTTGCGAGCCACATGCACGAACTACTTGAATACGATGAGATTAAGAAGTTAAACAAACTAAAAATTAACCATATGAGCGTTATTTACGACAGGAAACATAACAAATTAATTTACGATAGGAAACTGAAAGATGGTTGCGGCGAGATGATGTATGGTATTCAAGTTGCGGAAAGCCTTGATTTAGACGATGATTTTATTGAGAGGTGTTATGCTATTAGAAACAAATATAACGATACTGACGACAGCACTATGGATAGTAAGGGTTCATCTTACAATTTCAAAAAGATTAAGTCAAAAATTTGTGAATTATGTGAAAAAAATCCCAGTTGTGATGTCCATCACCTCCAATTTCAAGAGAATGCGGACGAAAACGGTTTTATCAACGGGCTGTTCCACAAAAATCAACAGGCTAATCTTGTTAGCATCTGTAAAATTTGCCACGATAGAATTCACAAGGAAAATAAGCAACTTAAGAAGGTAAAGACATCAAACGGTTATGAGTTAATTGAAGTCTAATATTTAGAAGAAATTTTTTATTTGTTATATATATAGAATGAATAGTCCCGTCAAGATGTATAACTCTAAAACAGCCCGTGAATTAGCCACTAAATATCAGTTGAAACTTGAAGATATTCCTGCGTCCAACAAAAAGACCAATAAAGTTACTATCAAGAATGTGCGGGACACCCATAGACTTACAAAATCCAAAAAGGCTTCCCCCGCCAAAAAGGTTTCTCCCGCCAAGCCAAAAAAACAAACCAAGAAATCCAAGCAAATCAAAGATTTAAGCGGGTTCAAAGTAAATCTTCTCGTTAAACCCGTAATTGACGGTCAGTATAATAAAACGGACGCCAATATGAATGTATTCAAAAAATGGGTCGAACATGTATTTCCAATTGCGAAGGGAGCGTGGCCTACAAACCTTGTATCTGGTGAAACGATTAAAAGATATGATAATATGTCGTTGTTAATATCTTTTGTCGTATCCGCAAAGAATACGAAAAACCCAGGCACATATATGAATGTCGTAGATACTATGAAGGAGGTTGAATTTATTATAGAGCAGGTTAGAGGCGGTAATTTAGATGATAATGCCGATAACCCAATATTCTTTGACGAAGAAGAAGGCACTGTGTTCTCGGAACAACAAACCGACCTACAGGGAGAGGACTTTCTATTAGATTCGTTGGTTCAGCTTAAACTTTTACATAAGGATATCAAGCCTGTTTATAAGTAGATAATATATAAACCATCAAAAACCTCTATTTTTATTATGAGACCATAAACCATAATAAAAATAATATACATTAAAAGTGTGTTTTTTTTGAATTTCATAAAATTAAAATTTTGGGGTTTTTAATATCGTAATATATATGCTCTTTGCCGATCCAAAAATCCCCAAAAACCCCAAAAATTATAATTATGTGATATGTATGCTAAATACGTGTAACAAAAAATATTATGAACGACATTTATTAACCGCTAAAGATAAAAAGGGGAAAATATTTTGAAATGCGATGATTGCGCCAATAAACGCCGATGATTTTACCCCCCAAAATACTCTATTTTTGTTACAAGACCATAAACCATAATAAAAATTATATTCCTTAAAAGTGTGTTTTTTTTGAATTTCATAAAGTTAAATTTTTTTAGGAATTGGACAAATAATAAATGTCCAATATTGATATCTCATATAAAGTTTGTAAATCGGGTGAAATTAGCCTATTTTTAAGAAATTAAACCATTAAGATGTGATATAACATATAATTATCCAATATTTTACGAGACCATAAATAATATTTTACAAAAAAAACAATTTAGAGATTTATATATATGAGTAATATAGAGTAAAAATGGAGGAAATAGATGTAGCAAAAGTAGCAAATGTAGCAATTGATTTTTATTGTAAATCTTGTGATTATAAATGTAGTAAAAAATTTAATTTTAATAAACATTTAGCAACGCAAAAACACAAAAATACCGAAATGAGTGACGTGGAGAAAATAGAAGTAGCAAAAGTAGCAAAAGTAGCAAACGTAGCAAATGAAAAGTTTGGTTGCTTATGTGGTAAAGAATACAAATTTAAATATAGTCTAACAAGACATCAACTAATATGTAAATATGAAGAACCAGTATGTGTAGAAATTCAAAAACCAACAGATGTCTCTGCTGATATGGTTGCCGTTTTGATGGACCGATTAGATAAAAAGGACAAACAGATGATAGAACAACAGGCGAAACACAGTAAGGAAATGTTGGAACAAAATGAGAAACAAATGGAAGTATTAACCACTACATTTAAAGATATGGCGGGCAATATGGGTAATAATACAATTACGAATAATACAAACAACACCAATAACCAGTTTAACATTAATATGTTTTTAAATGAAGAATGTAAGGACGCCATTAATATGAGCGACTTTATAAAATCAATACAAGTATCATTAGACCAACTTCAATACACGACCAATAATGGGTTAGAAAAAGGAATTACAAGAGTAATTATGGATAATATGAATAAATTAAGCAAATTTGAGAGACCATTACATTGTAGCGATTTGAAAAGGGAGACGATTTACATAAAAGAGAACGACAAGTGGGAGAAAGACACGAATAAAGAGAAACTGAAGAAGGCAATAAACAAAACATCAAACAAAAATTACACCGCATTAACAGAATGGACGAAAGATAATCCTGCGTTTATGAAACAAGACGATAAACAGATGTTTTATGCGAAGTCTATGTCTGCGATGGGAAAACCTATAACGGGCGTAGAAGATAAAATAATCAAGAGTATATGTAAAGAAAATCCAGTAAAAGAATAAAAATGGTTTATTGTGTTAATTATAATAATTTAAAATATAACTCAGTATTATATGTTTAAATTAAAAACGCCGTATAAACCACGAGTTATTCAAAGCGCCGATATAGAAGATAATAAAATATTATTGTCTTCTATTCAAAGCGCCGATATAGAAGATAATAAAATATTATTGTCTGAAAAGTTCTTCGTCACATATACGAACCCGAAATATTTTAATATCGTGTATTATTTAATAAAAGGCATTGATTTATATTCCAATATACCAATAATTATTTATATAGTCAATACGCCAGGTCAAAAAATTCCTTTACCTGATAAATTCAAGATATTCAAAAATATTATAGTCAGATATATTTTAAGCAGCGACCATATATGGGCGAGTAAATTTACAGTTTTATGTAAATCTATAGAACTTGTAAATAATAATCAAGCCAAATTAATATATTTAGATGCTGATACTATTGTAAATTATAGTATAGATGAATTATTTGAATATTCTAATAAGGTTGATAATGTTCCATATTTAAGTCTTCACCCAGATTACCTCGTGACAGTTAATTTTCTCCGTGATGTATTGGGTAAGGGCAAAAAAATAGAATTTAATAAACAATGGGGTCATTCAAATATAATATGGTATAATAATAATTGTATGGATATATTAAAAGAGGGATATAGTTTGATAATTAGACATAGGGGACTGGGAGACGAACAAGTGATAAACTATTTACAAAATAAAAATAATTTACTTGAAAATGTACCATATATGACGCCTAATTTTAAGTTATCTGAAAAATATATTAAGAAACATAACTTTATCGACCATATTGGTAAAAAAAAGTCAGGTGTATATTTTGAGGAGATATTTTTACATCTATTTCATGGTTGTAAAGATCCTGATGTTTGTGATAATATTTTCAATAAATTAAAAGAATTCAATAGAACAAACATAGATTATCAAATACATTACAAAATAATATAAAAGTTTGATTATAAATTGTAATATAAAAGTTTGATTATAAATTGTAATATAAATGAACCCAGATAGACCAACTTGGGAAGAATATTTTAAATCCATCGTAACTTTAACGGCTACTCGTTCTTCCTGTGACCGATTACGAGTGGGGTGCCTCTTTGTAAAAGACAATAGAATTATAGCACAGGGTTATAATGGATATGTTGCTGGGTGTAGTCACAAAATCACGATGAAGGATAATCATAATATTGCGATAATTCACGCAGAACAAAATACAATAACCGATTGTGCGAAACGAGGTGTAAGTACTGATGGGTGTTGTGCTTATATAACACATAAACCGTGTTATACTTGTATGAAACTTCTGGTTTCGTCTGGAATAAAGGAAGTTAAATATATAAACGACTACAAGAACGACCATCTTGTAGATGAGTTTTCAAATGATACGGGTGTAAAAATAGATAAAATTTAAATAATTTAAAAAAAAAATTGATTGTATTCCATAATAATCTAAATATAGAAGAACAGTAATAAATAATCAAATGACTTCTCTACCGAATAACGATGCATCTAAAATCACACAAGAGATAATTGAGTATATCTGGGAACCACATCATCATGATGCTGCCGGTGTAATTAATCATTATGTCCGCCTATATTTCATTAATTTTGCGAAAGTTTTAAAGCCTCTAATTCAAAGTGTGGTCGAGTCTGGTGCTGACTTATTAGACAAAAACGTTCAATATTTCGTATATAATAAGCATCGTGATACACAGACGATTTTCAATATGCTGTCTGGATGCCAGTGTTGTGAGCGTCATCAAGTGAATAAACCAAAAGCGATGGAGCAGTGGGTTGAAACCAAGTTTAATATGAGACAAACAACTCCTTGTGAATGTATTTGTAGGCATTATATGCGGTGGATGTGTAGGGAGTGTTAAATAATAACCATAATATTATATAGTCGTTAATTTTATTTTTTTCTACAAAATTAACCCATAGACCCACAAATAAAATATAGACAGAGTATATATGGCATTTTCCAAAGTGAAGATTACTTTACCCACGTGCATATTTATATTGATTAGCGTAATACTTAGTATAGTGGCTGTGAATTATTACAAAATTGATGTAAATAACAATAATGGAATGTTGGTAGAGGGAATGTGTGGTGGTGGGTGTAAAGGTCATGACCACAAGAAGAGTGGATGTGATTGCGGATGTAAAGCGGACGTAGCCAAAGAGAATAGTTGCGATTGCGGGTGTGATAAAGGTGGAGACAGCGGTCGCCCATTTTTCCTTATGGAGGGTATGCACCATAAGAAAGACCACGAGGTAGAAGAGGAGGAAGAAGAGGTGAAGGCGGAAGATTTAGCCTCGGTAAGTGCGTTTACGTCGAGCCTATTAAATTAATAATAAAATTGTATTTTTAATAAAATTGTATTTTTAATAAAATTGATATTAAAAATATAAATAAATATAAGTAAATATAATATAGATATGCTAATCCCTGTAAAATGCTTCTCGTGCGGTAAGGTGCTGGCGAACAAATATGATTTCTATCTTCGTGAAGTTAAGAAGCAAAAACTAAATAACAACATAGAATTAGATAAAGTGATATATTTAACAAAGGATTTTATGGAAAAGACGCCAGAAGGTGAAGCAATGGATAAACTTGGACTAACAAAGTATTGTTGTCGCCGTCATATGTTGACTCACGTAGATATTGAATAAAAATATAACTATAATATAAATGGCGAATACGAAGAAGACAGGGGTTAAATTTTTTAAATCTGGTCGTGGTAAGAAATCTACTACTCAGGGGAGAAGATATTTAAAGAAAAAAAGTAAAAAAACAACCAAAAGAATTAAACTAACTATTAAAAATTTAGGAAAACGCAATAAAACGAATAAAAGAGTCAAAAAGATGAAGGGCGGTGGTCCATCGTTCCAGCCATTCACTGATACAGGGAGAGGTTTTTCGCATGCTGCGGGCGGTATTTATAATACAATGATGGGTAATGACCCAATGAGGAATTGATAAGTAATTTATATATTTTTTTTATATTGAAATTATATAAATAATGAAATACATTGATAAATACGAAAAAGATTTCAAGAATCTATGCACACCTGCGTTTTTTTATTTAGCGGTTTCGGTAGTAATTTTTATAATTATAGCGTTGCAAAATTTAGGAAATACAAGGAAATATTGCGTAGGTGATTATGAATGTGCTTTACCCAATACATTTATGATGTTCATATTCAAGGCGATATACATATTGTTCTGGACATTTATATTAAATTCTCTGTGTAAAGCGGGATACAAAGAAGTTTCGTGGTTCTTGGTATTATTGCCCCTGGTATTGCTGTTTGTTATATTAGGATTGGTAATAGTAACATATTCAGGAATAGCGGCATAAATATAAAATAATATTTTTTATAAATTATTTAGTTAATAAGAAATATAAGAATAATATACTTATAAATATAATATCTTATGAGTGAGCATGATAATATAGCGTGGTCGGTAATAGACAAATATTTCAAGGATAATGATAATGTGTTAATACGGCACCATTTAGATTCGTATAACGATTTTTTTAATAACAAAATTTTCAATATTTTAAATGAAAACAATCCAATGAAAATTTTAAAAGATCAAGATCCAGACACCAAAGAATATAAATTACAGGCAGACGTGTATTTTGGTGGCTTAAAAGGAGACCAATTATATTTTGGTAAGCCAGTAATATATGATGAAGACAGACAGCACTATATGTATCCTAATGAGGCTCGTTTAAGAAATATGTCTTACTCGACGACTTTACATATGGATGTTGTAATAGTTTATAAAGAAATGAAAGATGGTAAAATGGTACAGAGCGAACCGAAGATTATGCCGAAAATATATTTTGGTAAGTTCCCAATTATGTTAAATTCGGATCTATGTATATTAAATAAATTAGATGCGACTGCTAAATTCAATATGGGAGAATGTAAAAACGATAATGGTGGATATTTTATTATAGACGGTAAAGAGAAGGCGATAATCAATCAGGAGAAATTTGCCGATAATATGTTTTATATTCGCGCGGATTATAATGATATGTATTCGCATTCGGCGGAAATTAGAAGTGTGAGCGAGGATGCGTCAAAGCCTGTTAGAACATTATCGGTAAGGCTGGTTCGTCCATCGCCAAAATATAAGAATGGGAATATAGTAGTAAATATTCCCAATGTTCGTAAGCCAATTCCATTATTTATTGTGATGAGAGCGTTAGGTATTGTATCGGACAAGGCGATAATAGAACACTGTCTATTAGATCTTGAAAAATATGAAAATTATATAGATTTATTTGTGCCGTCTATTCATGATGCTGGTAATATATTTAATCAGGAAGTAGCACTGAAATATATAGCGACATTTACCAAGCATAAAACGATGGCTACTGTATTAGAAATTTTAATGGATTACTTCATGCCTCACGTAGGCGAGGATAATTTTATTGATAAAGGATATTTTTTAGGATATATGGTAAATGAGATATTAAAAGTTTATATGGGCGATAAGAAGGCAACAGATAGGGATAGTTTCAAATTCAAGCGTATAGAATCAACTGGTTCGCTAATTTTTGATTTATTCAAAGAATATTATAAAGCACAGTATAAGCATATAAGCATCTTTATCGATAAAGAATATTACTATAAACAAGGTATTTATCAGGACGATTTTCATTCACTGATAGAAAGCAACCAGAACGAAATTTTCAAAGAAATGATACTGGATAAAGGTTTTCGCCAAGCGTTCAAAGGTAGTTGGGGTTCAGAGGCACATACAAAGCGACCTGAAGTGATACAGGATTTAAATCGTTTGTCGTTTAATTCTGCCTTATCCCATTTAAGAAAATTCAATTTACCTTTGGATGCGAGTGCGAAAGTAATTGGACCTCGCTTATTACATTCGTCGCAGTGGGGAATAATTGATCCTGTGGATTCGCCTGATGGAGGAAATATTGGACTACATAAACATATGAGTCTGGGTGCGTTTATAACAAATGGGTATTCGTCGAAACCAATAATTGAATTATTAAGGAACTTGGTTTTCATGGAAATATTAACGGAATGCACGACCGAATATATATCGAAAAGCACTAAAGTATTTGTTAATGGTGCGTGGGTAGGTGTAGTAACTGATCCCGAGGCGGTGATGGACATTTTAAAAAAATATAGACGATTGGGGTTAATTCCTATGTATACAAGTATCAGTTGGTCTATTATAGAGGATACAATTTACATTTATACCGATGCAGGCAGATTATGCCGTCCAGTATTTTATATTGAGGACAACCAAATCAGTTATAATAAAGAAAAGGTATTGAATAAACTATTAGACGAGGATTATACATTCAACGAGTTATTAATTGGGTTCAATACATTCAAGAAGACTAATGTAGATAAAAAAGCATTTATCAAATCCAACTCTGTATATAGCAATATAAGCGATTTGTATAGTGTTACGGAGAATGAGGGCACCACTATTGAAAGCAAGGATAAAATATTAGAAAAATTATTAGAAACACCAGGAATTATTGAATATTTAGATACAGCAGAAACCGAAACAACTTTAATTGCTACAACCGAAGAGAATATAAATAAATTCACAACTCATATTGAAATTCACCCATCATTATTGTTAGGTGTTATGGGTAATCAAATTGTATTCCCAGAAAACAATCAGTTGCCTCGTGATGTTTTCTCCTGCGGACAAAGTAAGCAGGGAGTAAGTTTATATCATTCCAATCATCAAAACAGGATTGATAAGATGGGTGTTGTGTTAAATAATGGACAAATTCCACTTGTTAAAAGTCGTTTTTTGAAATATATTAATAACGAACAGCACCCATATGGTGTTAATGCTATTGTTGCTATTGGAAGTTATGGAGGCTATAATGTAGAGGATTCAATTTTATTCAATGAGGGCTCAATAAAGCGTGGTATGTTTAATACAACATACTTAAATAGTTACGAGGCAAGGGAAGAGAGCACCAAGGTTGCTTCGGGGACGATGGATAGTAAGTTTGCGAATATAGAAAGCGAATCGGTAATAGGTAAAAAGCCTGGTTATGATTATTCCGAGTTAGACGAATACGGATTGATTAGGGAAAATACCCCATTAGATGATAAAAAGGTGGTAATCGGCAAAGTTACAACTGATATGGAGAACCCTGATAATTACATTGATGGATCCGTCACCCCTAAAAAGGGTCAGTTGGGTTTCGTAGATAAGTCATTTATTACTGATGGCGAAGAAGGATACAGAATTGCGAAGGTTCGTATTAGAGAAGAGCGTGTGCCTGCTATGGGTGATAAATTCTGTAGTAGATGCGGACAAAAGGGAACAGTTGGTCTGATTATCCCTGAAAAAGATATGCCTTTTACATCGGAGGGAGTACGCCCAGATTTAATTATCAATCCACACGCTCTACCGAGTAGAATGACTATTGGTCAGTTGGTAGAAACTTTAATGGGTAAAGCGTGTGCGATGTATGGTGGTTTTGGTGATTGTACTGCGTTTGCTAATAAAGGTCCAAAGCACCAGGTATTCGGTTCTCTATTAAAAGATATTGGTTACAATTCATCGGGTAATGAAGTTTTATACAGCGGTGAATCTGGCGAACAATTACACGCAGAACTATTTATTGGTCCCTGTTATTATATGCGGCTAAAGCATATGGTTAAAGATAAAATTAATTATCGTGCTCAGGGTCCAAGGACAGTTTTAACTCGTCAAACAGTCCAGGGTAGGTCAAATGACGGTGGACTGCGTATTGGTGAGATGGAGCGTGATTGTATGATTGCTCATGGCGCTACAACATTTTTAACCGAATCTATGTTAAAGCGTGGCGACGAATATTATGTAGCCGTTTGTAATAACAGTGGGACGATTGCTGTGTATAACGAAACCAAAAACATTTTTATAAGTCCATTTGCCGACGGACCAGTAAAATTCAATACAAATATTGAAGACGAATTGAACGTGGAAGTTGTAACCAAGTATGGTAGGGATTTTAGTATTGTGCGAGTTCCATATTCGTTCAAGTTATTGATGCAAGAATTACAAGTGATGAATATTCAAATGCGAATTATCACAGAGGACAATGTGGATCAATTGACATCTATGAGTTATAAAAACACTGTGGAAATAATGAAAGACAGGGTTCTGACGGATACACAGAAAAGCGAATTCAATAAGATTGTTAAAACGCAAGGTGCGGATAAGAAAGCACCCAAGAAAGCACCAAAAAAACCAACCAATAAAGAGATTAAGGAAATGGACGAGGAGCCACTGGAAGAGGAACCAATTGATGATGACGATGATGACGATGATTTAGACCCAATTACAATTGAGGCAGTGAAAAGAGCCGAACTTGATTTTGAAAAAAGCCAGTTGGAAGATAGTGATGATGATGATGAACCAAGACCGTCATTAACAATCGGTGAGCAAATCGGTGACACATTTAATGATTTCATAGAAACATTAACAGGTAGTGCGGAAGAAAAACCTGAAAAGACCGAAGATACACGGGAAGTATTTGAAAAAGAAGTAGTAAAGGTAGATCCAGTGCCCGACGACGAAGATAGCATATTTAGTGTTGAAACTGAAAAAACAAAAGAAGTGAAAGAAAATAATGATGGTGAAGATGATGATGATGATGATAATAAAAATTCATCGTTTACATTTGATGACCAATCTAAATCGCAAAATAGAAAAACAATAAGGGTGGGTAATCAGTAAAAAATCAATTTTTCTTTTTAAATAAAAAAATTGATTTTAAAAAATTGATAATTTAAATATAATTTTTCATATTAAAGTATTAAATGACGAGAAAAAAGAGACAGAGAAAGAAGGCTGATTATTCAAACACAGTTATATATAGATTTTATTCAAAGAACCCAGATATTGAAGATGATTATATAGGACACGCAACAGATTTTGTTAAAAGACAAACAAATCATAAGAGTAGTTGTAATAACAATAGTGAAAAGAATAAAGAATATAATTACGAAGTTTATAAATATATTAGAGAGAACGGGGGATTTGATAATTGGCAATTTGAAATATTAGTATATGCTGATTTAAAAGATAAAGATGAAGCGGAAAAACTGGAAAAACATTATATAAAAATATTTAAGCCAACACTAAATGATAATGATGTAGCAGTAACACCCGAAGAAAAAGCCGAATATTATAGAGAATATCTGAAGAAACGGAGAGAAGACCCAGAATATAGAAAGAAAGAAGCAGAGACAACTAAAAAATGGAGGGAAGACAATCCTGAAAGCTGGGCGGCAACACTTGCGGCATCAGTTGCGAAGAGGCTTGAAAGTTATACTTGTATTTGTGGTTGTTCTACCAGTAAAAATAATGAAGCACGACATTTAGATAGTATAAAACATAAGGCATTTCTAAAAAAAAATCCACAAGAAGCATAGGCAGATGGTTTCTTATAATTAGATATATAGATAATGCATAGATTGGGCGTTATGTGCGTATGCTCTGATAGTCAATATAGGTATATTTAAATTATTATCAGCAGTATCTGGGTCGCCTGAATAATCGTTCATAATGAGTTTTCTGTAAATTTTACTGCGAACGAAGTAGCCACGGATATTTCTCTGTATCGTCCTAACAGACCGAACCCTATGAAGCCAATCACGAATAAGAGTTGATATTTTATTGGCGTAGGAAAACAATTCTGATAAATCTAAATAAATAACGGCGGGATTGGCGTAGAAATATACAAGCATAGCCTTTTCAGCAAGACTTGGAACATTATTTTGTCCACGAAAAATTCCATCCGAATATGGATAAAACGATGTGTTCATTATATTAGAGTTCTAAAACAGTTTATAACCAAATAGGTATTTGTAGGTAATATTTATAAATAATAAAAAATAATAATCAATTTTTTTTTATATGAATTATTATAAAATTGAATTAAAAATATTTTATTTAACATATATAGTATTAAATAAAATGGCGAACACAAACAATACTTCGCATATCACAGCAATCTATAACTCGCGTAAATATCTGTTAGAAATCCTGGGAGAGCGTGGATATGATATTAGTACATATGAGAATTTTACAATCAACGAGGTAGGTCTAATGCTTGAGTATGATCAGTTGGATATGCTTATAGAAAAAACCAGCACACAGAAAAAGATTTATGTGAAATATTACGTGGGTAAGGTATTAAAAACCCAAAATATTTATGATATGATTCAGGATTTATTTCATTTAGAAAACGTATTAACAAAGAAGGATGATTTAATCATTATCACAAAAGACGAGCCAAATGACACGCTTCGCCAAAACGTAAAGGATATTTGGAACGATGAGGGAAATTATATTTCACTAATTAATATCAAACGACTACAATATAACGTATTAAAGCACGAACTACAGCCAAAATTCACGAAACTAAATGATGTAGAGACAGCGGCGTTCAAAGTGAAATACAATATTCTACATGATAAACAGATTCCAGACATTTCATATTTCAGTCCAGTATCATTAGTGCTGGGATTTAGACCAGGAGATGTAATTCATTGTCTGCGAACGAGTAGGACTGCTATTGAAACTGATTTTTACAGAATTTGCAAGATTTAAAATGTAAAATGTATAATGTAAAAATAATATTAATTAAATATTAATATTATATAGTAATGGAAATAACAGATTTTTCATATTTTAATACAGATAATAAATGTTATGAACCAAAAGATGAATTAAATAATGAATCGGCGTTAAACACATTTATAGGGGAAAATTTTGATACTGAAACTTTTTCTATAGGAAAAAATTCGCCATCAAAGAGTAATGTAGATGACTGTAAAAAAAAAGCATTAGCGGGAAATAAAAGCCTTTTTTTAGTAGGTAATGCGTCAGTAGATGCTGATACTAAAAGTGTAAAATATGATTGCTTAATACCAAAAGTAGATAAAAAATACACAAACGGTAATATAGCGAATTTATTGAGACCATTTAATGATTTAATAACTGATTTATTTGGAAGCAGTTCAATATTTAGCAATACCGAAACGGCGACAGCAATAGAGTTTGACAGCACAAAGCAGAGAACAAACATGAATGATATACCGAATTGTTTTTCAATAGACCAAGATAATATAAAAGACACTTTTTCAAAATCTGGGAGATATGTAATATATAAGACATCGTTAATAGGTAATAGTGATGTAAACGAAAAATTACGCGGAACAAAATCACTGGAGCATTACACTGGCGATTACAATAGTATAATCCAACAAACAGATGGCGTTTTAGATATATTCAAACTTATGTTTAAAAAAGCAGTATGCGAAAGATCGTCGGTTCATATGGCGAATTTAGATGGGTCAATCATAGCATTACAGCAACATTACCAACGTTATTTCAGTTCGTTAGACACTATAACAACCGATTTATCGAATATGTCGGTTCTAACAGAATATGATACATTATATTTAGAAAAATTACAGAGAGATATAGATGCTAAGAAAAAGGAATTAAAAAGTTTGATTGGTTTTGATGGTGCTAATAACGGAAAATTAACCGACACTGAATTTATGAAGACTTTGAAACTATCGGAAAATATCTTGTTGTTTTTTGTATTAATTTTTGTAATTTATGCTTACAGAAGAAAACTAATATAAATTATTTAGAAACTGTAAAAAATAAATAAAAATATATATAAATAACAATAATGTCTATAGTGTTAGATAGATTAGAGTCAAAAAATAGTAATATAGATACTCCATTAAAAAAAAAGCCAACAAAATTTACATCCGATGTATTAAATGTAGATGCTATTCAGTCTAATTTAATGAAAGAAAACTACCAAAATTTAACGAATAATAGTAATTATAATTTATTAGGAAACGGATTTGAGTCTGTGAATGATAATATGGACTATGTAGGGTGTTTAACAGGTAATGGAACAAAATTAGCGAGCAAAACAAAGGAGATAAACGAGAGTACGCCGGATAAAGATGCGGATTTAGTAAATGAAAAAAAAATCAATAGAAATTTCACACTAATGAAAAGTATTGATGTGATAATCTCTATCATCTACTTAGCGGTGCTGATTACATTTTTACTGGGAAGTGTAATCAATAGAGAGCCCAATAATATAGTCAATGCTTTGGTTTTAACATTAATATATGTATTTTACAAAATATTCGTGGGGTATGTTAATTAGATAAATATAGGCTATAAAATTTGGGAAAATATATTTTCATATTATAAATATATAATATGAAAGGTGATATGAAAAATGATATACGTAGTAAATTGGTAATAATATCAGTATTAATATTAATTCCAATCGGGATATTATATTTGAATATGGGAGATGAATTATTTAATATTAGAGAGAATTTAGAAGGTGCTGATGGAGTTTATCGCCCTGGTTTTGACTCTGTAGAGGCTCTTGATGCGGCGACAGGCAGTTCAAGTTCGGGTGCGGGAACTCCAGCAAATGGAGCTACGTCGCCTGCTGGAAGTAATTTTGTAAATGTTTGCCATCCAAAAAAATCAAACTTCTACAATATCAATGTAGAAGCATTAGAGGAAGTAGATTCTGAAGCAGGCATTTCTGCGAATAGTTGTAAATATAAATGCGATATAGGCAACTGTGATTTATACCTGATGAATAATGATGTTTGTAAATTGTATAAAAAAAAGGCGAACGCAGATTCAGAGGCTACCTTTTTAGAAGTAAATTGTAATAATAAGGTTTTACCATCAGCTGACCCATCTAATCCAGATGCCCCAACATATACATCGGTAGGTGAAGGTAAAATTGAAAGCACTTTTTACCAAGCCCACAAAAAGAATTTCAAACACATCAACTATCTATTAGATACTGCGAATGATATCAAAGGAGATTACATACAAATTAATGCTGAAATAGCGGGTTTAGCAGATAACCCAGCATCGCCAGACCGTAGTCAATTGCGTGGATTATATGATACTGTAAATGGTAAATTGGAGAAAGTGGCTGATTATTTAGAGTTAGATAAAAATAGTTTATATAGCAATTTTATATCAAACAAATATTCAACATCTGACACAGATAAAACAAATTTAGGAGGAAATGAGTATTCACAGGTAGATGCCTTAAAAGAATTTAAGAAACAGAGAGATGATACTCTGAATATAGAGGGTAGGACAATAAATGATACTCTGGTTCATAATAGAAAGTATTTAGTATATACGATATTATGTATTTTAATGATATTGTCGGTTGTTATTCTGGTAATTTTCAAAATGGCACCAGATTTAATTTCCGACAAGATTGTAATAACCTATTTTATGGGAGTATTGATGATGTTATTTTTTATTCATTATTATTTTAAAGTTTAGAATGATTTATTAATAAATTGGTATTATATATTAATAATTATGTCCGCAAAAGCAAAGACACAGTTATACGTTGATCCTATAGGTCAAACAGATGTTACAAATTTACAATATAATAATGTAGATAAACTAAAGAAAGGAGCAATAACAGTAGATGCACGCATAGTAGATAGTAAATTAGCAAATGAAGCCCACTATTTACAACTATCAATATGGTCTATTACTGCTGGAATAAGTATTATCGCATTATTAATATTAATAAGAGAGTCCAAATAAATTATAAAGTATAATTATAATATAATATAACTATAATTATGTCAAATTTAGAAGAACCAGAAGAGGGGGGAGGCATATCAATTCTTAGTCTAGATTCTTTAGAACAGCGTAGAGCAGTATTAACTGCTATAATGGGGGCTATAGACTATCATGAGAACTCTATATCCGAATTTCATACATCAGAGGAAAGGATTGAATTATTAGCTGAATCAAAGGGCACTTTTACTAGACAGATAGATAGTCTGGAGAGAAAAAATACAACTTTACTAGGATTGATTGAAAACGAGCCAATTAAATTACAACAATTAAATCAGTACAGTAATGATATAGATGATTTAGTAAATACTAATCAGTTTAAAATACCTAATGTAAAAATTTCAAAAATTACAGGTTGGGCTTCGTCCGATGGAGTTCTGAGTATAACATTAGAGTTGTCCGATTCGGGAACGAGACAATATGGACCAGTCCTACCGGATAATTGGACTGGTGGCACCAAAGTAGGTCCATTTATTTTAGAGCAAACAGAATTCATAGTGAAGATAGACAAAATTGCGTCGCAAACAGCAAGTTCATTAGGAAATGCTATTATATTTTATACTTCTTCTAATAGAAAACACATCATAAAAGGGAATGATGTAGAAATTGACCCGAGCAAATTCTCGGAGGAAAAGATATTTAAAGTAAATAGAACATACGCGAGATGGGAATGGCACGAAGCCGAAGCAAAAAGACAGGGTTTTACATTAGCGTCTATTGCAGATTCGGGCGAAAATAATAAAATCAGCACACTATTAAGGGAGGAGCGTTTAGGCAGTGCTTGGGCTGGCGGTAAAAGAATTCGCAGGGGCAGAGGCAAGGGTTCCGACACTTGGAAATGGGTAGATGGAACACCTTGGACGTTAAAAAGTGCTTGGAATGGTGGTGAGCCAAATGATTGCTGTGGTGGAGAGAATTATTTACAGCTTCACCAAAGTGGTCGTTGGAATGATTTGTTTCCATATGATTTACCCGCTGTTTATTCTAAACTGGCGGAGCGATACACGACCAATTCGGTTACATCGGGTGGTTCTGATATGGGAATTATAGGAATCACAAATATAGACGACATGACGGTTGAAACTGATAGCCAATATATAACCGACACTACTGCGATGGATAATTTAAAAAACTTAAAAAAAGACGTGCGCGAGTTGACTTCCTTATTAGATGGAAATACTGATGATTACGTCACCGAATACCATGCTAATGTAAATTTACTAAAAAGACTGAGGGCATTAATTAAAGAAATAGATGAAGAGATAATTGCTTTACGACAATTAAACGCGTCCGTAACAGATGGTTTTACGAATATGGATAAAATAACCGGTGTTTTGAATAATATATTTGGTAATAGTAATAATAAACCGATGAGAGAAGGTATGGACGGAGGAGAACCTAAGTTAAATAGTCCTTTCTACGACTATATACAGGGATTATTTAGTCAAACAAGACAGTCAATAAATAGCGAGATGGCGACTACAGATAGGATTGAATACGAAGAAGAGAGAAATTATATGTTGGAACTGATTTCACAGAAAGACAACGTATTAAGTAATGTTTTAATGGACTATATGGTAAATGATACAAAGGGTTCCAACGCAGAGAAAGTATATGAACAACTTGACCAGGAAAACCGTGATAAATTAAGGCAAATAAAAATGAACGATTACAATACCAAAACAATGGTGGAATATTCCAGTATATTAAAATTCATAGTATTATTAATCGTAATTATGATACCATTTTTGCTTTTGGCGAAATATGAAATTATGAATCGTAATGTAAGTTTATTTTTTGTGGTTGCGATTGGATTTGTAGGATTTGTCAATATAATATACAGAATGTATAGAATATCCAGGAAAGATAATAAGGATTTTGATAAAGACATCATTCCATATGATAGGAAAACAGCCGAGTTAATGAAGGAGGGCAAACTAAAGAAAAAATCGGGCGGTGGATTAGGTGGGTTTGGTATAACATGTATAGGCGAACAATGTTGTACTGATGGTATGTTGTATGATTCTACACAAAATAGGTGCTATGCGACATCCGAAAATTTTGGTAATTTTTTTGAAAATTCCATCAACGCAAAAAATCAAGTTGAATCTGAGATAATAGATAATGATTTACACGAATCAGCAAAGGAATTCAGTTTCATAAAAGAGCCATTTTTAACATCGAGCGCCGATTTAGCGAGTTTTAAAACAAAGGCACTTGTTGGTTCGTTGAATAATTCTTCTGCCGACAAAATGATGAAATGATAGTATGTAAAATATAATAATAACAAAAAATAATTATATTTTATAGTAGTAATATAAGTTTATTACTTATGGGTGATGATAAAGTATCAAAACAGATTTATGGAGCATTTGACGAAATGGAAGGAAATTTAGTAAAAGGTATTCAGGATACCATAACAGCTGAAGTTCTACCACCAGATTTCAAAGATAGGATGCAAATAATGATGGAATATGCAATGCCCCCAAAAGATTTTCAAGAATATGTGGAAGAAAGCGATAAATATAAATGGCGACGAGTGCATCAACCAAATACAGCAAGAGTAAAAGAAGGTATGGGAAATCAGGGCGATGGACTAATTGAAACCATTGCAGCCATTGAAGAAGGTATGGGGGCAAGACATGGAACTTTCAAATCAACACCTGATTTTGCACAACAATGTGCTGAAAATGCTGAAGCGACGACAGCAGTAGTAATAGAACTTGAGAAAGCAGATTTAAATAAATTAAAAAAGTACTATAGCACATATTTAACTCTATATAAATCTATGTATAATTACCAGTTGTCTTTAGGGTCATTAATAGATGGAAAACTTAAAGAATTAAACAAATTTTCCAATAAGACAGATACATATAAACAGAATTTATATATTGACTCGAGAAAGGATACATATGAGAATTCTAATTACGATTTTTATAAGAGTGTGAATTATTATTTTTTGATTTTTTACGCTTGCTTATTAGTGGCATATTTTATGTTTACTCCATTTTTCCAAGAAGAAAAATATAAAAATTTGAAGTTAGTATCGATGATAGTAGTTTATATTATGATTCCATTTATTTTACCATCATTATTGGCGTTAATTCATATGGGATATGAATCTATAATTGAATACAACAATATGAAAGGAGACATCATTAGTTATCCACATATAATAGCAGATAAGGAGAAATACGCATAGATAAAAAAATTTAATACACTTGAACTATCATAACCATTATTATTTAAATTTTATAATATTACAATTTAAATAATTAATCTCAATTAGCATCACCATCCTCTTCCTCGGCATCATTATCGCTGTCTTCCTGTTCGTATATAATTTGAACGTGCATCCACTTACCACGAGCACACCTACCAAACATTTTATCACAATATTCAACGATTTCCTTACCGTTGGGAATGTTATTTCTCCCGTAATTAGAGATATACCAATTTTTGAATTCTTCAACTAACTCTGTCTTCTTCATCTTGGAATCCCTCTTGCGAACGATTTTCTCCTTGGCGAACTCGCTTAAGTAATCCTGCGAATTGCGATACTTATCACTAATAGCAGTTACAACTGCTACGTCCTTTACCTTGCCTTCTTTAACAAATGCGAGCTCAACTAACATAGATGCTAATACGGGAGCCCAAGTTTTGAATTTTTTATCAAGCTGACGGTCAATAGCAAACTGGTGGGGGAAATTCTCACGGGGGAACCTATCCTCATCCTCATAAGGTGCATCGTTGAACTTAGACATGAAATCACATACACGAATACGACGCCAAGTACCGTCGTCGTTGGTAGGGATTTCAAACAGCACGTTAGTACAAACCACAAGTTTGAACTGGGGAATGAATGTGATAGAGTCTTTGAATAGAGCACGACCAACAAGGGGGTCGCCACCAGTAATCTCTTTCATAATACCCTCATTGATTTTATCACCCTTGCTTGGCTCCTGCATACAGGCATACCTTACACCCATCAACTGGACAATTTCGGGAGAAGTAGAACCAATTTGATTTCTGCTTTGAGTAATTAATGTAATGGGGACGGTTGCTTTGTAATCGCCAAGGGCTTTACCCATAAGTTCCACCAATTTAGATTTGCCGTTAGCACCGCTGCCGGTGTAAATATTGAATGTTTGATTGTCGTTAGTTCCAATTAATACTGACGCAAGATGGTCCCACATATATCCCCGTAATTCATCATCGGGGAAGAGAGCACAGATAAACTGGTTGATTTCACTAATAATTTCTTCATATGTAACAGTTTTATCTGTTGGGTGTGCTCCTTTTAATGTGCTCATAGGAGTGTAATCAATTAGAGTAGATTTTGAAATGTAATCATCAGGGCGACCCTTCCTGTAAGTTTTGCTGCTGAAATCAACAACATAATTGTTGAAACACAGTAAATACGGATTGGCGTCCATTTTCTCAATAAAGTCTTTGTCGTAGAATATGTCTTTTGCCTCCTTCATAATGTTATTCTTCCAACTGGTAGTCTTAAGCAGAACACAGATGTCGCCTAAGCGTGAAGAACGAACCTTCATGTTGCTTACGACTGTATCAACATCATTTCCGCTTTGCTCCATACGGGCGATGACTTCAATAAGGTCCTGTGCCTTCTTCATATATTTATCGTGCATCTCCTTTGAGATTTTAAGACGAAGTGTATTACCACTATCAATTTCGTGCCATTTATTTTTCTTGTATTCATACCACAGATTACTTTTAACGCCGATACAAACGAACTGGTCCTTACACATTTGATATAATACATTCGCAAGGTCATATTCTCCAATCTTCTCTTTGTTGATAAGAGATTCAAGTGTTAGGTCAATATAATACGAGATGGTTTCAGACCTGATTTTTTTGTAGCTATTGAAATTATCGGTTTTAGCCCAGAACATAATAGAACGCTGGGTAAGACCATCGGGATTTTTACAATCAAACGATTTCCACATATTATAATACTCTTCAACATTACCAAAACTAAAGGTTGCTGATTGGGAACTGAACTTCAGCCAGGTCAAGAATGATTTATCGCTTGAATTTTTAAGAGCCCAACCGACACGAATCCATTTACTGAAAGAACCATCGCCATAATAGGCTTCGGGTAAAATCATAGTGAATTTGTGGGTTTCATTCACCTCGTAATCATTATCGCTTAAATTTTCAAGATAAACCGCCAGTAGAGCGTCTAATTGTTTAATGTCTGAAATTTTAGATAGGTCACACGAATCAAGGTCAATTGATGTATCAACGACATTAATCTTTGGTTTTTTATTATCCTTTGATAGAATTGCCTGCTTCTCCTGCTCGATTGCGGCGGTTAAGAATTCATTATCAATTAAGTCGAACCTGTGATGCTCGCTATTTCTTGCGGACATAATGGGTAGATGCTCCAAGATATTGATTTTTGAAAGGTTGTTCTCGTTTAAATCCCAAGAATCTTCTTCGGGGTCATATGTGAGAGTGTAATGATGACGTAGTTCATATGCTTCATTGCCTGGTTTTCTGCAACCGAATAACTGCCAATTTACAAACCCCTTTGTGACGCCCTCATCAAATACTTCATCGGCTGTATTTGTAAATGGTAGATCATCCCAAATCTGGGAGATGTCGTTGATAATTTTTTTTCTTAAAATGACTTGCTCTGCTTTATGCATGGAAAGTGTGAATATCATATGGATTCCGTCTTTAGTTTTATCTTCCAACGCATTTACGTTGGGCTTTTCCATAACATAAACATCAATTGGGTGGTCTGCGTCTATGTTATATATTTCGTTGAGTTTTGTAGCATACAAACCAATAAGGTCTACGATATGTTCTTTAGTATGTTGTCTGGATTTAACTGAAGTCTCATACCGTAGATCAACGTCAATGAGTAATGGACCATTATCAGTGAGCTGTTTTTCGGTAAGAAACTCTTTGTTCTTATCCACGAAGACATTATGGTGGTATAGTTTCCAGAATTTTTCATTATACTCAATATTGAAAATGCCGCCGAAAACATTTAACTGTTTATCGGGAATCCTCGTATGTGTAAATACTGAGCCTTTTTCTGCTTTAGATTTTTTTATCACCTCACTGTATAACTGTGATGATGATGTATTAGTTTGATTGGTATTCATTTAATAGTTATATATATGAATATATTTTTATATTTATTTTTATATTTATTTCAAATTTAATTCAATTTTATTATTAAAAAAGTTTTAATTAAATTTCGGAATTTATAATATTTACGAAATTAAATTAAAACCAACCCGTTAATTATATTATCAAAAATGGTATTAACGGGTGAAGCAGTTCATCGTATTGCAAAAGATGTTAAATATATTATGAAGAACCCGATTGATAATATTTATTATAAACACGACGGTGAAGATATAACAAAAGGTTATGCTCTGATTATTGGTAATCAGGAAACACCATATAGTTGTGGTAATTATTTATTTGAATTCACATTTCCTGATAATTACCCGTTTGAGCCACCAAAAGTGAGAATTTTAACAAGCGACGGTCTGATGAGATTTCATCCTAATTTATATATAGGTGGTAAGGTGTGCTTATCTATAATTAACACGTGGAGCGGTGAAGGCTGGACGTCTTGTAATAATATTAATTCTGTTCTCCTTACTATTTTATCTGTTATGGATAATAATAGTTTAACGTTTGAACCAGGTATTGGTAAAAACCATCACAATGTAAAGAGATATGACCTTTTAGTCGGATACAAAAATATTGAGCATTGTGTAATAAAGCAGATTGAGATAGTTAATAATTTAGCTGAAAATAACAGAGACCATGATACAAATAACCCCAAATTATATAAATGCGAAAATTGCTTACTGTTATTTAAAGATGAAATAATTGATAATTTCAATAAAAATTTCAGTATAATTGTAGATGATTTACAGAGTTTACAGGTTAGGGTTGATAAACTCAAGGGAAATGGCTCATTGTATATATCGAGTTATGCCCTTATATTTCCATTAGATTTTCCGAAAATCAAGGATGCTTTAATGACCCTATCAATTACAACAGGTTTAAATAAGCTGACGATTAATAATTAAATTTATTAAAATATTATGAATTTCAATAAAATTGATAATAAAAGATAAATTTTAATATCAATTATTATATAGTAGATATGAAATTCTGTACCAATTGTTCCAATATGTATTACATCAAATTGGAGGGTGAAACCAGTGACCAGCTGATATACTACTGTAGAAATTGTGGTCAGACGAACGACGACCTAATGGATACTGGTAAATGTATTTTAAAGGAAAATATTACAAAGAACGACAACAAATATAATGTATCAATTAATAAATACACCAAGAAAGATAATACACTTCCCAGGGTGAGTTATATCAAATGTCCCAACGACAACTGCCATAGTAATGCCGATGAGTTTGATGTAGCAACTCGGGAGGTAATCTATGTTAGATATGACCAGGAAGATATGAAATATCTATACCTGTGTTCTCACTGCGACCACACTTGGAATCCTGAAAAATAATTAAATATCATTTAATTTGATTTAATTTAAAATTGATTTATTTTTTAATAAATATAATTAAATAATAAATATCAATAATAATAATGGACGAGACAGAGGAACCCGAGCAAGTTGAGCCTGTAGAGGAAAACGAGGATGATAATGACGACGCCGATTCAATTATTAGCGAGGAGGCTGAAGATGATGAGATAGAGCAGGTTATAGAGGGAGAGATAGAGGTTGAAGAAGAGGAAGAAGAGGGTGAAGATGGATTTCAAAAGGAGGAGATTGATAAAGACGAGGCTGAAGAATTAAATAACCAGGGGAGTTCATACAAAAATACTTATCTGTTTAACGATGATTTAGAGGCAAGTGATTCGGACCAATTTCTACAAAAATTCGGCGAAGGATTGAAGAAAGATTTTATCGCAGCAAATCATCAAGAGTGTTTAAGTAAAAATATGGATGAAATCAAAGAATTCCTTGATGTTATTCGGGATAAGGATAACATCATTATTGATAATTTACACCGAACTGTGCCTATTCTAACCAAGTATGAAAAAACCAGGATTATCGGTATTAGACTGAAGCAACTTAATAACGGTGCCGAACCATATATCAAGGTCGCCGAGGATATTATTGATAATAATTACATCGCAGAGAAAGAACTTAAACTAAAAAAAATACCGTTTATTATTCAGCGTCCTATAGCAAATAATACATTTGAATACTGGAGGTTAGAAGATTTGGAAATACTGTAATTTAACACTTCCATCTATTACCACAAGGAATACATGTTACAAATGTTGTCATAGACTCATCAGCACTACGTGTTTGTAATTGATAATAAGTACATTTATTTTCTTTACACTTAAAACAAGTAAATTCATCGGTAGATGCTTCAATTTTAGGCGAGAATTTGTTCTCATCTTTCATTTTTTTAATAGCAATTAATTCTTCCCATAAGTCGGGTCGCAGTTCTTCGTGTGTCATAAATGCGATAAGATGTGCTTTGATAGTTTTGTTGGTAATTTTATCAAATAACTCTGGGTCTGTAATATTATTTAAAATCATCTTCAATTTTTGAATATAAATACTAACAAACTGTTCATTATTCCATTTTTTGATTAGGTTTTTTTTATCGGCAGTTTGAATACTGTAATTATAGATACCCTTTTCCATATTAAGTGCGATTTTCTCATTATCTAACATGGAATTAAGTTTATCAACAATATTAGTCCTGAAAACCGAGGGGTCATTTACAACACGAATAGATTTACTCATTTATAAAATAATATGATATACACTTTTATATTATTTTAATTATCAATTTTAATATAATTATTTATTTATTTATTTAATCTGTTGATTCTTCATCCGAATATTCATATAATTCGCAGGCTAATTCAGAATTGTAAGAATTCTCTGAACCATCATCATCATCTTCATCTTCCTTGGTTTCCGTTGTCTTGGTAGTAGTTTCAACAGCAATAGTTTGTTCCTCGCTTTCATTTATTTTGAAAAAATCTACAAAAACATCTTTAGTAATAGAGATATATTTCCCATCAGTATCCTTCATTAGAAAGATGGATTTGCCGTAAATATTCATCGAGTTATTTTTATAAAATACAAAATCACTTAATGAATTAGAAAACCCCTTTGTTTTACCCCATAATTCAATAGTAAAATTTTTAGTTTCCCAGTCTTTAATTTTGGAAAAATCGGTATTATTTTTGAAATTACATTTTTTATAAATACTTTCCTCTGTTAAATTTTTTACTTTAATTTCGGTTATAGCGTTAGTTTGTATAAGAACACAATTAATCATTAATTGATATTTGTTATAGATAGTGTATAATATTTAAGTTATAATATAAATATATTTTTGAATGATAATATAAATGATTTTATACATAATTACCTGGACCATCATATATTTAATACTAATATTAATATTACATTATTTATTCTTGTTTTTCCAGAAGAATCTAACCACTACAAAAACCAAAGACTATTACAATTTTCCAAATAACGAATATGATAAGATAAATGATATATTGAATACGGGCGTCAATAACACCGCACCAAATACAGTAATAGAAAAAGTTGAACCAATTCCAGATAATCAACCCGTAACCGTTCAAAGCATAGAAACAGTATTACCTAACTATGCTATTGAGGGAACCACCGCGATTGAAAATGAGGCAGGTTTTAACATAGACAGTTTCAATTCTCAATTTGAAAATAAACAGCCTGTAAGTGATGATAAAAATAATATGAAAGGTGAATTAGAAGATTTTTTAAATAAAATAAATAAATAATTACAATATTATAAAAACTGATTGGAATAAATATAAAACCATAATTAGAGTAATACTAATAACCGACTATGAACGTTATCAATAAACAGATAGTGGAACAAATTCTTTATAGATACCCTAATAAGATATCTATTAAGAACTTAAATATTTACAATAATGGAAACAGCAACAATAAAATCTTATTTAATCCCGATGCTAAATATTATATTTTGAAACCCAAAGGTAAAAGGGCTTATTTATGGTTCACATATTTTGAAAAGAAACAAATATGTATTTTAATATTTATGAATAATAGGCAAATTAATCACCCATCAAATGAATTTTATGAATATCCTATCAAATTTAATGATGATATTTGCTATAACAATATGTTGCTGTTCGGTTATTATTTAACTACCAATATTCATAAGGGCAAACAGCATCGTTTTGTAATTGAAAATGTATTTAATTACAATATTTACAACGATATTTTGGTGAAAAACGATTATAACTTCAATTACAATTATAAAATAGAATTATTCAAGAAAATTTTACCACAATTATACAGCAATAATAATTATGTTGTAAATTTGCCTATTATTTTGAATAATAGTGATAATGTATTCAAACTGATTAACAAGTTGGATTACAATATATACAGCGCAGCCGCTTATAGTGATAATAAATATTTAGGGAATTATATCTTTAGCAATACCAATAACACGGGTAGTAATAATAGCACTAACAATAATAAAATTGTCGCGACGTTTAAAATTACACCCTGTATAAATCAGGATTTATATAACCTAACAATTATGAATAACGATAATGAGGAAGTTTATGATTTGGCGTTAATTGATTCGTATAAAACATCCCTCTTCATGAATAAACTATTTAGGAAAATTAAAGAAAATGCGAATTTAGACCTATTAGAGGAAAGCGACGATGAAGAAGAATTTGAGAATGTGAATGTTGATAGATTCGTTCATCTGGATAAACAGTATTTAATTGATTGTGTTTATAATCACAAGTTCAAAAAATGGGTTCCTCTAAATATCTCAAAGAATAAAGTAATTACGAAACATAATTTAGAATCAATTTTAGGAAAAAAAAAATATAATCATATATTATAAAAAGAATGATCTCCCCTATTAACCAGTTCATCGAATTCGCCCAGGAGGGTGGTGCCCGTCGTCGCAGCCAGCGCCAGGGTGGCAAGAAGGTCGCCAAGAAGTCTGCCAAGAACTCTGCCAAGAAGTCCGCCAAGAAGGGCAAGGGCAAGAAGGCGCCCAAGGGTACCCGCAAGAAGGCGCGCAAGCACTAGATAATATATTCCTCATAGCGAAGGCAGGACTATATAATTGACTTTTTTTTATATAATTAATATTTTATATTCACTTATAATATATTATGCTAGTTGGTGGCTATAATCCATATACATCGTTGATGCAAAAATTAAGACCAGTTAAAGCAACCGTACGTTCCGAACAATCAATTGAAAGACGTCAATCCAGAAAATCAAGACAATCTGTCAGAGCAAAAAAAAGACAATCAGCCAAAGAGAGGAGTTACAAGTTAAAAAAATCTAATAAAGAATCGCGTATCAAACAACAACAACAAACAAGAAGACAGGCGTCTATGATGAGGTCAAGACAAGCCACTCGGGCTCGGCAAGCCACAATGCGGTCTATGAGGTCCAACCGCGTGGCTCCAATGTGAATTAAAGTTTGATTAAACATTTATTTCCTTCCTCATCTGTCTTTTTACTCCTACCTCTTGTTTTAGGAATAATTTCTTTCCATATCTCCGTTTCATCAAATGCTACGCCTGATCTTACATATTTAATGTAATCTATATATTTATCATTATTCGTGCGAATTATTTTATACTTCTTTCCATTATAAAATATTTTCCTCTTATTAAATTGGTTTAAGAAACAGTCGTGTTGGTCTATAATATCAATAATTAATGGCTGCTTGTGTTTAGTTCTTAAAATTCTTCCAACTGACTGAACTATATCCGATTTAGGCGTTGCTAAAATTAATGTAGTAAGCGATGGTATATCTAATGCTTCTGCCGCCATCGCATATGTAGCCAAAATTAATTGTTTAGTTTCGCTTATTTTCAAATCTTTTTCTTTCATTCCACCAACATAATATCCTACGCTTGTAATGTTCTTTGCTTCTACCTGCTTAAATATATAGTTTAGTAAATTCTTTTGATGTCCTAGTAAAATTATTTGCTGGTCGTTATTGATTTTTAATTCATTCTCTATAACATTTATAATGAAATCGCACCTAAAATCTAATTTAGATACTTTACTTAACATCGTAGAATATTTCAAGTTCCCTTTAAAATCTCTTTCTTCGTTATTATGTTCGTCATCATCTAATACCACATAATCAATTGCTTTAACTAATACGTCGTCTTGGTCCTGTTTCTCTGATATAGTATTACAAATTTGACCCAAATACATCTTGAAAACGTGTGTTAAACCATCTTTTCTATTCATCGTAGCACTTATACCTAACCCATAAAGAGTGGTACATTTTTTTAAACAATTAGAGAATGTTTCAGATGATATATGGTGAACTTCGTCATAGATACTTAAGCCAAATCCATCAAATAAACTGTCCGGGTATGATTTCATACTAATAGATTGTATCATCGCAATAACAATATCCTTATCGTCTATATCTATTACTTGACCCTGTATTGTTCCCACCCGAGCACCAGGTAAATATTGGTTGATTCTCTCTATCCATTGATTTTTAAGGAAAGTTTTATGAACGAAAATAATAGTTTTCTTTTTAATCTGTTCTATAATTTTTAATGCCAATACAGTATTGTGTGTCACCGTATAATCTCCTAATAAATAACGGTGATTTCCGTCTAATTCAAATCCGTAATAATTATCTATTTCTTTTTTTTCCACTTTTATTCCATTATTTAAAGCATCTTTTATTTGTGTTCTTGGTTCTGCTTTCTTTCTTTCACATCTAACTGGTATATCTTCTAATCCTTTACCGTGTATAGTAGTTCTATAATATGTTCCTTCTTTCTTCTCACCTTTATAAATACAACTTTTTTTACATTCTTTTTTGTATGCCGCAAATCCCAATGACCTTGCCAGATATATAATATCGTCCATTAGCGTTTCGTTTTTTTGAATTATATCATAACTGTTATGCTCCATACTACCATCACTATCAATTATCCCAGCGAGTAATTCTAAACGAACTTTGCGACTATTACATTTATAAGTTTTAGGGATATGTTTATTCAATATTAACTTGTGATTTTGTAGCATTTTAAGTAATTTATTATTATTTTTATCAGTTGATTGGCTTACTATACTATAAGTAGAGCATCTTGTTCCATTACTATCACACATCGTTACTCTTGAATTTAATCTCTCTGCATATTCATTAATATAATCAATTACACAATCATCTATGGTAGTAATACCTGTATTCCTTGATGTTCCGTCGCCTAACCATAAACCGAGGTAATACGGTTCAATATCTACTTCTTTATGTGTAAATTCTACACCCACACGAAATCCCTTTAAATTATGAATTAATCCTTTTGGTAAGTTTAAATAATCCATTAGACATACATCAAGAACATCGTCTTTTTTAAGATGACTATATTTTTTACTGTTATACGGAGAGGACATTTTCAAAGATAATATATGAGATTCATTAATAGTATATTTATCTCCTTTGGTCGGAACAATATCATACATCATTTCTCTCCCTCGTGCTAAACTTAATACATTTCTGGGTGTAGAATCATCGCCCATTAATTGGTCGCCTATTTTTATATCTTGAACCATCTTAATATCACCGTCATACATTAAAATTGGCGTGTTAATCCCGTGACATTTACCAGCTCCGGCGTAGAGTTCAATTAATGCTGAACCTTCGCTATTATCCTCTTCTGGCTTCCCGAGTTTAATCGCATTTAAATATGTATCCATAACGGCTGTTTGATAATCTCTCAAATCACCTTTAAATTTCAAGTTAATAGTTTCGCCGTGGCTAATTTTAATCGCTTTTGGTAATCCAAAAATATTTATACCCCAGAACCGAGGGACATATATTTTCTTATCCGATTCCATATAAATCGGGAATGCGATAGGTTGAACGAAAGCACCCATGACGATTGGTTTAATACTTAGTTCCTTCTTGATAAATTCAATAATCTTCGGGCTCAAACAATTTTTATATATTGAATACCCTTTATTTCCCAAATAACCGTTGATTAAATTTTTAGTTTTTAAGGTTTCTATCTCCGACAGAATAGTTTCATTATAATCTGTGATTTTGGAAGTAATTTTTTTTTTCATTTAGCTATTAATACTATTATATTGATTTTAATATATTTAAAATTTTAATCAATTTTGTAATTAATAATTTTATTTTTATATAATATAAATGAAATTGATTAATAAAACGGTTGATAGTTTGAAAAATATGAAACCCCACGAATTCATATTGGTTCTTTTACTACTGGCTTATTTAGTGAGTGGTGTATCTACCCCTTACGAATTATCCTCGTACGTAAATAACACTTTTATGAATTTATCGCTGGTCGCTTTTACTATTGTATTATTTTTATATGGTTCGCCTCTGATTGCCCTATTATTTGCTGGCGTCGCCTGTGTATTCGTATATAGGTGCCGCAAGGTTTCGCATGATGTAATGAAACCTTCCCAGAAAAAAAACGACCGTAAGATGGCTCAGTTAAATACACATTTAACCAAAGACAGCCTTGAGGAGGAAATGGTGGGACAAGTAGTAAGAAACCTCGACAACATACCAGGTCCAACCAGTTACCACCCCGTATTATGTGATTCGCATAATGCGACCAAGGTCTAAATGTTTTAATAATTTTATTATTATCCTAAATAAAATTATTTATTGCTTTCTAAGTTTGCTCTCTATTAATTGGTTAGGCAGTTCTTTAAACACATAATTACCAAATCCATATAGAATAAATAACAACGTTATGCCTACCACAGTTTGAACTCCAATATTATCCGTAATATTTCCTGCCGAAAAATTGTCCGCCATACTATCTAACATAGCAGCAGACACAGAACCACCAGGGGATATTTGGTTATTATCGGAATCATTTACTATAACTTCACCTCCATATGTAGAAACTGGTTTGCAATCAATGTAAATATCTTCCTGTTCTACAAATTTGACTGTCGCAGTATTCGCATTCGACATTTAGTATATAATTATATCTTATTTTTAATTATAAAGAATAATTTATTTTATATATATAATATGAATAATTCGCAAAATCATAACACCGCAGAATATAGTAATATTGATGATATTCAAACTTTATATAAACAATTAGGCGGAGCAATTGACGAAATAGGAAAAGCACCAAACAAAGACGATATAGAGCAAATTAAGATACAAATGAAAATATATGTAAGATTGTTCCTTTATATTCAATTTAAATTAGATAAAAAGTTTAATAAATCATCATCATCAGGCGATTCTATGAATCGTTTCACACAACAAACACTTATAGATTCTATGCAGTCATACAAACAGGATGTTGCGGCACAAACAGAATTACAATCGGTAGATTTATTTTTCATCAAACCACTATTTGAAAGTATGTGTAAAGATAATTATGACGACATATGTATCAGTTATTTTAACAATATTATAAAACCCAATCAGGATATTGACCCCGATAGTACTAAAGATTTTATGGAACAAATACTTAGTAAATATGAAAAATTACTTGGTGATTACGAGGAACTTGGAGAGACTAAAAGTTATAAAGAACTTGCCGATTTGTTAAGGTCGTATAAAGGTAAATTAACATCTGAGGAATTTTCAGTTATAACGAATATAATGAAAACAAATCTCGGTAAGGTGGAAAAAATAAGACGAGCCAAAGATGGTCCTGTTACGGTTTCAGATGAATCGCCTCCTGCTACTGAGATAGAACCTGTGTCGGGTGCTGCTCCTGCTGCTGCTCCTCCTGCTGCTCCTCCTGCTGCTCCTCCTGCTGCTCCTCCTGCTGCTGCTCCTGCTGATGCTCCTGTTGCTCCTGCTGATGCTCCTCCTGCTGCTCCTGCTGGTGCTGCCCCTACTGGCTCTGCTGATGCTCCTGCTGGTGCTGCCCCTACTGGCTCTGCTGATGCTCCTGTTGCTGCTCCTCTTGCTGGTGCTCCTCTTGCTGGTGCTCCTCTTGCTGGTGATCCCCCTGCTGCTGCTCCTGCTGCCCCTGCTGGCTCTGCTGGCTCTGTTACTGATGCCGAGAGGGATGCTGCAAAAGTGCTTGCTGACGCGAAAGCGAAAGAGGCTATTGAACTGAAAAAGAATACCGCTCAAACAGTAGTGCCTCCTGGAGACCTGGCTCTTATTAATGAAATAGAAAGGCAGACACCATCTGCTGACAAACCCGCTTTGGATGATGAATCTGCTCTTGAAGTTGCTTCAGCGGTTCAGCCACCAGTTATTGAATCTCCATCAGACACTACTACTACTACTGGTTCTGCTATTGTAGATAAATTATCACCAGGGAAAGATAAAGATAGTGATAGCGAGGCAGCGAGTAAGATACAGGCGGAATTCAGGAAAAACCTCACTAAAAACCTCACTAAAAACAGGGGCAATAAACCAAGAGAAAAAGTGCTTGGCGAGGAGGATGAGGAGGCGGAGGCATCAGAGGCGGATGCACCAGAGGCGGATGCGGCTGCGGTGGAGGCAGTGGTTGATGATGCGGCGGTTGTTGATGTCCCGACAACAGAGTTAGTAGTTAATGGTGGTCCAATCCTGGATGATACAGATATTAAGAGTGAGGCGGTGGAGGCGGAGGCGGGGGCGGAGGCACCCGAGGCGGATGCAACTAGAAGACTAAGACTCAAAGCAGCACTAGCCACAGCAGCAGCAGCAGCAAAAACAAAACCAACAACACTAACAGAAGTTCAAGAAATCACGGATAAACGCAAAAAAAAAGAGGAACAGAAAGAAATAGAGGCTCGGGAAATATCAGTCAACGAAGCCAAATTAAATGAAGCAGCGGACAATCTGGTAGCCAATGCGACATTGGTTGCCGACGCCAAGAGAGACGCTGCATTAGCCTCTGCAGGCGATAATCTTATGTTGTCTGGAGATGATATATTAAGTTCTATTTTAGCAGTGGAAGGGACAGAGGAAGCGAATTTGGCCGAACCAACCGACAGTAAAAACGGAATCAAGAGAGTAGCTGTTGGTGGTGCAAAAACCGATGATCGTTTAGATGAGATAAACGCAGAAATCAAGACGGCAATTAATGAGAGCGGACTAAATACTCTAGAAGATAAACCCAAAAGCTTACTATCTATTAAATTTGCTTTCAAAAAACTTATGAATGTATTTATTTATTATATTATTAATTATAATCTATTCAAGAACTCATTTTTCATTAAAAAATTACAAAACATAGAAAATACAGCTGCTTATGGAGTTGATTCAACGAAAAATGAAATTGATGAACGATTAATGAACACGAAGACTAACGGTCCACAACTATCAGTCGGTTTAGAAGATTATTTAACCAATAATTTAACCACTAAAAACAACAATGAATTAGTGGAATTATTAAAAAATTGTATACCCCCAACAGATACAGGGGTTGATTTCGACCCATATATAAAAACACTTAAGACAAAGATAGATAAATTATTTGAGGTTGAGGTTGATGGAAAGAAGAAGCCAGTCGCTATTGATAAAATTAACAACATTATGTTTGAATATATGAGTAAGCGGTTTAAAAACCTATATGAAAATTTTGACCGGGCTGATGACGGTAAATTAAACAAAAATAAATATCAGGCAGACATAGAATTAATGACTACATTTTATCGTATTATTAAAGTATTCACAGAACATTTTATCTCCGAATTAAAGGTAATAGCTACTATAGAAAATAAAGAAGAGACAATAAATATTCTTGAAAAATACGCTGAATCCGAAGTAATATCTTATGTCAAAATTAGAGATAATAAAGGCATATATAATCCAAGATATATTTATTACACTGACCGCAACGGAAACGATACTACTACAAATAAAACTTTAACCAACGATACGCTGTCGTTGCTTTATTGTAATGACCCAACAAAGCCCATTGATCTACCAATTGATAAGCCAAACGTAATATCTAAAGACACTATAAAATATGACCATTTATTCCACTATGGTTATTTTGATAAAATTTTCTATAATGAAAATAATCGTTTATTTGGTGACAATATGGATAAAGCGAAACAGAAATTAATATCAGGGAAAGATGTCTTCATAATTGGTTATGGTGCATCAGGTGCCGGTAAAACAACTACATTAATTTATGATAATAATGACACACAAAATCCCGATGGTGCGATAGTTTACATGTTACAGGCGCTTGCCAAAGATACGACGGCGACCACCGATATCAATTTTACAAATTTAAACTTAACAATCAAGGAAATATTTATGGACGATAATCCTGCTAAAATTGGCACGGTTAGGACAGTTGATAAGGTTCAAAATATAAATTTTGAATTTTATCCCGATAAAAACCAGTTCTCTGCTGAATTTAATTATGCCGAATATACAAAAGCTTTAAATTCATTATTAGATAGCAAAGATAACGACACAAATGTGTTGGATGCTGAATTTATTAATATATGGAAGGATCAGAAACCCCAACGCGCTGAACCAGTTGGTGATGTACCAGTTGCTGATGATAAAAAGTCGTTTTCGCTGTCGAAAATATTACAACTGTTAATTGATAAAAAAAGAAAAATAAGTGCGACATCAAATAACCCGCAATCGTCAAGAAGCCACGCTATTGGAATTATGGAATTTGGATATAAACCAAATAACGCCTCGTCAGACAAAAAAGTGCAGTTAATCATAGGTGATTTTGCTGGTGTTGAAAATAAGTTTGATTATACGTTTAAATATGTTAAAGATGGTAAAGATGGTAAAGATGGTAAAACTATTGGCGATCGTATTAAAGGTGCAATAGAAGAGGAAACACTTATCAAACTACACAGAGAATATGAAGGTGAAAAGTTAAGTCTCGTAACTATTAATGAGTTAATGGGAACTTTATATACTAATGGTGTTATATCGCAATCTATAAACGAGTTGAGTAATCGCGAGCGAGCCGATGCCGAAAATTTAGAGGGTGATGCAATATATTTTTACCAAGTAGAAGAAAAGGGGTTTCTCCCGAAAGATAAAGAAACTATGTTTGAAATGGTGAAATTTTTAACCGGATCGGATATATACAACGAAAAATATACATTAAATGAAAATACATTTCCTTCTGTTCCATTATCAATAAAAACAGCCGAAACTGCAAAGAGTATACAAGCAAGGGAACAAATGGCAGAAAATGAAATTGAAATACAGAAAGTGAAACGGGGCTTAGATCCAGCAGGAGAGGACTCAAAATCCCTGTTTAAACTGTCCGATAATACATATGAGATAATTCATTTTTCAAGTGTAGCACAGCAACAAAAATTTGACTTTACCACCGCTCTCGGCAATACCACCGCTCTCGGCAAATCAACAATTGGTTTTGAGTTGCTTTCTGGAGACAAAGAAGTTAAAAGTATTAATCTCCCACGAATCCCTAAGGGTGGTCACACCAATTTCACCCAAGTAATCCGACACTATTTAGAATCGGGCAAGGAATCGCCAGGCTCAGCTGGTATTAAATTTCGTAATATTGTAGATACTATTGGTGTTATACCAGAACAGTATTTATACTATGTTGATTATTTCAAGTTGAAATATGAACGAGATGTAGGAATACAGGTAGATACGATACACTTGACTGATAATGAAATCCTATATAAAAGGTTATCTGCCCTCGATAATAGTAGAAGGGCGAATACAGGGCTGGGGCGATCTGGTAACATGATAATGGAATGGAAAAAAAATCCAGAAGGATATCGGGCTGGTTTGATAGAAGCGCTTAAAAAATTTATTAATGGTCGTTTCATAGACATCAACCTTAAATTAGAAGAAGATTTAAAGAAATTTAATGACGACATAGATACACGCAAAGCCTATCAAGCCGAAAACATAAAAGAATTAAGAAATCAATTAATAGCATATGAAAATACAGAAAAAATACACCGAACAACAATAGCCATGGAAGAAAAAACCTCTGAAAAATACAGCGACTATTATTTACAAATTTTAAACAGAGTGGTCCAGATACATTATGAATTGATAAAGCGAACGTATGAAGGTGTATTCATAAATCGGTCTTTACAGTCTATGCGTTCAACTATGACTGATGTATTAAAAGCAAAAGCACAAGGTTCTACACTAATTCCTAACTTCAATTCAAAATGTATAAATTATTACACCAATCCACTTACAGATGAGATGTTTGGACCTAAAACAGATGAAGATACTACAAGCGGGAACAAAGATGATAAATTTGATACAATTCACGAAATATTAGCCAATGCAAAATCGTCCGATCAAACTAAAAGCATTCGTGATAAATTAAAAGGTGATTTAATATACTGTGTATGTTTGGTATTAAATAATAGTTATAAAGACCACCAAGGTGATAAAGTGAATAATCCCCCCAAAATACCATATATAGATTTGACGGAGGGATATATTGAGCTTGAAAGATATAGAAAGAGAAACTTTAAAGCAGATAATGAAGATGACGATAGTTTTTATAAGCAAATTATATTTAAAGGCTATGGACTTAATGTTAAAAAAAAGAAACTGGAACAAGTTATAGATAAGATAGACACGGAGCAGTTATTAACGAATGAATTAAAAAAAAATATCACAAGCATAATTGGTTATAATTATGATACATTTATTGACAAAAACTTACAGATTGAAATATTTAATAATATCTATAAGAATACTGAGTTTTGTTATAGCGCGGCGATAAAGAAGCAAACTATTGCATCATCTAAACTTGATGATATTACGACGAAATATAAAACCCTCGTAAAATTCGTAGAAAAGGGAGATAAACCGCCTGAGGTCATAATAAACACAATCAACGATTATTTAAACGAAATAGAGGTCATGAATGCTACTTCAGTAATTGGAACCCTGGATTTTGCAGATCAAATATCAAAATACAATTTGAAATTTAACGCTTGTAGCGTAGTTCAAAATAATATATCATATAATTCGGAATTAACGGACAAGACACTATATTACAATAGCAACTATAAATTTTTAAGTAAATTTCAGGAAACAGGTTCAGAATATGGTGCTCATTTATATAGTGGTCGCGGTGAACCTATGTCCTTATATTGGGAAAATTACATTTTACCGTCTATCAAAAATTTAGCCACAGATAACGGTGGAGGTGCTCTTACAAATTTATTAAAAAATAAGAACAATAGTATAGAAGCAAAGGAGACACCGCCACCGGAAGAAGTGGAGGGCAATACAACGACATCGGAAGAAGTGGAGGGCGATAGACTCAAAAGAGGTAGAATTGAAACTGAAACTGAAACTGAAAAAACCACCAAGGTCCCTCGCACAAGACAAGGTGGAGGCAACAAACACAAGCGACGAACCAAGAAAAATCCCATTCTTAAAACAAAAAAAACAAAAAAAGCAGTCAAAAAATCCAAACCTAATAGCAAGAAAGCAAAAAAGGCAGTCAAAAAATCCAAACCTACTCGCAAAAAAGCGAAGTGAAATTAAAATTATATAAAAATTAAATAGTTTTTTTTAAAAATAAAAAATATTTAATTTAACCTAATGTTGGTCGCTGCCTCTCATCAAATACTAATGGGTAAGGCATAATGACCGCTTGGGGGCGTTCAAACCAAGGCTTGAACTCTACTTGTCTAATACTGGGATTTACTGGCTCTACGGCATCTACTAAATTAGACGCGCCAATACCGCGTAAAGATGATTCTATATCTATACCATTATTGGAGAGAGTTTGGTGTGCCATATGACTTGGTATATATCCAATTTCAGGAAAACACACTGTAGTGGGAATACCCGCTGCAGAATGAATATATAAATTACGCTCTAAATAATCGCTATTTTTATTATTTTCAATATTGTAATCCAGTTGAGTATTACGATTTCTTGTACTAGCCATTTTTATTATATATAAAACATATTTTTAATATTTTAATTGTCGCATATTAATTGTTTTATTTGAGAAAAATGATTTTCCTGGAGAGATTTATTGCTAATATAGTTTGAAAGTAATTTATGAAACAGATGAAAGTACTCAAACGAAAATAACATAGGAAATACAAATGTATTATCTAATTCTTTATTATTAGACTTGAAAAATTGGAAGAGCACTAACTTTTCGGAGAGAATATTTAAAATTTCTTGTATTTCCTTATTATCTTTTAAGAGGTCATAAATTTTTCCAGTAATAACACTAATTTTATCATCATCATATACGGTTTGCTTGAGTGCCTGTAGTAATTGTGCCTGATAACAAATAATAGACTCTTGGTCATCTTCAATTAAGTTATAAGTACATATAAAACCATTATCGTAATCTATGTCGTCCATATTATAATAATTAGTTTGGTTATTATTATATTAATTTTTTTTATAATATAATAATTTGAGATAGAGAGATTATCTACTTTTTAGCATTATCCCTTGCGTAATTACGCGCACTAACACCAGCACGGTTCCAGCCGTTCATCGCATCCTCCTCAATTAAATACGCAGGGTTGGTAATTGTTTTCTGGATAGGGTCAATAAGAGGGTAGTTCTTGTGTCCTGTGAAATCATTCTCCATTAATGGATTGACGGTCTTCTTATTGAGTGCGTTCTCTCCAGACCTTAACATAAACTCGGTGTCGCTGTCGCCCATACCTCTTCCTAAATATGGGACAGTTAAATATGGTCTCGCTACCAGCGATAATTTACAAGCGGGCTTGGTGATGTGAGTGTATTTTAATTCGTTATTAGCATCCATCTCACAGCCTTTGATACCCCCCTCGTGACCACCCTTGTAGAATACCTGTGGCTGCTTGGTGGCGAACTCAATAGCGGTGTTCATGGGGCAATGTGGGTAAAAATTCTCCAGTCTGTGATTGGCGTTATTCATATTTTGAATATTTCTCTGATCAATAGCAACATTATCATTCCCGATTCTCGAAGACGATTCAAACGTGTAAGGATAAGTAGTTGTAGCCGACATATATAGTAATTTAATATAATATTATATTTAATATTATATCCAATTAATAATTAAGATATTTGAAATATTCAAATAATTACATAGAACCCTTGATATCGCCTTGTAATATTTTATTTACCTCACTGTCTTTATACGACGCCATATTACCATAGCAGAATTTGGCGAAATCTTTCTGGTTATTGGGTACGCTGGTGTTAGCGGTAGTATGGAATTGTCTCATAGATTGTTCAAATTCAAATTTATCTCCTAAATCATTAAATAATTTTTCATCTATACTTTGGTCGTTGAAATTTTGTTTAATAAAATCTTTGGTAGAATTATTAATTTGTTCTTCAACAGCCTTATTATAAGCAGGAGCGGCGGGAGGTCTATTTGGGTTCGCCTGTATTTCGGGCAATTGTATATTCATAAGTGGGTTAATGGTTTCGGGATTGGTATAATTATGTTTATACTTTTTATACATTTGAATATCGCCAAAAGCCTCTTTCAGTTTATTGTTGCTCTTTTTATTTAAAATATAATAAGTCGCAATTAACATTACTAAAGTAATAATACCTGTAAATAAAAGTTTAATATTGCCCGAGAAAAAAAAACCAAAACTAGTAGAATAAATAACAAACTTACTAATAGCATTTAATTTTTCTTCTCTCGTCATATGAGCCATAGGCCATAAATCAAAGACAGTATCTTTATTTAATAACACGTATGGATTGTGTATCCAAAATTTAGTATTATGTTCTTCTTTAGTATTATCTGTATCCATTTATATATATATCCATAATTATTTTTATTAATTAATTTCACTTTAAATTAATGTTTGGATAGAATCCATGTATTTCTCCAAATCTGGTTTTACCAACTTACTATAATCAATCAACTTGGAGGAATCGCCGTAGGTCTGTGGCTGTAGTCCGTTTACGCTAATAGGACACGGCCAGTGGGAGGTGGTTCGCAGTTCGTTGAAATATTTGCGACGCTTCTCCACTTGGGCCTTGGTGTTTTTGGGGTGAGATTTCGGCAAGTAGCACAGATACTGGACGATTCTCTCTTCTGAATTGGCTTTGCCGTACCGGTTTTGATGGAATGTGCGGGAATCCCAAATAACCAAGTCACCGGGATTGACCTCCATAACAGTTCTCTCGTCTTTGATTTGTTCTAAATATGTTGGGTCAATGAGTTGCCAGTTTTTGGCACCCGTGATGTTTCGGCTCTTGAAATAGTCTTGGTGTAGGTCGTGAGAGTGCTTGTAGAGAACAAGCGTTCTCTCTGAATTTTTGGTAAGGCTCACGAAACTTTGGTAGCAATGGACTCCTACCGAATTAGGTGCTTGGTCGGTGTGAGTCCAGCACTTGTCTTTCTTCACGCAGTTCTGGGGGATAAAACACGAGCCGTCAAACGAAACGTTCAACTCGTCTGTATCCCAAATTTGCTTGAAGATATCCATAATGCTTTTGCGTGTCCTCAAATACCAAGCGTGTTCTTGGTGACCTGCCTCGTGAAACTTGTAAATGCCGTGTGGGTCAATTGTGTTGTGCTGCTTGTCGTGGTCGGGAACGGATGCTTGCCACTTGTAAAACATATTTTTTGCGATATCAACTTCTTCGCTTGTTAAAACACTTGGGATGACGACAAAGCCGTCTGTCTTTAAATTTTCAATATACTTATTTGTAATTATATTGGAAATCTGCTTCTCTAAATCTTCAATGCGTTTCTGTAGGGAATCCATTTTTGTGTTGTTTTTGTTTATGATTGGTTTGTAATACCTATTTTATATTTTGATAAATATATTTCAATTTTAATTTTGTCTAACAATAAATTTACTTCTTACCTTTACCCTTACCCTTCTTTTTGTTATTGGTAGATTTACGCTCTCCAGAGCCAACCGCAGTAGGAGCAGCGGGTTTATTCATAGCATTAGCAAACATATCTGGGTTGCTCTTCATCTGCTCCATTAGTGCGGCTAAATTATCGTTGATGTCGGTTAGATTTGGTGCTGCCTCGGTATTATCAGCACCAGAAGGTTTAGAAGCGGCTGCCTTACTCTTATTATCCTCTGCCTTTTTACGCATTCTCTCCTTAGTCCTGCTGGATTTAATATTTTGGTCCATCATATTTTGGAATGCGTTGTTATTCATCTTACCACCACCCTTTGGCATGAATTGGTCCATATTCATAGACTTAAACATATCCTGAAAACTACCCATACCAGGCATAGACTGCATATTTTTGAATATATCTGACGCCTCCTCTAAAATCTCACTCTCTTTAAGCGACCCGTCTTTCATTTTAGAATCCAGTTTCCCGCTAATCTTATTAACAATACCCATTAACTTTGTGGGGTCTTTGAATAGGTTTTTGAATACATCATCTACACCTGTAATATTTTCCATATCAATACCGAGGTCTTTTGTGGTCTCCTCTGCTAATTCTTTCGCCAGATTACCTAATTTTCCATTAATTAATTTATTAATGTGGTCATGTATATCATCTGTTTTCGGGAGATTATCAACGTTAGATGGGTCAAAATTCATAGACCCGAATAAATTCTCAAATGGATTAGAGTTTGATGCATCCGCACCGTCGGCTGTGGTTTTTGGGGAAAACAGGCTCTCCATGCTCTTAACAGTCTCCTGAAGCTTGTCTTTGAACTCGTCGCCGTTGATGGCTTCAAATAATTTCTCGTTATTACCAAGCGACTCCTTGTCATGCACGTTAGTAATAATAGAAAATAGAATCAGCTGTAAATATTTCCATAGCGTCTCTTTGGTTGTAACTGTGGTAGTATCAAAATACAGGTCCGAGAAATTAATATCTGGTAGGAAACATAGTTCAGTATCTACAGTAAAAATTTCCTCGTTTTGATATAGAACATCTAAAAATTTAAGTGGGAAGACTTTCTTACAGTAATTGAATAGATTAGTCATACTAATAACTAATTCGCTGTCTCGTGTTAAATTATCATCTTCGACATCAAAAGTATGGTTGATAATGTTAGTGAAATCGGGATTTTTATTTATAATCGCTTCAACCTTATCAGGAAAAGTGACCACAAGGTCTTTTAATAAATCCTTCACTATTTTAGAAAATTCAACCAGGTTTGATATCTCTATGTTTTCGGTATTATTCATTATCTTATGAATATGATTTAATTTTTAT